GCGCAGGTCTTGCGCACACCACATTGCGCACAGGGCTAAGCCCCACGCACGATGTCACGAGCACACGTCAATGCGAGCGCAGGTCTTGCGCACACCACATTGCGCACAGGGCTAAGCCCCACGCACGATGTCACGAGCACACGTCAATGCGAGCGCAGGTCTTGCGCACAGGCGTATTATGCGCAGGCACGTTGTGGGCGTATGGGCGTAAGTGTGCGCTTGCACCTACGCGACCGTGTACGGGCACATTATGCGCGTAGGCATACCTGAGCGCCCACGTAAGCGTCACGCACTTACACGCAGGCACACACATACACCCAGACGCACGCATGATGGTGGGCGCACATTATGCCCACGCACCATTACGCGAGCGCACGTTAAGCGTCCACGCCCACGATGTTGCGCTCGCCAACCCTCACGCGCATGGTTGTGGGCACGCATTATGCACGGGTGCAACGGTGCGCACACGGTTGCGTTACGTGCGCCCAACTACGCACACGCCTTCACACATACGCACGCGATTATTTCGCGCCCACACACATTACGCGCAGCCACGCGATTACGGGCGCCAACACGCACACATACCCACACACACGTACTTGCGCACCTGCACGCAGTTCCGCACGCCCACACACGACCGCACGCAGACGGGTTACGCACGTGGCCACGCCCTACGCACGCAAGCTCGCACCCTTTCGCGCCCACGTTTGCAAGCGGGCGGGCGAACCGCGAGCGCACACCTTCGAGCACATACGCGAAGCCTACCGCGTGCCTGGGTGTGGGTATGTGTGCAAGGGCGCAGACGGGGTGCTAAACCGTGCGCACACATACGCGATTGTTCATCACGGGTGCGCGAGGATGCGAGTCCACACGTAAGCGAGCTAACTTGCTGAAAATCAGCGAGTTACGGCATTTTGGCTCACTTGGGCGCAAGGCGCATATTTGCGAGCGAGCCAAAACCGTGCGGGCGCACACGCAAGATTGAGTTTCACTTTTGCACAAAGTGAAAGTGCCTAAGCCGTTGATTTTCAGCGAGTTGGCTTGCGTGTGCGCGATTAAAAATACGCGGGTGGGTGTATGCGTGGGTGGGGATTCCATATATATACTCCACGAAAATTTTCTAAATCTCGTTTTCCGGAAAGCTCAACCAAAAAGCTGGGAACAAACGCAAACCTCCCAGTACCTCGACCAGCAGTCTAACCCTTCTTAACAGAAATCCTGGGTATCTAAGCCATGTTCCGCTCCGAAATTTATTGTTAAGACGAAAATCCTCCCAGTACACCTTATTATATATATAGAAGCCATTGTCCGGCGGTCGTTGCCATAAATTTTCGACCTTGCTCCTATAAGTTCTCTAAATGTCAAATCCAAAAATTTTCCCCGACCCAGAAATTTGAATCCGATTTTTGGCTAAATTTTCTCACAAATCGCGATTTCTATCCGACACTCTCAGAAATTATCCTTATATTTGCCGAAAAGTTGATAAATTCAAAATCTTACGGCAATGAAATCACAGTTTCAGACCCTCTCATTTCTCTCTAATTACACTCCAAAATCGGATCTCGACCAGGAGTTCATAGAGTCGTTCTTGGTACAACGGTTCCAAATTACCCCAAGAACGCTCAGAAACGCCCCAAATTTCTCGTCTAACACCATTGACGTTAGTTCCTTCATCCAGTGGTTTGAAAGCGGCTTAGAAGCGCTTAAAATCGCTCGTTTCCAAAACAGCCTTGTAATACTGGGTAATTGTGCCCTCGAAAAGTGCGAAATCATTGGAACGTTGCTGGAAGATGGCACTGTAAATACTAAACCCCACTCAGTACCCCCTTCAGAAATCTCTCCGGCATCTGCGGACGATATTGAAACCTTTCAGTCAGCCTTACTAACGAACAAGCTTCAACCCGACCCAAACAAGCTGCGCCTCGTTCCCAAACATATTCCAAACCTGGGAGAACGGGTTATCTTCTATGATTACGCTCAGGAAGTACAAGGCGTTGGAGTAGTTCGTAACGTGACTCCTGAAGGTAACGTAATCTTCTTTTGCTACTTTACCTACCCGACCTATTCCCAGAAACGCCGCATAGGTTTCTCGCTATATGAAGACCCCGGCTATAATTTGCGCTCAATGGTTTTTGAAAGCATCGACCGTGAAAACATTCAAACAACATTGGGAAACTCCACCAGTTGTTTCAGACGATTAGGCAGAGAGCTTGAACGAGAAGGAAAAGTCTGGAAAGATAAGTTACTCCGCATCGAACCGCTCAATGTAAAGACGGATAAGGGCGGCAAGTATTGGTATATCTCTGACAAGCTAAAGGTGGTCATGGAAAACGAGAAAGGAACACCGACATCACATCTAAGGTATCTTGCCGGTAATTATTTCACTTCGCATAAAGCTGCCACACAAATGCTGGGTAAGTTAAACGAATTGCTAAGAGATTACCTTGCATCTCCAAAGTGGCCCGAAGTAGAATAACCGAAAACTGGGAAATATTTGAAAACTTCTCTATCTTTCCCTATTATTTCCCAATCCAAGAAAACAAATAAACGCCCCACTTGACCAGCCGGAGGTCTTATGGGGCGTTTACCAATTTACTATGAACTATGAATTACTGTAATGCTTCATGTGAAAGGCTGCTTAGATAACCGTTACGTTCATTCCATTCAACGATTGTCTCAGCTGAGAATATGAAGGCTTTCTTGTGAATACCTTCAATGGGCTTGTATTTGGTGCTTAGAACGCTTGTAAACTCATTATAGCCTACAGACGGTAAACTGTAACACCAAGGCTTCAAAAGATGATCTGGGAGTCCTCCACCGCTTTCTAAGGACGTTCCCTTATCGTCGGTGAACTCGTTTATGACATTATCATCACCCAGGACCACAAAAGTATCGTAGAAGTTTCGTACCGCTGCTTCCATAGGGGTTAAGCTGGAAGTGTCAATATCAGAAGCCAGAAGAAGATTGACGAGCTTCTTGTTATAACCGGTCTTAACCTTCTTATCTTCTTTGCCGGGTGTATAGACATCCTTCGCTTCAATGTCATAGAATTTGTCGATGGCAATCCTCAAAGCTGGGATTGATTTGTCCTGCATTGTGCAAGGAGTCCACTGGAATATTTCGTATGGGTTGAAATCTTCAAACGAGCTGAACGAGAATTTAACCTCCCATTCGTTGTGGTCTCCATAAACGTACCGACCTTGTTCAACCGCTCCGAGTAAATCCTCATAAACGTTCTTTGCAAGCTGGTAGATTTCATCCTGTGGTAACGGAGCGCCAATCATCTCCTTCCAGTCACAAGTCTGGGGTTCATCTTCCACCTCACCTTCTTCATCAATTTTTAGAGAAGGCTGGTAGTGGTCACAGTACAGATCGAAGATGCCCCACCAGAATTGATATAGGAAGAAATCTACTGGGGATTTGACAACCTCATCTAAACACTCTACAATCTCCTTAACCTTTTCAACCTTTAAGAACGGTTTATTGCGATAAGAGTTTTTTGCCCTTAAAGAACGCTCGGCTCTTTTTAAGACTTGCTGGGAATGTTCATCGACCTCTGCTTGAAAATTTTCTTTAACATCTTCTGAAGGTTCATCAAGATTTAAGACCTCAACCTTTCCAAAACCTTCAAAACCTTTTAAAACCTCCTCCTTTTTTTCTTCTTGAAAATTTTCCTCTCCCCCTTTATTTCTTTTTACGTTATATATATTATTACTGGTGCGTAAAAATACGCAGGTTTTTGGGGTCAAGGTGCGTATAAATACGCAGGTGGGGTGCGTATAAATACGCAGGTTTTCGAGCTCGTTTTTGAGTTGATTCGGCACTTTTCCGGTCGAAAATGAGTATTCCAGCAGTTCAATATCGTGTGAAGTGGCATCGGAAATGTCGAAATTGGTACAAAACTCCTCGAAATTACACAGCTCACTGCAAAAATACGCAATTTGCACTGCTGTTTCGACCAAGTTGCGTATAAATACGCAGGTTTCCTCAGTAAGCTGGATAACTTCATCCTGTTGTAGGGTGCGTAAAAATACGCAGTTTTGCACTTCAGGAGTTGAAAGTTGCGTATTTATACGCAGGTCAGTTGCGTATTTATACGCAGTTTCCGGGTTCGCAACATCAGAATTGCGTATTTTTACGCAGGTTTCGGAATCTGTTTCTGAAAACTGCGTATTTTTACGCAAGTTGCGTATTTCTACGCAGTTTTCAACTTCGCTTTCCGAAAGTTGCGTATTTCTACGCAGGTTTTCGCTTTGTAACGATATTGAGCTGCCACTCATGCCCAGAAGCTCAACTCTGCTTTCTCCTTTTACACAGAGTCCGTACTTTGGTAATATGGCTACACCTTCGGTCGCAAAGCTTTTGGCGAACTCTATTTTTTGAGCACGCTCCAAAGTTTCGTAATATTGCACGACCGTAACGTACTCATCGCAACAAACGGTGATGGCGTTAGGGAATCGCTTAATCAATCCCAGCGATTCAAGTTTTTTGATACTGGCAGGAATTGTCCTGTCTCGGTTCAAGCCCGTAAATTGGGCCAGCCTGCTTGTCGAAATGAATATGGTTTGATCGTCCAACGATTTTCTCAGTTGTTCGCGAACAAGGTCAATGAGACACTGAAAAAGTACTCGGTCACTTGTGTTCGTGATGAGTTGGTTGTTCGCGTGATAGTGCAAACCATATCCGGCTACTTGCGGTTTGTCTATTTTCATTGCTGATAATTAAAATTGTTCATTTTGGTGCATCATGTACTGGCGTAAGCACGGAGGTAAGTAACTCTTGTCAGCTTGATGCTTTTCACATACTTTTCTGTAAGGGCAATCCTCACAGGCGCTTTCTTGAATTGCAGTCATAAGTGCGAAAAATCCGATGACGATGATTAGCACAAAGACAACTGTGATAATGATTAGTAGAGCTTTCATTGTGATACTGATTGTTGGTCTATTATTTCTCTGAGATGAGCAATCAGTTTCTCCAGCTCGAAGGCTTTCTTGTATTCCTCATCCTCTACGGCGCAGTCTTTAATGTCTTCCATCAGCGGTATCATGCAAACCACAATGTGCTGGAGGGCATAACCTGTGTCGTTCATATAAGCATCGCCGGTCTTGAAATATTCCGTTAATGCTTTGCAAATTTGATTGAGAGCGTCAATGGTGTTCTTCTCAATCCGGTCGCAGGACTCTGCGTATCGCATTACTGTGTTTAGCGAGTTAGCAATAGTCAGTAATGATTGGTACATATTTCTCTGGTAGATTTGAATTGAACGAACCTTCCAGAGAATCACGAAAAGCGTTGCGAATAAAATCGCGTTAGTCAGAATTGCATAGTTCATACTTATCAACAAAACTTGGGCAACATTCGCTGCCAATTACATATTTCTTGGGAATGGTATTCCACGGTTCGCCAGGCTCGGCTATATCGGCACGATACCACAGGCAGTGATAGCGGTCGAAGCAACCTTTAGAAAGACAAAACTCGGCACCGAAATATTTGATACGGTTGTACACGGTGCGAGAGATGAATTTGTATTGGTCGCGGAGAATAGTGCGGTTGAGCTTTTCTGGTACCTTACCACGGAGTATCAGTTCCTTTGTCGCAAACAGGTTGAATGGGTCGTTGACATCAACGAGGAATTGCATTGCCTTTGCGGTAGAGGCTTGGTAGTTCGGTTTTCTTAGTGGCTGGGTGAGCTTATACACTGCGCCACTGATAACCAACGTGTCAGGCTCCGGATTATCCATCCAGCACTTCCAATACGCGCAATCAAAGCATAACTGTTCTCCTCTCATTCTGGTAACGAGCGGCGTTTTAATCATGCGATAGGGTTCAACATCCTCTCGCTTTCCACAAAATGAACAGGTGATAAAAGTCTGTGCCATGTCCTTGCGAGTATATTAGTCCGGCTAACGTCGGGAATGAATGATTGATTATGCAAAGGGCACAGGTTGGTGTGCTTCAATTTGAGTTCTCAGGATGATTACATATTGATTGAGGCGTAAATGCCGTCAACTTCTTCCTGAGTGATACCGATGTAGGTCTTAGTAACTTGAATGGTGCTGTGGTTAAGAATCTTGTTAAGAAGAATCAGACTCTCAGCACTATGGTTGTTGCTGTCGTACACATAGCGTCCGAAAGTTTTGCGGAATGTATGTGTCGAGAAGTTTTCGATTTTCAGGTGATAGCGGTCTTTGAAATATTTGAGACGCTGGTTAATGTACTGGATGGTCATTGGTTGATCACCGCGACTTGACGGCATTACATAATCGCCTTTGTCGGGACAGCCAAGGAGCTTCCAGAGTTCATTGAAACTTTTCTGTACTGATGGGTTGAACGGGATGCGACGAGCCTTGCCGGTCTTTTGTTCAACGATAGTAACAGAAGATACCCCCAAGATGTCACGCCATTTGAATTGTAATGTATCAGAAGCACGGCAAGCTGTACAGAATGACAGGCGTGCATACATTTCCCAGCGGTATTCGCCATCTTGACGAAGACATTCCAGGAATCTCGTGAACTCATCATAAGGAAGATGGTCACTGGTTGTGAGTTGATTTTTCTTTGCCATATCTTGATACTTTCATTTATGTGATGCAAAGGTACAAATTGAAACTGATACTTCCAAAAGATTTTGGAAAAATCTATCCTTTTGCATTAATATTTTTTCAAGCAAACAGAAAACCACTGGCTGAAATTATACGTAACAGCCAGTGGTTCAGTGAAATGTGATAATTATATGGTTTTGAAGCTCTCAATGGTAAAAATCGGGATGCCGAGGGCTTTCGCTTTCTCAGCTTTTCCTGATGTTGTATTGAGGTCTGCGACGATGAGGTGAGTTGTCTTCTTAGAAACGCTGCTTACCACTTCGCCACCTTGTGCTGCGATTTCTGCTTCCAGCTCTTTGTCACGGACACCTGTGAAGCAGACCTTAAAACCTTGGTATTTATCACCAATAGGTTTAGCGGGTTCTTCCATAGGTAGCATGACCAGTTTGTTGGTTGCTATAAAATCGTAGAACGGAACAATGCCTTTGAGGAATGATTGCAGTGTCTTATTGAGTGCCAAGAACTCCGGGGTTTGGTCAAAGCCTTCATTAGTCCTGACGAGACCGTTGACAAAAGCGAAGCGGTCGCTTTCGGATAGTTCTAAAAGAATACTTTTGGCTTTGACTTGTCCAATGCCTTGGAAACAATCGCTGGCGTGCATGAGCTTGGTGAGTTCAACGCCTTCACGGATTTTCTTGTTGGCATCAAGTATAGCATTAGCAATCACTTCGCCAAAGGTATCAATTAGAAGCAGCTCATCAAAGGTAATGTCAAGAATACGCCTGATGGAGTCATACCCGGCTTTGAACAATTTCGTAATTGTCTCCTCGCCGAGCTGCTCAGCTTCCAGAATGTTGTAGAAATGGATAATCTTAGCCAAACGTATGCCTGGACAGTCGGAATTTGTACAGATGAGCTCTACCTGCGTATCGTTCCACTTAGTAGGCTGACCGCAATCCGGACAATATAGGAGCTCATCACGCTGCTCGATCATTGTATCAGAGTCGGCTTCTTCCAGTACATTGAGAATTTTAGGTATCACACCGCCTGAGCGTGTAACTGTAATCTTTGCACCTTTGCCAATGCCATTCTCGAAAATGTACTTGGCATTGTAACCTGTGGGACACTCCATTGTGCAATCTCCTGTGTTGACCGCTTCAATGTTGACTACCGGCTTTAATGCGCCGGCTTTGCTAATTTTCCAGTCCACTCCTTTGACGGTCGTCTCAAACACGTCAGTAAAGTCGGGGTGTTTGTAGGCGATAGCATAGAGAGGATTGCCGGTTGTCTGTTGACGACCGATAGTGTCCCAAAGATTGAGGTCGTTGAGATAGATTACAAGTCCGTCGATGTAATATAACTTGCGCCACTCTTGGAATAGTTCCATAAGCATAGCGTCATCCAGTTCGTTGACGGTAATCGTTTTTCCGAGATATGGCTGATTGAAAACGTCGCAAAGTTCACGATACAATGCTTCGTATGTGCTGAAGTTGCCAAGGTCGCCTTCGCCAATGCCATACCTGAAGAATTGCAAGAACCTGATTTTGTCTGAAGCATCATCACGATTGATGAAGCCTGCGACTGTGTTACGTGGTGAGCGGTATGGTTCGCCTGTGGCGTCTGATACTTGACCTACAAAGTTGGCTTCCCAGCTTGCTCTACTGAAGACAAGCTCACCAAAGGTGAACTCAGGCGATAACTGTTCGTTGCCCCAAGGGTTCTTCTTATCGAAGTTTCCTTTGAGATAATGCTGGGTGCAAATCTGCCCTTCGTTGTCAGCACCGCCACGAGAATATGTAGCACCGGTTCTTTCATCGTGTAGCCAAGATATGCCATCGAATTTAGGATTGATGACGAGTTTGGCGGTTTCAGGGAGAGCCAGTGACTTCATCCATTGTTTTACCTCATTCAAAGATTTTGCTTTGTTGAGAGATTTCATAGGATGAGGCAGCTTGACTTTTCTACCTTTGCCTACTGTGGCAGGCTCTGTGTGCTTGAACCAATCATTTTCCGGATCAAGCGCTCTCAGTTCATCCATCTCTTTGTCATATTCCGCATCAGATATGACCGGGTTGCCGGCCCTGTATGCTTCGTTATGAGCTTTGATGGAGGCGAGTAGTTGGTCTATTTTATTGCTCATAATTAATGATAAGGGCGCACCAAAAGATGCGCCCATTTTAGAGTGAATATTAGTGAGTGCCCGTTGATTCAAAGCCACCCTCTCCGCGAGTGGTATCATCCAGTTCGTCAACAACGGTGAAATCACCGCTATAGTGAACTTCGATAACCATCTGAGCGATACGGGTGCCGGCAGTTACCATAAACGGTTTCTTTTCACAGCTCTTGACGATGACACCGACATTGCCGCGATAGTCTGCATCCAGTGTACCTTGGATGACATCGGCGTTGAAACGCTTAGGAATTTTCTTGTAACCTGTCTCGGTAAGTTCGTGACCCTCGAAGCCTTTAGCTGCAAAGCCTGAACGAGGGCGAATGTGACCTTCTTGACCAGCGCCGAGAGCGATGGAGATGTCAAGAGGAACAATGTTACGACCGGGCTCTATGATTGTGTCATTGGGAACATACAGGTCATAGCCGGCAGAGAACTGTGTGCCTCTGGTAGGCACTTTGGCTCCAGGTGAGAGTAATTTGATATTCATTTTTTGCTGTTTTTAGATTGTTTATATTTCATTCCTTTTCGCGACATACTGGTAGTAGGATAATATGTGCGAGTTACGCCGCACATCTCATCATAATCTTCCAGTCGCAATGTTCCATAGTCATTATCCTCAATCTCCATGTCATTGGCAAGAAATCTGAAGTATAGCCCGCAACTGGATATGCAAGGTCCGACGCAAGCCTGATAGATTGAAGAATTTGATGTTTTGAAAGCTGTAGCCACAGCGGTTAGCGAGTGGAAATATCCCACTAAACGCTTGGATGGATTAAATACGAGGACCGGGCTACTGGTCTTGTTACTGAGACTCTTTTTCATAGTCACTTATCGCTGTTAAGACTTCGCTTGACAGACGGGCTCTCGCCGCCGACAGAAGGTATGTGTCTGATACAGCAACCCCGTGGGCAAAAAGTTCAAATACCCTGTCGCACATATATGCAAGGAAATCGGGTTCGACAAATGCTATGAACAGGAACACGAAAGTTCCATCAATTAGATAATGCCCTTCTTCATTGACTAAGCAAACCTGAGCATCATCTATCTTGTAAGCGTCGCAAAGTGCTTTGATTTGATAGCGATACTGATTAAAGAAGGACTGGATGGGCACTGATTCTGTCATCTTCGACAGATAGTATGTAGCGTCAAAGAACGATCGCCCGTCTTCGTTCTTACCAAAGAGCAGGTTAGCGAACTCAGGAAAGGATTGCTCTTTACATTTTAATTGGATTTCACCTTTCCCTGGCTGACCCAGCATTAGTTCTGGTCAAATTCGGATACCTTTCTCTTATGTTCGTCAAGGGGCCAATAGATTGCTTCAGCCTTGTCAAATTTGCAGTCGCGGATTACGAAATCCTGCATGTTGCTCTTGAGATATTGCGAGATGCGGTTGGTGGCATCGGCATTAGAGCGGGCAGGAACATAGAATACCTCGGTTGTTTGTTTTTCTTTGGCTGTTCTTTCATCAAGTGTTAGGAAGATGACTTTAACAGAGTAGAGACCTTCGCCTGAAGTTTCTTCCTCCTCAAAGTAGTTACAGCAGAACCCCTTCAGCAGTTCATCTTGCTGAGACAGGATTTCGTTATACAACACATCCGAGATTTTAGTCTTGGTAATCTCGTAAGATACGCTACCGAACTGTGTCCGGTTAAGTGAAGAGATAATTTCATGTACAAGCGTCTCAGCTTCTGTATAGCTGGTAGCTAATACTAACTCTTCAATCTTCTTTTTGGCTAAAGAACCATTGGGCTCCTCAACCGTACATTCCGTTTTAATGCGGAAGTAACTAAAAGTTTTTTCTTCCATATTGGTGTGATTGGAGTTAAAATTAAATGATGATGCAAAGATAGGTAAAATTTTCAATAGTACAATAACGAAAACAGTCTTTTTGCATTAAAATATTTTATTCAACGCTGATTATCAATAATATAGAAGATTAAAATTTTTCTAAAACATTTAAGTTGACTAATCAATATCGGATAATTGCTGGTTCGTCATAAAACAAAAATGAGCGGCGAACTCTATTCTTCAGAAAGTAAACTCGCTAACAATGGCTAACGCAGAATTATCAGATAAAGAAATCTCTCAGTTGCTGGAAAGTACCTTTATGACCAGCAAAAAGAGCGTACAGGAATATGTACGGGAGATTGAGCGCCGATGCCGCTTTCAGTCTGCCTATAGGCACCTCCAAAACGGAACGGTGCTGGATGACCGTAGCCGCCTCATAGACATCTACGATGCCTGTGTGCAACAAGACGCTCATCTACGTGGCGTACTGGAAACTCTGTTCTCTCAAATTGTGGGAGAACGATTTATGATGGCTAAGCAAAACGAGAAAGGCAAATATTCTAAGGACATTCCAGCGACCAAGAAAATCCAGAACACTGAGTTCCTGAAGATTATCTACGGTATTGCTGAGTCGAAGCTGTATGGATATACCGGTCTTGAGTTCTTGGTTGACCCAACTCTGGAACATAATGGACTGAAGGTGAACTTTGTTGAGCGCCGTAATATTCTTGCAGACCAACGCCGTATCGTTCAGCGACAAGGAATATGGATGCCTCAGTGGAATTTCGATGACCCGAAGTATGCAGACCATTATGTTCTTGTGAATAACGGTGACTTGGGATTGTTCTCTGCTGTTGCTCCGTTAATATTAGCCAAGAAGTTTACATTTGCCAATTACGTTAACTTTTCTCACACCTATGGTCAGCCTATTATTCATGGCAAAACCGAGTCTGAGAATACCATTGACCGTAAGCGAATGGCAAACGATATAGCGAGTGCTGCTCAGAATAAGGTTATTGTAACTGGTCTGAACGATGAGGTGGATATTAAGACTTTCACGATGTCGAACTCAGAGCAGGTGTTTACCGGGCTTATTGCTATTGTTGATAAAGACGTGTCAAATCTTATTCTCGGTTCTGAGTCAATCGCCGGTGCTACCCAATCGTATGTTGGTGCTACTCGTGCGCACGAAAACATTTTCCGTGACCGTATTGAGGTGTATCGTGATTACATTGAGCTGGTGATGAACGAGAGCATCGTGCCTCGTCTTGTTCGTCTTGGATATTTGCCGGACGGTCTTGAGTTCAAATATGCGAAACGTATTGAGATGTCAGACGAAGACCGCATACGCTTATTCCAGAACTTAACTGCTTCTTGGGAAATGGATCCTGAAACTATTGAGCAGGAGTTTGGTGTGAAAGTTAAACGTCAGCTGAATGTTATGACTGAAGGTGCTGGTGGTACTCCGTCCGGTGGAGGCGGCGGCTATAGCAATAATACAACTCGTCATTTAACCGATGAAGAATATTTTAGACGTTACGGGCACGCTCGTAATACCAAAAATTTTCTTCGGGAGAGGGGGCAATAGGTCCGACCCTACTCTCCAACGTGATGGCATTACGACATCCAGATACAAGCGAGGACCGGCATGAAAAAGAGGTGGCAGTATTGTTGGCTCTATTCCATGATTTTGTCATCAGTGTTGCTAATCAGGAGAACGAATGGGATACACTGGAAGATTTGATGGAAGCTCGTGCTGACATTATGATTAGACGAGCACTGGATGGTTTTGGCATTACGTTTGAAGATGCAATAAAGCTCATCCGTGAAGCTGAAGGTCTTGACAGTGAACAGATTGCCCAACGAAATATTGTTATGGCGGCTGTTGATAACCTTGTTGATTTCTCAGTAGTCGCGGAGTACCAGATGGCCGATGACATGGCTGAGCTGGAAGAAGAACTTAGCGATGAGGAGTCTGAAGATATGGATGATGACGACTGGAAGCTGTTTTTCTTGCCTGTGTTCAAGCGTTTCAACGACCAATATATGCGTACAGAAAATCAGGATGCGGAGTATTCAATGATTGTTGCTGCTTTTCTTGCAGCTGTCAGAGATGATACTGTGCTGATGTACATGACACAAGGCGATGAGCGTGTGCGCCCTTGGCACTTGCAGTATGAGGGCTTCACGGCACCAAAATCTCGCTTCCCGGCTTGGCTGATACCGCCTATTGAATATCAGTGCCGTTGCTATTTGGTTGAGGATACCGCTTCAATAGACGGAAAGTCAAACCTTAGCTCGGTTCAGGCAATGGCCACTCCTGAGATGCCTGATTGGTTCAACCGCACATTTAAGGAGAGCGTTGCGCTGGGTGGTCGAATTTTCTCAGATGAACATCCATACTTCCAAGTTGATGAGCGACATGTTGGCCGTCTCAATGCCATAGCTAAACGAATTAAAGCGAAATATTATGACGAGAATCAATAGAGGTATTCCGATAACACCTCAGCAATGGGTGACATCGTGGGAGTTGCTTCCACATCAGTTTGAATTGAATATCTGGAATTTTCAGGTATCAGTTGGTCGCTCTGCTGTGGAGATATTCCAGAAGTCGTTTGATATGAAGCGTTTTAATACTTCTGGCAGTGTCGTTTGGAAGCATCGTCCAAAGCGCAACAAAGGTGGTTATACCGTCGGTGGCTTGATCGAGTCACATTCGTTGCGCAACTCTATTGTGTATGAGACTGAAACATATAATCGTACAAGAGGTCGCATCAAAGTTTTTACCGACCCATCAGCATTTAGTGGAACATATAGTCACAGAGGCTTCTGCTTCGCCGCAGTACATAACTCTGATGACTCATCTATACGAACCGGACGAGTGGCTAACATGCCACAACGCCAGTTCATGCCAACTGAAAAGAAAGACTCATCTGTAATGAATGATAAGTTACGTGAGCTTGAAAGAATGATTTTTAGAACTTTCCCAGGCGTAGTTAGACGATGATAGTAGATAAAAAGCCAATTCAACCGTCCGAACCGGAAGAAGTCATAACCCCTGAAGTGTACGATGAAGTCCAAGAGGCCGTTGAAACCAACGCCATGATTGAGACGTACAAGGCGGTGAGAAAAATTTTGGAGTCTATTAAGGAAGACCCTAATGACCCGGACAGCCCGCCATTGTTCAAAACTATCAAACTGGACAATGGCCAATTAACTCGTATTAAACACGATGAATACAACAAGGAGTATGGTATTGTATTCCCAGCAGTGTTCATCCACTTTATCGACATTTATTACAATGTCGGTACTTCAAGTATTGCTGATGGCAAGGGCACAATGCGTATTCATTATGTGCTTAACAGGTTGAACAACAGCGATGATGAGGTTGAATGTGAAGGGTTAGCGGTATATAAACGAATTATTGCTGCTATTGAGGAGCAAAAAAGCTCGTTCCCAGCACTCGTCTATCGCTTCCAGTTGCAATACTGGGATCAGCCATTGTCATTTGATGATGCTTTACAGCCTTATTGGATTGATTATCAGATTTGGTTCCAAGACTTCACCTCATACGCATACAAGAATTACAAGGATGTGTATGTTACTGTGCCACCGTTTACTCAGCCAAGCGACCAGAATGAAATTGCGAACCCTGACCATTCGCCTAATTTCGCTGAGCCTAAGTTTGAAGATGTTGCCGGTTTTGATAATATCACGGGGTGATTTCACCCAAATTAAATTACAATCCTCTATTCTTGGGAAAAGGTAAATCACAATGGACGTAGAAAATCTGAAATATGTAGTTGGTAAGGCTGAAACAGACAAGCCGGCTATTATACGCTTTTTCTCTTCCGTAGATGAATGTAGCGTCCAATGCTTCAATGATGAATTTTTGTGGCTGCAAGATTATGTTAAGCCCTCAAAAATTATCGTGATGATTAACTCAGAGGGCGGTTCAGTTCTTTACGGAATGAGCACATTCTCAATCATACGCTCTTGTCCTATTGAAGTTGATTGCGTAGTTGAGGGTATTGCTGCTTCGATGGCAAGTATCATTTGGGCAGCTGGTGACAATCTGTTCATGCACGATTATTCGTTGCTGATGATTCACAATCCCTTCAATGCTAAGAACATTGATAACGACCCGTCGCTCAAACAAACCGTGGAAGCTTTCCGCTCTCAGCTTGAAACCATTTATACCAAACGTTTTGGTCTGTCCAAAGAAAAGGTAGCTGCCATTATGAATGGCGAAGGTGAAGCTGACGGCACATTCTTCAGTGCGTCTGATGCAGTTAAAGCTGGTTTTCTCCCGGCTGAGAACGTTATCAAAACTTCAAAGAAGGTTCGTGACAAAGTAAAATGCGAGATGGAAGGTATCGTAGATACCGCTTCAATTAGAGACATCATGTCGGCTGTGTCTGCCGAAGTGGATGAAAATAAACTTCTTGAGGACATCAGCGCTATTCGTAATCGAAAAGACAATTCACAAATCCAAGATCAAAATAAAATGGAAACTAACGAAAATGTAAATTTCGACGCCATTTCAGCACAACTTGGACTCGCGAAGGACACTCAGGCCGCAGCGATAGAAGCTCGTATTGCTGAGTTGATGAAGACAGAGGCAACCCTCAAGGAAACTCAGAGTGAGTTGACCGCTGTCAAAATTAAACTCGAAGGCAAGGAAGCAGAACTCGCAAACGTCAACAGTGAACTTAGTGAAGTCAAGGACGCTCTCAAGGCGTACAAGGACGCTGAGCAAGCTGCTCGCGAGGCCGAGATCGCTTCAGTCATTGAAGATGCTATCAAGGCAGGTAAAATTGAGGCTTCTGCAAAAGACGCTTGGGTGACGATGGCTAACGCCGACTTCGCTACTGTAAAAGCAACTCTTGCATCAATCCAGGCCCGTGAGGTAATCACGGCTACAATCGCATCAGATCCCGCTAACGTGGCTACTGTTGAGAAGACGTTGGAAGACGTTGACGCTCAGGTAAAAGCAGCCATTAAGGAAAAGTTGGGTGACGTGCAGTTCGACAAATTTTAATTCCCCGTCACAATAACAATGGCTACTATTAATTTTGCCGGTAACACTTATGCGGGTGAGGTTCTTGAAGACCTCCTGGTATATACCGCGAAGGGGAACGAGACTTATGAGGCTGGTCTTGTTCATGTTAAGCCCGGTATTCAAAAACGTTACGTTTTGCCTCATATCCAACTGGGCTCTATCATCCAGGACAACAAGCCTACTCCTACTTCTGTAGATGGCGCTGCCAACGATGAGAGCGGATTTAACCAGTACAAACTCTCTGAGCGCTACTTGGACCCTCAAGACTTCATGGTCTATCTGGAGTTCAATCCTCGCGACTTCGAGGAATACTGGCGCTTTGCTCAGCCCACCGGACCTCTTGTATTCCGTGAACTTGACCCCGCTGTTCAGAAGACTATGCTTCGTCTGCTTCTCGACCGCAAAGACCAGTACATCAACGACTGTATCTGGTGTGGTAAGAAAGGCGGCGTAGATGCCAAAATCACTGCTCCTGAAGGTGCAACTGCTCTTGGTGGTGCTTCTGCTGCTGGCTTGATGAAGTACTTCGACGGTGCTCTCGCTCGTGTTCTTGCTAACCTCAAAGCTCAGGCTGTTGTCGCAGCTGGTGAGGCTTCTGCAATCACCGAGGACATTAAGAACGAGGTTGCTTCTGGTGAAGTGGTTCTCGCAGGCGCTGACACTTTCACAACCGGTAAAGACGTTGAAGACGCACTTTACGCTATTTGGATGAAGACTCCGGCTCACGTCCGCAAATCTAATAAGCTCAAATTCGTTATGGGCTGGGATGTTTGGGACCTCTACGACCAGTACCTCACCTCGAAAGAGTACAAGTACGTTGAAAACCCCGACGTTAACCGTCGCACTTTCAAGGGCAAACAGATCGTTGTAGTTGACGGTATTCCCGAATCTACAATCTTCTTCGGCAAGTTCTCTAACGACGCTGATTCTTGTCTCTGGATGGCAATCGACTACAGCACCGATGAGGAGTCTGTAAAGGTTGAACGTCTTCAGGCTAACTCCGAACTTTACTTCTTCCAAATGCGCATGAAGATGGACATCAACCTCGTGCGTCCGAGTGAGATTATCGTTTGGACTCCGTACAAGAACGCCTAACTCATTATCGCATAGTATCATCGACAAGAGGAGTGGAGGAATAACGAAACTCCGCTCCTCTTTTTAATTAAAACAATAGTAAACTTTATGGTAAGAAAAAATAAAGCAGCGGTTGAGGAAGAAGTCCCTGTAGTGAACACTGAGGAGACCACCGAGACCCAAGCCCCTCAAACAGAGGAAGCGCCGGTTGATACGCCAGCTGAGACTACTGTTGAAGCACCTGTTGATACCAAGGCTGATGAAACATCGACTGAAGTCGAGTCCACACCTGAGACAGAAACCGAGAGTAAAGCGGTTGAGGAAGAAGTCCCTGCCGAGAAGCCTGTTCTTACAGACATTCCCGACAAAGCTAAAGCCTATCTGAAACGCCATACCGAAGTTAAGGAGATTTATATCGACAAGCTTGGTGGCGTTTACCCCAGCGACACTCCAAAGGTGTTCGTAAAGAACGCAACTCTCTACCAGAATCCGTATTTCAAATTATAAACTTCTCATACAATGGCATTAGGAAACGTTTTTATGAGCGACCTGGATGGCAACATTCCCAGCACTACAAACACCAATGTAGAAAAGGTTTGCGGTCTCCTCTTCGACATCTCCGGCCAGCCCGATTTTTGGACTAAAGGTGCCGGCGCTGCTATCGCCGATACATGGAAGGACACAGTAGTTGAGCTTAACAGCCTCAACGACGCTGTTGAAGCCGGTATTACCGCTTACACTGGTGAGGTGGATTCGGAGACCAGCGAAAGCACTGACTTGCTCGCAGGTATTCCTTACTACCATATCAGCAAGTTCTACGGTATGGCCGGTGGTTCAGGTCGTTTGTTTGTGATGTTTGCTGACTGTTCTAAAGACTGGAACGCACTCATCGAAATGCAACGAGCTGCTAACGGTGTCATCTTCCAAATCGGTATTTGGACTGAGCAACAGCTTTGGACCAAACCCGATGAAGCAGCTAACAGTTATTCAATCTCCCTCGTTGCTGACCTTAATCGTGTAGCTAAAGAGCTTGCTGACGATTATTTCGCTCCGGTATCTCTCTTGGTTAACGCCAACACGTCTAAGGTCAAAGTCGGCACTGCTACTTCTAACACTATCGCAATCAGCCAGATTCCGTCTTGCGTTATCGACGCTCGCTACGTAACTGTGCTCTTGTCTCAGTCAATGGAAGAGTCTGTTCGCCGTATGCAGGCTTCCCTGACATCTACCACTCCTGTTGGTATTGTTGGTCTTGCTCTTGGCGCACTCACTCAGGCAAGTGTAGGTGAGTCTATCGGTTGGGTTCAGAACTTTGACGTTGTAAGCTATGTGCCGGCTATTGAAATGGGCTTCGGTGACTCAACAGTTGCTGACGGTCTCATCACTAACGGTCTTAGCTACTCAGCTTTGACTAAGGCTCAGCTCAACGCTCTTGAGGAAGCTGGTTACGTGTTCTTGCGTACATTTGAAGGTCTTGAAGGCCACGTGTACTTCGCAAATGACCACACCTGCTCTGCCGGCGACTATTGCACTATTGCTCGCAACCGTGCAATCAATAAATCTCGCAAGTTGGTTCGTACCGCTCTGTTGCCTTACGTCAACTCGCCTATCAAAGTTGATCCGTCTTCAGGCGAACTTTCTTCGGCTCAAGTTACTGTATTCGAGAACCTCGTTACAGATGTACTTGACGAGATGGAGAGCGCTGAGGAAATTAGCGGTACTTCATTCGTGACTGTATCGTCTGACCAAAACATTCTTGTAACTAAAAAGCTGACCCTTTCGTATGGCATCGTTCCTATGGGCTGTGCCGAGTCTATCGAAGTCACCGAAGGTCTTTACGTCAGCCAGTAAACAAAATAGTATAAGAATATGATTATCAATAACGTCGCATACTCATGGGCAATGGTACAGCTCACCGCTCCTGCGTTGACCGGTTCTGCTAATGCCAACCCCACAATTCTTCAAGGTGTTACCGCTATCAAGTGGAATATCAAGAAGAAGGTTGAGTCTAACTATGGTCTGGGCGGTGAACCTGTGAATCGTGGCTTCGGTAATACCGAGTACACGGCACAGATTACAATGGACTATAACACTCAGGTTCAGCTTCGCGCATTGAAAGGTTCGCTTATGAACTTGGGCGAGTTTGACCTCGTAGTTTCATTCGCCAATGAGTTCAATACTCAGGACTTCTCAACCGAGACTGTAACATTGAAGGGTTGCCTCTTTAACGAGGACGGTATGGAGGTATCTCAGGACGATACCAACATCACTAAGGAGTTTGAACTCAACCCGTTCAAGATTGTCCCCAGCACTAAATAACTTCTTCCATAGAGTTTATTAGAGTGAACGGTGCGGCATCGGTTAATTCCGGTGCCGCATTTTCTTTACCATATTTTCACCTCATCGTTCTTTAATCCCTCTATTCTTGAGTGAAAGTAAACTTTAATATATTCAACAAAATGGAAGATAAGGAAAATCTTGAGACCGTAGAGCAGGAAGATGCTCTTGATCCGAAATTGCAAGCAACCATCGAAAAGAAGGTTGCCGACCTAAAAGAAGCCAATCCCAAGGCTAAGGTTTACCCCTTGCTCGTATTTGGCGAGGGTGACGATGAGAAAGAGGTTTATGTAGGCTACTTCACCCAGCCTTCATTCCCCACCTTCTCGAAGTACATGACATTCGCACAGAAAGACCAAGTGTCGGCTATGCGTCAGCTCGCTAAGGACTGTTTCCTCGACGGTGACAAGGAACTTATCGACGATGACTCACTGTTCCTGTTCGGTCTTATGGGCCAGCTTCAGCACATCATTAAAATGCGCGGTGGCCGTGTCATAAATTTATCGAAACCTGGGAAGTAAAAGAGGATGATTACTTTCGTCAAAAGATAATTTTCCTAAGACATTACTTTCCGGGAGTCAATATTGAAGACCTCGACGACGAAGATTTTGCCATTCTCGTTAACGACGCTGAGTGGATGCACAGTCAAATGGTCATCACGCGACAGGCAAGTGCTTTAGGTCTATAACTTATAACTCGTTGATGCCCCCAGTTGCCAAATTCTGTGCAGCTGGGGGTTATCTTTAACCGAGTAATTCCTCGTATCTCTATTCTTTGTAAAAAGACTCATACAAATTATGGCTGGACAAACATATCAAGTCAATTATATAGTCAACGTTGATGCGACGACTGCCTCAAACGCGATTAATGCGTTTAAGCGGACGCTGATGTCAATGGATAAGGCTACGAAACCGCTTGTAGATTTGCAAGCCAAAACTCGTGGTCTTATAGAGACACTTGGTGTCTTGGCTAATAAACCATATACTGTTAAGGTAGATACTCGCCCTGCCACTCAGAAGATTGGTAAACTTGTACGCTCTCTGCAAATGGTTAGAGGCGAACTGGAGCGAATCAATGCAATGGGCATTTATCTTGGCGGTGCGACCGTAAAGGGCAAAGGTAGTAAGCGAGCCGCTGCAAGAGGCGGTGGAAGTTCTGCTGCCCCCGCTGTTGCACCGGCTCCTGCTGCTCCGTCTCGTTCTCGCACATCAACGAGAGCCGCTGCTACACGCACCACTCGTACCGCTCCAAGAAGTATATTTCCCAGTGCTGCTAATACCACAAACCTTGGATATAAGTTGTGGGGCCCTACGCCGCTCCCTAACAATGGAGGTATGGCGATTGATATGCTGAAGGGTATGGGCATCGCTTATGGAATTGCCGGAATGGGCACGCTTATTTCAAATGTAGTAGATCAGGCTGTCGAATACGATAACGTGATGAAGACCGTTGAAAATATCCTTAAATCGCATGATACGGATGAGGATTTCACTGGTCGTTTTGCTAACATGAGTGCTGTCATCCGAAATGTTGGAATGGAGACTAAGTTCAAGGTTACTGAAGTTGCTGATGCCGCTAAGTTCTTGGCAATGGCTGGTTTTGACGTTGAGTCTATCAAGCAGTCCATCAGACCTATTGCCGATATTGCGCTTGTTGGCGACACTGATTTAGGTCAGACTGCCGATTTGGTAACGAACATTATGACCGCTTACAATATCGCACCTCAAAAAATGCGTAACGCAGCGGATGTGATGACGAATACATTCACCATGTCTAATACCACTTTGACAGAGATTGCTGAGGCTTATAAGTATGCAGCATCTCTGTTATCAGCTGGTGACGTTCCTTTTGAGGAGGCGACATCGGCTATCGGTGTGTTAGGCGATGCCGGTATTAAGGGCTCTCAAGCTGGTACAACTTTGCGTACCATCATGGCCAATATTGTGAATCCAACTAAGAAGCAGCAGAAGGCGTGGGATGCGATAGGTATTAGTCGATTTAAATCTGACGGTTCAAGAAAGGGGCTGCTTGAAATTTTCAAGGAGCTTAATAACGCCAATCTTGACGTTGCATCATATTATCAATTATTCCATAAGACAGCCGCTTCAGGCGCTGTTGCATTGTCGAGTCATGTTGGTAAGTGGGAAGATGTATATTTAGAGAACTATTTGTCTAAAGGGCTGTCTTCTTCACTTGCTGACGAGAAAAAGAATACACTTCAGGGTCTGTGGGCACAATTAACATCTGTGTTCACAGATAAGGGTGTTACAGCTTTTAGCGGAATACAAGGGCAGCTGCGCAACTTAATGAGCAGTGCTATAGACTGGTTAAAATCAGATCAGGCTACTGCTGCATTTAAGCGCGTATCTGACACCATGATGGAATTTGTCCATGTGATGATTGACGCTTCAAAATGGTTTGTATGGTTCTTTGATAAGTTCGGTGGGGTCATTAAAGCATGGGCTAAGTTTCAGTTAATGATTTGGCCGGTTGTCAAGGGCGTTACAGCATTTAGAAGTATTATGCTTGCTCTCTTGGGCATCAAGAAAGTTGGCTATATGATTACTGGTATTGCTAACTCCTTCCAGCTGCTTGGCAGGTCTGCGTCGATCGCCGGCACAAGAGCTGCAAAAGCTATGGGTGGATTAACAGCTACCACAGTTGCACCAGGTGTTGTAAGATATAATGGGCCTATTTCATGGGCTCCTGGATTTTCAAGTAATACGATGGATGCTTTGCGTAGAGGCTCGTTCCAGATTGGCGGTAAGACCATTTGGAAATTTGGCGCTCCTGTAAGTAGCATACCTCGTCCACACTATGATGCTGCATTGTCCGCTGAAGAAAACGCTGCTGCTCTTGCTAATTACAAGAAACGCTATGGTGGTAAAATGGGTAAGCGTATGGCTTTGAACCAAGTTGGTAGCATGGCTGGAAACCTTGTTGGTAGTGCGGCGATGATGTATGGTTTGTCGAAGGTTGCTGACGCTGATAACGGTTGGGATACTGCATCTGGTGCATTGTTTGGTGTGGCCGGTGCAGCTGCTATGATGGGTGGCCCTATTGGATGGGGCGTAGCTGGCGTAGCTGCTGCTTTAGGAGGTCTCGCGGCATTACGTAGTAGCTGGGTTGAGTCGAAAAAAATATATGGCGAAATGCAAGACTTTGCTCAGCAGAATGTTATCAAGAATGGTACGATTGCTAATTCAGAAAACACTATTATGCAGTATCTGGAGCAGCAATATACCAAACATAAAGATATAAACGACCTTGTTGAAAAGCGTATTGAGTTAACTGCTCAGCTTCTTGGTTTGCAGACTGGAGAAAACCCGATGGAAGCCTCTACCGGTGTGTTCAAAGAGTTGATGGATAAGACTGATGACATGTGGAGCGGTAAGCAGCTTGATAGTTTTAATAGCATATATCAAGACAAGTTTGGCTCAAATTTGCATCTTGTTAATTTTGGCGGTGCTTATTATTTGACAACTGCTGACAATGTTAAAGGCAGCTATGTGTCAAACGGTAAGGGCGGGTCTGTATATACTGTAACTGGAGAAAATGGCGAAGAAGTTATTAGAGCAGGTAATGGAACTACTAATGGATTAAAAGCAGCATGGGCAAGTGCAGCTGCAACAGCGGAATTAATGGCTCCTGGTGGCTATTATGAAAAGTTGGTTGCCAATATGCGCATGAATGTTGCTAAGATGGGTTATAGAGGCGCTTCGACTGCTGAGTTCAATGATTATATCAATTCAATCATTCATTCAAACGCCCCCCAATATCTCCAGAACCTCGTATCTCTCAGTGATATTAAAGACACTGATTGGGATATGGCTCGTATGCTTCTTGATGAGCAGACACGTAAATATATGTGGACTCAGCTGCAAGCTATATTGGAGCCGATGCAAGAGGCATTTACCAGCTTTAGAAATGAAGTTGATTCAAACACATTGACCGCATCCACATTAGCGAATTATTTACGCTTTGTTATTGGAGATCAGCCAGGTCTCAACATGAAAGACTATGACCCCAATAATATAGCAGAATGGTATTCGCATTACGGTTTCAAAGACGGAACATTCACTTGGCTTGATATTAAAGATGAAAAGACAGGTGAAACGAAGCACTACGATGCACAACAAGCTGCTCAGATGGCTGCTTCAAACATGCAGTCAGTTATTGATGCGGTTCAAAAATCAGGTGCTGCCGCCGAACCTGCTGGTGCAGCGTTGATTGGCTTCTGTCAGACATTGCTTACTCAAGCGCAAGCATTTATGGGCGCTTCTGACGAGTTAATAGATGTTGCTCAGAACCAAGAAATAACTTTGAATGGTCAGCTATATCGCTGGAATGAACTTTCTCAGCTATACGAGGCTATTGATGAGAATGGCAATTTGGTGATGTTGCAAACCCAGATGACTGGCTTAGGCAACTCTATTATGGGGTTGAGTGGAGCGTTAGGGCAAGACTGGAACAGTACATTCTCAGGCTTGACTAATAATTTGTTCAATCTTGGCAATTTGGCGCTTGGCTGGCCAAGGTGGGGGTCATATTTGCCATCTCCTTCATATACAGGTGATGGTGGTGTTACCGGTGGCGTAGGTGCGACTGGTGGCATTGGCATCACACCGTTGAGCGGAGACTTTAACTTTGGCACAACGCCTGTGTTCTCCTTGGGTCAAAACAATTCTTGGCTCAACACAAGGACAAATCCGTTGACTGCTGCCTTTAATAGGTCAATGAACAATATGAAACCTAACACTTTGAGTTTGCAAGGTGCCAGCAATATCGTTTCATTAGGTGGCGGTCACGTAAAAGGTTGGAAGGGCAGAAACTTCAACACCGGCGATAATGATGACATAGATCACAACGGAACTGGTAATGGTCATGGCACTAATACTTCAGACTACAAGTCTCACCAGACCAACCGTGCTATACCAAAGCAAATCAACATCAATATCCAAAACTTGATGAATGTTGATTCAATCGACTTGACTAAGGGCGAGAATGTCGCAATAATCGAAAGAGTTAAACGAGAGGTAGCTTATGCACTCTATGAGGCCGCCGCTGACGGAACCATGATGCTGAACGACCTCGCAACTTCATAATAAAATGAGTTATTTCGGAGGAGTGTGGTCTAATTTAGCTTTCAATGCAGGCAATACAACCACACAATTTGTCAGTAGCCTCAACTGGCGGTATCAACAAAAGACCGGGAGCTTACAATACGTTTCCCAGTCTGCATATAAGAGCGTCTTGGTACATATTGCCAAGCAGCTTGCTATATCTACTTTGGAAGGGGAGCTTAATTCTCTCCTCCCAAAGTATCAGAAGCATGTGGCAAAGCAACAAGTAGAAGCGGCACGTAAAGCTCAAGAAGCTAATCGTCAAGTGCTTATTGATAACGGAGCTAAATCTACTGAAGGCTTTGGCAGCATAACTTGTCAGGGTGGTCATAAATTGATTGCGAAAACTAAATATGGCACTCCAGTTCCTGAAGCGCTAATTCTTTCGTATGACGGTGAGGAAACATTGCATTATGTTGATACAGTATGGGGCAATGAAACAGAGTCTTATACGATAAAAAAGAAATCTACGCTTGAGAAACTGTGGAACCCTGGCAATGAAATAGAGCATACCGCTAAAACGCACAGCGATGATCCATTTGATACTACAACTGTATTTCATATTGACCTTGCGCCAACTGTGTCCATGAACAGTAGCAAAAATGTTGTTCTTACTCAGGTTCAAGGGCGAGATTATACTCGTAAGGAACTTGTGTCAGGAGGAGATTTGAAATACAATGTGAGTGGTTCTATCGTATCTGATGAAGAGGGTGTGTATCCAACTGAAGCTGTGAAACGGTTCTTGAAAATTATGCAATATCAAGGTATTGTCAAAGTTAATTGCTATGCGTTTGGTGTTCTTGGTGTAACTCAAATCATTATTCAGGATTTTTCATTGGACTCCCCACAATATAAGAACATTCAGCCATATAGCTTTTCATGCGTTGCGGTTGAGCCTAATGATGCAATTAAATTGAGCGGTGACACTATCTCCGTAATAAACGATGTTATCTCATCGTCAAGTTGGGATACATGGTACACAGCTATTCTTGATAACAAGCTCGCTCAAATGGCAGCAAGTACCGCTGTAAGTGCGGCTACCAGTGCAGCAGTTTCAGCCGCAGCAGCAGGGCTTGATGAACTTGTACCAAACATTTGATGCTATGGCAGTTTTCAATACTAATAAGCAACCCGGTTTTCACATTTTGATTTCATTAATTGAAGTGTGGAAACCGCAGGATAAAAAGAAGCCTAACGGAGATGTTCAAGGCTCTGTTATGCGTATTTGTGAGGTTGAGCATGTGGAGATCGAGGAGTCTTATAAAAAACTCATCGGTACAGCATCGGTTCGATTTCCTCGTGGCACTATTCTTCGCAAAACGATTGAAGGGCGTACTGATGAGCAACAGAAAGATTTTGAATCTGTTACTGTAACACTGTCGAATAGCGGTGTAGTTGAAGAAAATCGTAGTTCAGAAACTTCTACTGTTACCACCAGTACATTTAGTGTAGGTCAGCGTATTAAGATTTATCTTGGGTACACAACAGACCCCAAAGTGGCTGCAATGGCAAAGACGAACAATACAGGTCAGAAAACAATATATAACGATGAAGAAACTCGTAAGTCTTACCAAAGCAATTTTAAACATAAAAAGGCAGACGGCAAAGAGTATATGAGCCTGATGTTTGATGGATATATTACTAAGGTAAGTTTGGACACCCCGATTGAGCTGGAATGTGAAAATCTTGCCAGCTATTTGAAGACCATTACATGCCCTAAAGTCAAGCTCAAGAAATGTGAAGTCAAAGATTTTATTGGTGAGGATGGGCGATACAAGTTACTCCAGGATACAGGCTTGATATTGCACCCTGACACAGCCAAAATGGATTTTGATTTAGGTGCAGTTGAATTAAGTACTGATTTGACTGTCGCCGATGTGCTTACTGAATGGGCCAAGTATGGTTTGTTCTGCTATGTTGGCGATTATAATGGTCAGCCGGCGATTCAGATTGGTAGGGCATATTTTTCTAATCCCGGCAATGATTCTTTGCTCAAAGCAAAAACGACCCCTACTCCTACGCCAATACATTTTGACTATCATGTGGCGAGCAATGGTCTGTCGCTTACATCTTCAGATAAAGACTTTTTGGCTGTTCAAGCGAAAGGAATTGATGCTGATGATAAGTTTATCAACATTACCATCATCAAAAACCCTCAGTATGATAGCTCAAAGGAAGAGTCATCCAGCAATCCGGCTTACCGTTATGTAAATGAGACTAAGCTGAGCAAGAAGGCATTGAAGGCAGGCAAGCGATATTTAACTGATGCGCCTAACGATAAAGTTGATATGAAGCTTTACACTCAGATTGCTTTTGTATCAAAGACCCGACCAATCACTACTGAGAAATTGGCAGAGGAAGCCATCAAGTATTATGAGGGCTATAATATGACCGGCATTGAAGGCTCGATCACATTGTTTGGTGATTTGCATTTGAGAACAGCTGACCAAGTAGAACTGATAGATACGCGCTATCCTGGCAAAAATGGCATATACTTAGTTGAGGAAGTCAATACAACTTTTGGAGTAGATGGCTTCCGTCAAAAAATAACATTGCCGTATTGCATTAGTCGTGCCGGCAATAAAACTTCAAACTAAGGATTGTAGAATATGAGTGACGAAATAAAAAAGCATTTAACTGACCATTCTTCCAATGAGATGATACGCACGGCCATTCGTGCTATCGCTCTAAAGGGAGTAGTCAATAGCAATACGGGAGCAGTTCGTGGCACTTCCAGGGTCACGGGCTTTGTTGCAAAGGTACATACCGATGAAAGTGACGAACTGTTTGGTACTATTGATGTACAGGAATATGCAGACTGGGCAGTTTCAGAAAGCGAGGAGGCTAAGATTGGCTACCATGAAGGTGTCTTACTTACTGCCATCCAGAACGACATAAGTGGCTATGTGATTATTCCAAAGCTATATTCTGATGTGCTCGTCAGCAAAGACCCGGAAACTGGTAACGAATACGTCACAATGTTCTCTCATGTCGATTGTATCCAGCTTGACTCCCACCAAGACATTTCAATCGGTGTTAGGGAGCGTGAGGAGTACAAGCCCGATGACGAGAACGCTCCTGATGTGCATGAGCTTGAGTTGACTGGCGTTCAAACTAACACAGCCTACACTAAAGACTCTGTTATTACAACCGTCAATACTGAGAAAGATAAAGACGAGGCTACTGTCACTCACAGCCTTGGTAAAACCAAAGACGGTGTGCTTGCAAAGACAGATGTTGGAGGAAAGTCAACAGCAACAATGACTACTAAAGACATTGTGCTGGAGCATGATAAGGCTAAAGCAACACTTGACGACTCTCAGGCTAAGATTGAAATGGGTTCATCCTCAGTCACTGTTAAAGACGGCACGACATACGTAGGCAGTGAAAGTGGAGTTGATGACGCTGTATTGGGTCAACAGCTCGCTTCCATACTCTCAGATTTAGTAGGCTATCTCGGACAGATGATGACACCTACTATGATGGGACCTCAACCGCCGGCCAATGTGCTTGGAAGTTTTATATCGCTGAAGGCTAAAATCTCAGCGTTTGCATCCAGTCACAGTGGTTTCTTAACTAATAAAGTTCAAATTCAGAAATAATTATGTCAGAAGCAAAGTTAAATTTCGATGAGGCTACGCTTGATACCAGCAGTGACTTGTATAACCTCTATGACCGTCTTTATCAAGGGATGGTTAGAGCTAATGAGGTCGATGCCCCAGCCTTTCCGTCTTCCGACGATTTATTGGTACTGGATGAAGAAGGCAACGCAACGTTTGACAATGATGGCAATCCTATAATTGACTCTGAGAAACAAGCGTTAGCGCAATCTCAAGCGGCAAGCTACTCAGATATACTGATGAAGAACTCGGCATATCTGTTTGCTAACTCTATCATGGCTGTAATGAAAGGCGGTGGTGGAAATAGCGATGGTAGCAGTACAACCGGTTTCTTGTGGCGTGGTGGCGACTCGATGACGGGTGCGCTTCAGGCTTGGTATGGTTTTGACGCAGGTGTCAACGGAAAGAAGATATTTGAAGTTGCGATTGGAGCTGACGAGAAATCTTGGGCTATTATAACGGGTAGCCTGAGAGTGACCGAGGATGTCGAAATCAAAGGTTTGCTTAATCTGACTTCAGGAATTGCGTTTGACGGTAACAAAGTTCTCTATTACGACAATAGCAAATTGATGATAGAGAACCCGACGATTGGAATTAAAGGAGCTATTGATGTTGATGGCACATTCGTATTAGGTGATGTGACTATTGACGAGAACGGCATCAGATATGGCGATTATGAATATTATCACGCAGGCAACTCTAATAAAGTGGATGTTGACTGGACCATGCGAAATGCCATAGTTGACGGTGACTTGGCTGTCAAAGGTTCGGCTGTTATAGGCGGTTCATTAAAAGCACAAATGGGCTTTACGCTCGGTGCGCTGGGAGATAAGCTGCTGTATTCAAAGGTCACTTCCAGCATTGGCGATGACGGCGAACCTGTATATGATGATTATATTGTTCTTGAGTCAGACTTACATATCATCAACGGGCATGGTGTTAAATTTGAGAGCAACTATATCCTGAATGTCCGCAACAAGGAGGTTGTATCGTTCTCAGCTCCGGGCATGATAATGAACCTTGGTGACAGTGATAACGGCATTGCCACCAATCATATATCTCTTCAGTCTGACATTTGGGATTACTCGCACTCCTATAAGATTGTATCTAAAGAGGGTGCCGGCTATTTTCATAATGGCTTGATGGCTGCTTGTGCGGTGAATGGCTCTTCAGTGCTGGAGACATATCGTATCAATAGTAAAAACCTTGGTGTACTGTTCCCCAAGAATATCCGCTTTGGCACTACTGACGGACCTGCATTATACCAGAACTCTGACAATGATGGGCTGGAAGCTTCCATACCATATACAAGAGTAGTCAATGAAGGAACGTCACTGGAAAATATCACTTTTACGACATACGCTGACCTGACGACTTCGCCCTTTGCCAACAAGAGCCTAAGTTGGTCAGCCACACTACATTTCAATTCCAGCGCAGAATTTTTCGCCTTTGATAAGCCTGTTGAAGCGGACTATTTCGCAATAAAAAGTGAACTGTATCACACCCGACTGATTGAAGACGCTCTATTCTTTGATGACGGAAAGTTCATCGAAGGAGTAACTGACGGTCTCCGATTTGCAGGCAACGGGTACTTTGACGATAACATTTCATCTCCAAGCTTTGCCAGCGGTTTCGCCGGTTATGGTTGGGCGGTCAAGGATGAGGTAACAAACGGTGGCTTCCATGCGACCTTCGACTCACTCACAGTCCGCAAAAAGATGAGAGTTTATGAGCTTGAAGTTCAGAAAATATCGACAACCAATGGCTCTCTTTGGGTTAGTGACTCTTGCTCAGGAGACGAAGTTATACAAATAGACTGATGGCAGCACCGGTAACACTAAAGAAATATCAAATACTTGTAGCTCCTGACTCAAAGAAAGTTCAGGGGCTACAGACAGGTGATATTGTCCGTCGCCAGTATTTTGACGGTACTAATATCATCTATTCGCTTATGGTTGTGCTTTCTTATGGTACAACAAAACGGACTGTAACTGAGGCACAATACGATGAAAATGGAGAAGCGATGTTCAATACAGACGGAACAGTGCTGACCAAAAATGTAGAAAAAGATGTGCCATACTTCATTGGGGCGTTACTGGAAGGCGATGCACCCAAAACTTCTGAGCTACTTGATTTCGCTCGTATCACTAACCTTTTCAATGTTGACCGTTCAGGTGCAATGTATTTGACTGCTTCAGATAGCGAAGCGCCTTACATGGATGTCATCGACGGTATCGGTCGCAACAAAAGTTTGAGCTGGCCTGAGAATATCGCCAGCGAAGCCTTTGAAGATGCTCAGTCGCAATATATTGTTCAAGGCGATGGGTTATCGCAATCATACTCCAGCTCTGATGAAAGCGGTAATTATCGTGTTGTTAGGCTGACCAAAAGCGCTACCTCATCCGATTTTTGTGGGCTTAGTCAAAGTTTCTACGAGCTGATTGCCGCACAAAAAAGAGTGCTTGTATCCTATAAAGCCCGTGCAAGCAAGGCAGTTACGGTTAATGCTGAGATTGCCTATACTAATGGTGTGGCAAAGGATGCCGAGTGGACCGAGAATATTACCGAGGATTGGCAATATTACTTCCAGGCAGTAACGGTCATCAACTCAGGCAGACATTTACGTACATTTAAGCTCGATCTCCAAAACCTGACTCAAAATAGCTGGGTGGAGATTTCAGACTTCAATATTATATTGCTCGACAGTGTTTCTAATTTTGGAGACGCTGCCGCTATGCGCATAGGTAAGCTCGATGGCATTGCAGACCCTGTGTTTGGCACGTTGTCAGGCTATGGCGCATATATTCAAAAGCTTTACGCTTCCCAGACTGCTCACATATCGGGTACTTTAACTGCCGGTGATGAAAACGGATTTGCTTCCACTTTCTATGCTGGCAAGATACATCGTAACTGCTTCAAAAATTCTTGCGACATCAACTTCATCTCCAGCATCACGCTTGATAACATGACACTCATCAACCCGACAGGCATGGGTAACGTGTACAAGACTGAAACCGAAGCTGAGTTGGTAATGCAAGCACAAACCCGCGAATGGTTGAACGAGCATTTGGTTCAAAGATATTGTTTCTCATTCTGGGGTTATGCGAAGAAGCCTTGTCAAATTGGTATCAAGCAAAACGGTAGAACGGTAGGGGTTATTCAAGTGTCATCCAGCCAAACTCACGAATGGCGTAGGATGCACGTATTCTTTGACCTGCTGAAACCTGAGAGTGACACTGAAGATATGTTGATGAGCATAATTCCTGAGTTCACAACCTCGCTATACCAATCGGTTGCAGGTAGCATTAATCCTGACGAGCAAGTATTGTTCATCACAGCTCCTCAACTTGAAGCTGGTGAGACTTGCACCCAGTATCAGCCTACTGACGATATACTTGATGAGACTGATGACTACGGTGCATGGTTCGCACGTGGCGGTATTGGTGGTACAATCCAAAATCCGCTGCTCCGATTGAACTATGATGGTACCGGTGCGATTGACACTCGCAACCAATCTTTCAGGCTCAATCAAGATGGCTCAGGCTATTTTGCAAAAGAAAATATTCGTTGGGATAACAAAGGCAAGGTGACGTTTGGTAAGAATGTGACTTTGAACTGGGATAACCTCAGTGAAGATGCTCAAGACGAAATGGCGAATCGCTATATCCGTATCTTGGGCCAAGACGCATTTACTATTGTGGGTCAAGATGACTCGACTAATGGCATTACATGTAGTCCGGCATCAATTACTCTCACGCTGGAAGAAGTTGGGTTTGAGTCCACTTCCAGCCAACGTCAATGGTATCTACTTATTGGAGACCAATGGGTTGCAATCCCTGGAGCTAATGCAAAGACTTTGGAAGTTACTCCGGACTCATGCTACTGGCTTGGATATGTTATACAACCGCCTGAGTATGACCCTGAAGGCAATCCTATTACATATCATGGAGAAAGCGCCGTATCATTCCGTTGTGTTGTAACTCTTAATGAGTCACGCACTTATGAGGATATATTCAATATCACCAAGCAATATATCCAAGGCTACTCAGTGCAAATTGTATCATCCAAGGGCACGACCTTCCAGAATGGCACTTGCTCGACAGTCTTGACAGCTAATGTGTACTACCAGGGCCAGCTCGTTGATACTGATTATGCACTGGAACATTTTATTTTTACATGGCATAGATACAAAGCCAACGATACCACAAAAGACGTTGGTTTTACTGACCTCGATGTAACTGATGGAGCAAATGTATTGACGTTGAACTATGAAATGGATGGCAGTGACATCTTCATTTGCGAGATTAGTATTGACGATAGCTTCGATTATTCATTCCCGATAATATTCTGACATTATGGATACTCTTAATATAGGAAAAAAGACAGCTAACCAAGGTATTAATTCCAGTGGTAAGCTCACAGCGCAAGAGTTCAATCAGCTTGTCGATAAGGTCAACGAGATGATTGAAGAGCTGAACAATAAGGTATATGTTTCACAAGATGAATACGACGCTCTTGTGGCTGCTAATAACATAGTTTCTACCGTTGAATATAACATCTACGAGGAATGATTGTAAGAAACAACATTGAACTGACTGCCAGATATTATGGCACAAAAGCCATAACAGCGGTTTATCGCGGTGCTCATTTGATATGGGAGGCCGTGAATAGCTGTTTTGGCAGTGGTTACTGGATTAAAGAAAAAGCCTGGAGCAACACCGACTCTTGGCGTATCAACTAATAAATACCAATATGGCAAAAAGAACTATTATTGACAGCGCCATTCCTTCGATTGACACTCCTTGGGATGACGGAAAAAACGCCTATAGTGGTAAAGCGGTGGAGGACTTCATCAAGAGTCAGCTATCCTCTAAGATTGGCTATGCGGTCATTCCACAGGAGAAGGACACTGATGGATACTACCATATATGGGGCTTCGCTTCCCAGTCCGCTTATAACGACTATTTGACTGACACCGTAGGAGGTGCGTCGCTGCGTTTGTTGAATGTTGCCATCCCTCTGCTTGAAGAGCAGGGCGGCGTGAGCAACATTGTTACTTTGACTCGTAATTCGGCTGCATCTTTAGTTACGAGTAAGGCGGTGGCAAGCGTAAATGTATCTTATCTCTGGCAACAGTACAACCCTGTCACAAAGGAAACTACTGACCAAGATGAAGATGCTACTATCGTTGTGTCATGTCGTACTCAAAACTCAAGTGGCACATGGGGTTCATGGGACTCCAGTAAGTCGTTCTCGGTCAATATTCAGTCCGGGCAGACTAAGACAATCGACCTTAGCTCTCTCCTGACTTCTGATGCAACTTATCAGGTGCGTTTGGTAGCCACAGGTGAAACAAGCGGAATTTCTGCGAGCCCTGTAACAATGACTATCGTGTATTCTAACGTTTCTGCTACGTATGACGGTTCAATCGCGACTGCATACAAGGGCGGTAGTATTCAGCTCCCGTTCCGTATTACAGGTAGCGTTCAGAAGCAGCTCCGTATCAAAATCAATGGATACACAAAGAATTACACGTTGGGTACGACAACGTACACCGATAACACGTATGGCGCAGCGGTTACTCAAACCGAGTTTGGGTTGGCTCGTGGTGCAGTGAAGGCAGAAGCATGGATTGCTTTTGGCGACAACTATTCTGCTGAGACAGAGCACCAAGAGTTCCAGTTTATCTACATTCCTGAAGGCGATACCGTTACAACGCCTATCTTGGCAGTAACGGATGTCGTAAGCGAGTTTGAAAACTGGACACGTACTACTATCTTCCGCTATGCTATCTACAATCCGCAGAAAGATTCGACAACAGTACGCCTGACCCTTCAGGACCGCGACACCGGTCAAATCTATATTCAAAAGGATCAGGAGTGCGTTAATGGGACAGCCTATGAGTTTGATGAGAACTTTGCAATGGAGTATGAAGGCGATGACCAGCCTACTACTATCAATGCACAGGTTACATTCACGAACACTTCAGGCGTAACCTATGGTAACAGTATCAACTTCACAGTTGACAACTCGGAAAATTTCGCTCCGACAAAAGGTGCAAATGTAATTGTATCAGCTGAGAAGAAGACAATCACTATTGACGACGTTTCTTATGAGCTGAACGATCTCTTGAGCGATACTGAAGACACCAATTCAGGATGGAGCAGCAACGCCGAAACCGATGCTACCGGTGCGTCTGTCAATGTCCCGGTCCTCAGTATTGCCGCCGGCAACCGTGTGACAATCCCTTATGAGCTTTTCGATGATAACACCGGTCGTAATGACGGTGGCGTTGAAGGCTCTATTACAATGGAGTTTGACATCAAGGTTAAGAACATTGTAGGTGATGCAGAAATCATCGACGCTTCAGCGGATTTCAACGGTGGCTACACAGGTTTGAAGTTTTATCCGACTCGTGCCGTTTGCCTGAGCCGAAATAACTACACTGAGGAATTGGCTGACGTTAACTTCCAAGAAGAAGTACGTGAGCATATCGCTATCAATATCATCCGTAACCTCCGTGGTGAAGGCATGAACCTTGTGCGTATCTATGTCAATGGTAAATCGAACCGCTCGTTCATTTATACTGACGAGGATTACTTTACGCCTATCGGTGAAAAGGGCGCACAGAACATTATTATCGGTTCTGATGAGGCTGATGTTGATGTTTACGGCATCCGCATTTACAAAGGTCAGCAGCTTGGTTCTACCCAAATTCAGAACGATTACATGGCCGGTATGCCTACGATTGAAGACAAGAAACTGTTCAAGCGTTACAATTCAATCTATAATGGCTCGGAGATTGGTTATGACCTTTGTAATGCAATGGGTCTTAACACTATTCTCCGTAAAATTCCTGAAGGCGGCCACTATCCCTCACGCGAAAATCAAAGCAAGCAAACCAACGTTACCATAGATGTTCGCATTTATAATGAGCGTGGTAATGCAGATAGCCTCGATATGAAGCACTCAGGAACTTTTGTTGGCATGACTGACAAAGGTCAAGGTACTTCAGCGAAAGGCTACTATTGGTGGAATATCACGGATGGTTTTGAGGATGATGTTGAGATTGAGCTTGCCGACTACAATGCTTCAGACCCGACTCATTATACTTCCGATGGCAAGTACTACCGTAAGAAATCATACTTCAATTCTCTGGACGGCACAAGCCAAGTCTATGCCAGCAAGTACGAATTGGAAGATGGTCGTGGTGGCATTACAAAGCTCGTTGGTAAAGCCAACTACGCTTCTCCTATGCAGAGCCATAAGCTCGGTGCAATTTGGATGTATGATGAGCTTTGGCAAACTCTTGTCAACGATGGCTCTGATGACCGTCCTGTTCTGTCAAATACTCACGTTACCTGTTATGAGAAACCGTTCTTGTGCTTCTATCAGATAGGCAACGGTAATCCTATATTCTGTGGCTTCCAAACTTGGGGTAGCGGTAAAGGCGATAAGAAAACCTTTGGCTACGACAAGAAAAAGAGTCCGGGCTACTTGTGTATCTCAGGCGCTGATAATGGTGCAATCGCAGCACTTTTCCAGATGCCCTGGAATGTTTCTCAAAACGCTGACGGTGCATGGGAAGGCAACATTTATGCTAAGAGTGTAACCATTAACACCGGTGACGTGAAGAACGGTTACTGCTATAAGAGCGGCACCAGCGACACATTGTCATTTGAGGTTGAAATCGGTAACAAATACGATGGCGGCGAAACTGACAAAGGCGTTCTCCGTATTGAGGACGAGGCGAAGGGCGAATCAGAGACTACTCTCTTTACAACATTCGCTGAGTTCGCCAACTTTTTGTTCGCTTGCTCGCCGTTATTGAAGCCATACGCCGGCACTGAGTCTCAACTTATTGCTGACAGTGCAAATCTTACACGTGACCATCAGTATTGGCTGTTCAACTCAGGTTCTGACCGTTACAACGTTTACTACTACAATCCTGCTACTTCTAAATTTGAGAAAGTAAGTAAAATTCCGACTGCATGGGGTAGCGATGGTAGAGCATACGCTTATGGTAGTCCGAAACTTACTGAGCAGTTGGCCGGCGTAACCATTACGGTTGATACGGTTAATGGCTCTCAGAGCATGACACTGGAAGACGCATTGAGTACTCTCGGTACGTCTGACATGAATGTGGTTAATGATTGCTTCTCAAAGGCGAGAGTGGCTTATTTTGCCAACCATGCTTCAGCCTACATCGACACCAAAGACGTTATCTTCCACCAGTGTCAAATCAAGTTGCTTGGTGGTACCGATAACCGTACCAAGAACACTTACTACTGCATTGACCCGGCTATTGACTTGTTGGTACGTTTGAAACAGGATGACTTGGATACTATCTTGAAGACCGATAACCAAGGTCGTCAAACCAAGCCTTACTATGTACTTGAACATACTAAGGATGCAAGTGGCAGCAACTACTGGAACGGTGAAAACAACGTTCTCTACACGTTGATCGAGCGTGCATATCCTGAACGTATGCGCACAATGATGCGTAACATGTTCGCTCAGATGGCACAGATTGCAGGTAGCGTTGAAAACTACTTCCAACAACGTTTCTACTGGGTTCAAGAGTACTTCCCTGCTGTTGCATATAACGAAACCAGCCGCCTTCTCTACGAGGTTGCTCAGGTTAAGTTGATGAATGGCTTGATTGATGTGAGCCAAGACCCTATCACTCAGGCAGTAGGCGACCAGCTGGAGTGCGAAAAGCAATTTATGAACCAGCGTCTTCCGATGTTGATGTCATGGTGCGAGTATGAAACCGGTGGCGATGGTACAGTCAGCTTCCGTTCAGTAAACAGTGTCAGCGGTCAATCACCGACATACGACATTGAATACACTGCATATCAATACATTTATCCGAAGCTTGCAGTCGGCGGTTACATCGCTACTCTGTATGCCAAGATTGATGGCGAATGGGTAAGCCAAGGTAGCGACCCGTATCTGTGTGCTCCCGGCGAAACGGTACGACTGGTTATCGCCAGCACCGACTCTAATACCCAGTTTACACTGAGATGGATGCACTACGCTAAGAGCATTGGCAATCTTGGTACATTGCCTTGCGGTGAAGACGGTAGCGTCACTATCACAGGTAAGCGTTTGCGTAAACTGGAATGTTGGTCTGAAGACGGTGTGCCTATTGAGTTCCACCCGAAAGGCTTGGTAATCTCAAATTGCCGTAACTTGGAGGAAGTGAACTTGACTAACGCTTCGGCTTTCTCAGGAACATTCTCAGCCGACCTTCCACGTTTAAGAAAGCTCCTCCTCAGTGGCTCTGCTTACACCAGTGCGTCGCTTCCTAAGACTTCTACGTTGACTGAGGTCGAATTGCCGAGTACCGTCAATGCTATTACGGTTGACGGTCAGCCTAACCTTGCCAGTCTGACGATTGATGGTTTGTCAAGTTTGCGTACCCTCCGTATCGTTGGCAAGCATAAAATTCAGAAACAGACGCAATCAATCGTTCAGCTCGCTTACTCTCAGGCTGCAAACGCAAACAGCGTTCAGATTGACAATGTAAGCTGGACCGGCGTATCGGTTGACGTGATGATGTGGTTGCAGAAGTTGAAAGCTTCTTTGACCGGAACTATCAGCTTGACCGGAACTGTGACTTTTGCTAATAAGGTTGCGCTGGTTGGCATATACGGAAACATCGACTCTACTTCAAATTCGTTGTATCTCAGCTATACCAAGCGTAGTATTAACAGTATAACTGTCAATGGCTTAACGTATATTTCAGAAACCGGAACATACCAATATGAAGTCGTTTGTTCGCCTTCAACCGGTAACGACGTGGCTATCAAGGATGGTAAGCTGGATGTTCTCTGGGAAATCGATGATGCCGCTAAAGCTTATGCTTCTTTCACTGACTCTGTTAACGGAGTTTTGAAAGTCACTAAGCTGGATGAAAGCGGCACTGACACTCGATATGTTGCTCAGTGTACCGTGACTAAGACGGGTGGCACAACCCTTGTATCAGAGTTCCAAGTAGGCTTCTATCGCCGAATCCCGAAGATTGGCGACTTCGCTTATGCGGATGGCACTTTTGATGACCAATATCTGAAAGATAAGACGCTGGTTGGTATCATCTACAAAATTGATGAGATGTGGCAAGGTGATGGCGATGCTGAACCGACTATTTACACCGGTTATAACAAACCTACCGAAACATACAAAGCAAGTCACAAACTTGTTGGTTATCAGCTTAGTATCGACTGCAAAGAAAATCTTCCTTGCAAGAGCACTGATGGCTTCATCAATACCGGTAGCACTGTTTGGGGTCTTTATCCGTCCAACGACTCGAATGGTCATACTGCAATTCAGAATGAGATTATCGCCGCAACCGGTATCTCAAGTATCTTTGACCTTCCGGGCATCAGTAATATCAGTAGCCGAGGTCTGTCTGGCGGTACAAGTAATGACTATGTGACAACCGGCAACTACATCGACACCAATGAAGACGACGGTTTCAAGGATTACAGTACCGGTTCTGGCTGTGTGACCGACTGGAGTGGCAAGAATAAGACGCTTGCAATCGTGAAACACGCAACTCAAATCATCTCAGCTTACCTGCTGTCTGAAGCTAATGAGTCAGTTGCAACTAACTATGATGACGATGACGGCGTAAATCACGAGTTCGCTGAAGTTCCGACTACCGTTGAGGAAATGGCAAACGCTATGGAGATACTTTACAAGGCTAACAATAACCTGACGAAGTATCAACAGTTCCTTTACCCTGCCGGCTTTGGATGTTATCTCTATCAGCCTACCGTTAAGGACGGCGAGGAGCTTGACCCTCAGTATGCTTCGACAAACTGGTATCTTCCCGCTTGTGGTGAAGAATATCGTCAGTATAGCTTCTTTGCTAAATCAAGAACAGGCGGCATGGGTGATACTTATTCTGTTGGTCAGAATACATCTCCAGCTGCAAGTGTCATTGACAAAATGATTACTGACGCATTGGCTTCAGAGGAGTCAAATGAAATAAATTTGAATGTTTCTCCCTCTCATGTGGAGTACAGAAACTATACTGGTATAGAGATGGCTGCAATTAACCGCTATTTCCATAGCCTTGTAGAGGCTGAGAAACCGATTTATTCGATGGCTCTTTGGCGTGCTTTGGTGGCAAATGGTTCCGCACCGTTCACCCAGCACAGCACTGGCTACCATTGGTCATCCACCGAGTACTCATCCAACTACTCGTGGTTCGTCTATTTCGGCTATGGTTATAGCTACTACTACAGCAAGTGCTTCACTTTCGTTGTTCGCCCTGCTGTAGCCTATCAGTTTTTTCTTTAATCTTCCTGGCGAGTTGCCTCTGGCAACTCGCCTATAACTGTTAAATAAATTTAAAAATCAATGGAAATCCAAGGCAAACAAATGTCTTTTGAAGAGGTATGCGACCTGTTTGATACTGGCGTACCCACCGAACCCGGAGAGCAAGTTATTCTCTCTAACGATGAAATTAACCGCGCTCGCCGCAACAAAAGAGCAGCACAAAAGAAGGCTGCTGGCTTTCAAAACACGCCCATTTACAGGTCGTTACATTCTTCAATGAGACTGCTTATAGAAATTGTACAACTTATGCCGAGGAAGACTGTCAAGATTACTGACATGCTTCTTCAAAACTATGCTGAGATGATCCGATGGACCGCTTCGGCATACAATCACCGTGATCCGCTACTTAAACAAAATGCTATCGAAGAATCTATTTCTTTAATGAGCGTGATAAAGATCATGCTCAACTGTATGTCCGGTCTCGTTAGCGATAAGAAGCACAAGCAGCTGACTGCATCATTTGATGCCGTGACGCGCCAACTCGTAGCATGGCGCAGCTCATTAGAACAAAGCGAGGGTCCCGATGATGAAGCCTGATAAACGCTACATCGGGAGAGAGCTTAGAGCTTTGCTCGGATATGGGCGGTTGACTCCGTGGCATGGTATTAACTATGTCCGGAGTTACGAAGCTGCACAACCGCATATAAACAGCACTGGCAACCATTGGTCATCCACCGAGAACTCATCCAACAACTCGTGGAACGTCAATTTCGGCAATGGTAATAGCAACAACAACAACAAGTACAACACTAACGTTGTTCGCCCTGCTGTAGCTCATCCGACAAAGGCTTGGCTTCAACTTAGGCAGACTCTCCAATTAGCCTATGAGGATTGTTGTCGAGGTAAGACTTCCAGTCAACAATGTCAAGACTATATCCCTATCGCTAACGAGGACCTGGATATACTTACTACCGAACTTATAGAAGGAACATACAAGCCCACTACATCAACATGCTTTCTCGTCAGATTTCCGAAACTTAGAGAGGTATTTGCAGCCGCTTTCCGTGACCGTATCATACATCACTGGATATGTATGCGATTAGTGCCGCATTTTGAGGAACTGAACGAGAGCATAGGAAACGTTACGCATAACTGCCGTGTTGGATTTGGAACACGTTCAGCGGTTAACAGCGTATTCAACGCAATCAAAGAAGTAACTTACAGCTATGGTCAGGAAGCCTATCTTTTTAGAGGTGACTTGGTTGGCTTCTTCATGTCCTTACCTCAGCGCCGTATGTGCGACCAGCTTATTGAGTTTACACAGGCGCAATATCATGGCGATTTCAAGAACTTGCTCATTTGGCTCATAGAAGTAGTTGTTATGCACCGACCCGAATTGAATTGTATGTTCAATTCCAAGCCCGCTGATTGGGCTGGGTTGGCGCATAATAAATCTCTATTCCGTTCCGGCAAGGGACGAGGTGCGCCTATTGGAAATCTAACCACCCAGCTATTTGCCAATTTCTACATGACGGACTTCGATGCTTTTATGATGGATTGTGTAAAGAAACTGGAAGCTCAAGGCATCCGTTGTTCATTCCAGCGTTTTGTAGATGACTTTATCATTGTTTGCAACAACAAGAAAGCATTGAAGTGGATGATTAAAGCGGCTGAAATCAAAATCAAAGCAATGGAGCTGACGATGCACAAGGACAAGCGTTACATCCAACCTACGAGCAAAGGAGTGATGTTTGTCGGCTCATACCTGAAGAACGGTCGCATATATCTCAGTAATCGCACACTTGGCCGTTTCCGTGATAAGGTTATCGGCATTGAGCGTTACATGAAAGTTTCGGAACGAGAAATCACCTCAGCCGACCTCGATCATATACTTGCTACTCTCAATTCATATCTTGGCTTTTGTAAGGACCGCAAAACATATCGTTTGCGCCGACGTATTATGAAGCCGCTTATCTATTCGCATGAGTTTAAGCGTTACTTCAAAATCTCAAGATATGTCACAAAAGTTACTCTGAAAAAGAAATGGAAAACTATTATTAGATAGAAGGACTCTGATATGAAACAAGTATATAAATTCAACACGGAGCCTGCCACAATCAGTAATGGCGGCTATAAAAAGGGCAGCTGGATAGTCTGGCTGAACCTTAATGTGGCTGAAATCGAAGAGCCGCAAGAAAACCAACCTGAGCGTTTTGAGAGCGTGACTGACCGTTACGTGCTCTCTGATAAAACGCTCTCAGCATTTTTGGATGTAGTTGATCCGGCACATCTGGCTATGGCATCTAATACCGAACTGGAGGCGATACTGCGTTATTTCCAGGTTGATGAGGATATTGATAGCTGGAAGGCAATCCGTAAGGTTCAAATACAAGGTTACGACAGCAGCAATAAGGTGAATCAATTCTACCTGAACGATGTCGCTTTGTGGCTTGACAAGGCTACCAGAGTCGGGCTTGTTAACTCTATCACTATCGAAAAGGAGGCAGGACGAGAAGAAACCTGTTTGTGGTTCGATGGATTGATGGTTCGCATGAAAGTTACCGATGCACTGGCAGCGCTTTCTCAGCTTGAATTGTATGCTTTGGATTGCTATAACGTGACCGCTCAGCATCAAGTAGCTATCACTCAAGCGCAAGCTATTGATGAATTACGTGACTTTGACATCACTGCCGATTACCCGGAAATGCTCCAGTTCAAAATGTAAGAATAAGAGCAGCGTCTATCCCCTTTATGAAGGAGATTTGACTATTCTCTATAAAAGACCAGAACAGATATGGGTACAATCGCAAAAGGTGAAATAACTCTTAATACGGTAAACGACGCTTATACAGTGGCGATTACCCCGGCGTCTTGTACCATTAATGCTGATTTCGATGGCTCGAACCCTAAGCTGGATAATGCTAAGGGTGTGATTACGGTTAAGCGTGGTTCAAAAGACCTTCTCTTTGGATTGGTTAACGTGACGACAAGCTCCTCAGATGTTTCAGTCTCGGTTTCTGCGTCAAGTGGCGTAGCAATTCAATTCCTTTTAAGCTCTATCTCTAACACAACTCTGTCAGGGTATGTGGATTTTGAGATTGTCGTTCTTGATAACACTAATTATCAAACCACTGTGCGTTTCTCGTTCTCAGTGATTCGTGAAGCAACAATGCTTGATTGGATTCAAGACTGGGAAGGCACTAAGACAAAAGTTGGTGGTACATACATTATGACCCCTAAGCTCTTTGTCGGCAAGAAGGAAGATGTCATCACTTATGTTGATGATGTTCCGACATGGAAAGAAGGTGCGCTTACAGGCGTTTATATCGGTCCGGACCTTCTCAGTTCGGGCGAGAATAGCGTCGGCATTTATGGTTATCTAAAGGACAAGGAAATCTTTCATATTAACGCTGAAGGAGGCTTGATTGGTGGCTGGACTATTAATGAGACCGGTCTCCAGTCTTCTGACGGCGTGCTCAATATTTTAGCTGAAGGCTCGATTTATGCGCAAGATCCAAATTCATCAGACCCGTATTGGGGGCTTTATTCTGATGGTAGCGCGATTTTTGCTAAGGGTAACGTGTCTTTCAGCTCAAATGGCGATGCTTCATTTGCAGGCACTATTAGGGCTTCAGGCGGTAATATCGCTGGGTGGACTATCAATACTCGTCAGCTGTATAACAATAAGACTATTATTGATTCAAACGGTTGGATTGGTATTGATGCGTCACTCTTTCAAAGCATAAACATAAAGACTGGTATTATTGACTTTCCGGAAACCCCAACCGGCGGTGTGAAAATGTGGTACACATCAACCTCAGATTTCGGCTTTGCAGGTTGGAGCGTATCTGGTAAGGTGTTCCAACTTGGCTCAACCAATATGATTGCCGGCTGGAACTTCAACACTGCTGCTATATGGACCGGAAGTGATGCCCCGTATCTTACACAAAACGCTTATGCGACCAATTCAGGAGAGTTGACATTAGCTCCCAATGGATTGCGCTCTAATAAGTGGTACATTGACGCTGACGGTACTGCCGCTTTTGTAGGCGGTTCTGTTAGCTTTGGAACGGAGACTGCTGAGATGTTCGGGTGGCTGATGAGAGACGGAAGATTTTCATCCTCTCATGCCGCACTCATATCTCAGGATTCGTATTGCGGTTTGTTTGTGTCTCCAGCTGATTTGAGTGAGATAAGTTCATCAGCGTTATTGACTACCATTAATCGTAATGGTGGCATTTACATATATTCTGACGGAGCAAACTCTATAATGAGGGCTTATGATAAGTCAGGAAATAAGAGCTTTTATCTCAGTACTGCCGGCTATAATTCAATCGCTGCATGGATATTTGATGATACCGCATTGTATGTTGGCTCATCAACGTTGGCAGATGACGGATTTGCTCAAGCAAATTCTATGTTGCTGCTAAATAGTGGTATTTATGGACATTTATGGAAGCTTGTTAAAGATGGCTCTGGCGCTTTAGCCGGAGGTAAAATCAGTTGGGACACTGATGGCGCCGGCTATGTTGCTGGAGGTAATGTAAGCTGGGATGCGAGTGGTGCCGGTTCAATCGCTGGTGGAAAAATCACTTGGGATGCAAATGGCGTGATGTCTTTTGACGACTCTGTTAAGTTGTTCTGGGAAGAAGGCATAACCGCTGCTCAGATGATGGCATTTGGCACTATGCTTTATCGTGATCCAGAATTTGCAAGTGGATATAACGATACAAAATCATACTTATATAGTCGTAACGTCAGCTTAACGGTTGGCGACTATTTGTCATTCCTTCAGACGAATGGCATCAAGCTTATTGGCTCAGCTCGAATTACTAAAATTCGCATTAAGGGTATTGATACTCCGCTATGGACCGGTTATCAATGGCTGTCTAATTCTACGTCTATCCAGTTCGTAGAAGCTGATGCGTTGAGCGATTTAACTGCATCCTCAGTAATCGTGTTTGAAGGCGATGGAGAAGGAGGCACAATCACTTTAACCGACGACAGCACGACTGATTATTGTTTGTATGACCCTGATGATTCAAGCGCAATAGGCACAGCCAGTGTTAATTTGACGAAAAGTATAGCCGATGACGATACTGCCCCTAATGATAGTGGCAAAGTATTAAGCATGTCCGTTTCTCGCTGGCGTAATGCTTCAGATTTACGATTAGCGGGCTTTGCGTTTGCAAATGACTCAAAAAAGAATGGTCAGTTTTTGGTGCGCATTGTGGCTAAGATCCCGGTTGGCTGGAAGATTAGTAATTTTCACAATGCCTATGGCGATGGAGGCACATCTAAGTGGCTCACGTCTCGTAGTGGCACTGGCGCATATACTGAATATCTTTGTCTTGTAACGTGCGGTGAGGATGGCACATTTAGCACCATTAATCATTTTGCACTGGAGATTGATAACGATAGTGGCTATGCTGTGTATGGTGATGTAACAGATGGTTCTTTAGCTATCCGCATACGTAATGGTCTTACCCCCCCGCAATTAGTTCTATCAGTAACATGGAAGGTTGCAGTTGCTACGGTGTATGACGCCACATCCTCAGATAAGGTTACTACATATATTGATAAAAATGGTATTTATACCGGAACACTGAGAGCTGACCAGATTGCTGCTGGTACGATTACGAGTGATTTGATTGATACAGATAGCTTAATCGTTAAGCATTTTTTTGCTGGCTATAGTGACGCTCAACACATTGAAATTGAGCCAGATAATAAACAGATAGCTATCTATGATGAAAACGGCATACTTGGAACTGCACTTTCAGGCAATACGTATTCCGATGGCGCTGATGAAATTTACAAAAATAGCACAAAAGGTACAGTCGATTTAACCCCAACCGTTAGCGCTAACTCGATTCAAAAAGGAACGATTGAAAATGTTGGAACTGTTGGCGTTCAAAGAAAATTTGCATTGTATTCAACCGCATGGTACAGTGAAGACCCAGTACGCCTAACTTTTGATGCAGGTAAGGTTGTATTGCAGGTTTATTCAACAGGCTATAGCGAAACAGATAGTGGCACATCTTCTAACAACAGTAGCCAAGATATATTGCCGCCAACATTTGAAACGGCCACAAAATCTTATGCTGAAGCGTATGTGTGCTTTTCACTTGAGGTTGCAGATGACGCTGATTTTACCACCAACGTTAAGTCGTATTATATATGGAGTAAATCAGCTTACGCATCATCGTCTCAAGCTGTTGTTACCAGTAGTGGGTCGCATCCGGCTATTTCGAGTAGCAATGTTGGCTCAGGCTCGTTAGCGTCTGATTCACTAATGACTTCACGCACTGTGACATCACAAAGTAAAGGGTATCACAGAGTTGTGATGAGTGGTTATGTTGTCGCCAAAATGAGCGGTAGCTATGCCAAAATCACTTGGGGAAGTTCATATTCCGGCGGCGCAAATTTGGCAGCTACATATCTAAATGAATTTTATATTAGCCGATACTTCGCAAATGGATTTTGCCTCGGTATTTCCGCTTCTCAGTACGTTTCCGTATGGAAAGATGCAAAAGATAAAATGCACTTTAAGGCAGAGGAATCCGGGTATGGCTTGATGCTTTCAGACCAAGGCCTGCAATATAAACATCATAGTGGTAGCTGGATGAAGATGCCGTTGCTTGTTTGGAAAGGGCAAATCACATGCAATTCATCAAGCAGCACATATTACGCAAGTAAGCATTTGTCTTTTAATGGACTGTCTATTACATCAGTTACAAGAAAGACAAATAGCGACGACTCAAATATTTCTAAGAATCACATCCATTTAGTATGTGCTTTCCCTGATTCGTGGAGTACACTAAATCTGTCTGTTAGCAACACTATTGTTAATCTGACAGGATATGGCGATACGATGATGAAAGGAACATTAGTGTCGATGTCAAATACGTCGATGACAATAGAAATAAGCGATGATGCCTCTGCTAATGACGGAGATTTGTTAATTGAAATTTATACAATAAGCTAATGCGTAAAGATATAGAATTACATATTCAAACAGGCGACGTTGCTCTTGACGCTCAGAATAAATTGAGACTGAGAACATTCAAGTGGGTTGATGACGACGAAACAGCCGCCATGTTATCTCGCTATATATATGGCGAGATAGACGTTCCGTATTCTGTAAGCACACGCACCATCCAGAATAATGGCTTATATTTTGAAGTGCCTTATACCCCTAAATATAAGGAGTTCAAATTAAGGATACGCCGTGTATATGAAGACGGCACTTACGAATATTTGCAAAACGAGGTTGATGGCTCTCATTGGTTCTTAGCTCAAACGTCGCTGTATGGTACCGGCTTGAAGAATGTGTATGCGTCGATGTTGCCGGCAATCTCGGAAACGAGCTTTTATGCCTCTTTGCATGATGGTATCGCTGAGATATATTCCAGCAGCCAATCCGATTTTAATATCGTCAAGGCAAATAGACAGAACGCTAACTGTTTACTTGCGTGTTTTCCAGGCGGTAATTACCGATACCCATTAACAGGAGTCGGTTTGGCGCGTTGGATAAACTCTACCAATGTGATTTCTACGGACTTAACCACAGTGCTTCAGGACGAGTTTAGCGCTGATGGAGTGACAGTTAAGAACGCTGCATATAATTACGATACTCAACAAATGGAACTTGACTTGTCAGTTCAAGAAGACGATTAATATGGCTACATATACAGTAAAACCTAATCAAAATTTGTACGATGTTGCATTATATTTATATGGCAGCATTGAAGGGCTGTTTGACCTATTGATCAGCAATGAAGATATTAACATGACCACTGATTTAGTATATGGTCAAGAATTGACGTATCACGAGGAGTTTATCTTGAACTCAACAATCGTGGGTGAGTTTGCTGATAAATCAATCGTTCCGGCTTCAGGCGCACGAAAGGTATATTTCAAGCGCCCTGAAGAAGACTTGATTATGATTGTCGGAGTTAATGCTGACATGACATACGCCACATTCAAGGCATCAGGAGAAGGTTCTATGGTGATTGACTGGGGTGACAACTCGGAGCTTGAGACTATAACTCTTTCAACAAGTGTGCAAAAGGTTGAGCATTATTTTGATAACGAAACTGAAAAGCGTAGAATCAGAATCTATGGCGATAACAGCACATTAAAATTCATCCAGCTTGACACAACAGGACTGGGTGGGGCTTTGGTAATGTGTCGGCCATTGACTGTTGACGAATACACTTGTGTTGGTTGTGGGTATGTACTAACAGGATTGACATTGTTTGACGGTACATATAAAGTTGATTTACATCGAAGTACAATCGCTAATCTGTTGCCTATTGGAGACATGGGACTTCAGGAACTTGATTTAACGGATGCTCGTTTCGTAAACGATAGCGCAATCGACGATTATCTTGAGTATGTCGTTAAACATTATGAGGACCGCAGACCATGTACTGTGTATCTCACAACAGAGCCCGGAGCACGTGGATATGCGGCTATTGACACAATCTTAGGTGAACCTGAGTGGAACATCTCAGATACTTGGAAATTTTATATTAACAATCAATTATATCAATCAGATGGCACGAACTCTTAGTGAAATATATGCGGTAGCTAAAGCGCAACGTGATAGCTATTTGGAGCTGACAGAATTTGAAAACAGCTCTAAGATGTCGGTGCTGGACGCATTTACATGGGTCACTTCTGCTTGTATATGGACGTTTGAGAATGTCGTTGATGTGTTTAAGATTGACCTTGCAAAAGACCTTCAGAACCGCATTAACGGCACTCCGGCTTACTTCGCTAACGCACTGCTGAAATATCAGTCAGGCGATGAATTGGTGATGAATGACGAGGGTACTTCTTTCTCGTATGCCAGTGTTGATACATCAAAACGTGTTATCACAAAGGTCGCATACTATGAGGAAGATGAAGCTGGATTTCACGATAAGCTCGTCAGATTTAAGATTGCAACCGGCGACCCCGGTTCGTACTCTCGAATTGACGATAGCGAACTTGTGTCTATCCGTGCTTATCTCAACCAAATCTTGTTTGCCGGTCAACACGCGAAAGTTGTAAGCCGCATTGGTGACATCTTGGTTCCAAGAGTAGTCGTGTACTATGATGGAGCGGTGACTGAAGACGACCTGTACACGAGCATTGAAACAGCTCTCAACGACTTCATCGCCAACATCGACTTTAACGGTGTGATATACGCTCAGAAAGTGATTGACTGCATCCAAAATGTAGAGCACGTAACTGACGTATCAGTATCGTCTAAAGACACCGACTATCAAGGCATTTATATAGCCTCGTATGACGACGATAACAACCTCATCAAAACCAATGATGACCCGTTGGTGAAGATTGACCGTTACGTTGTTCCAAACTCAGGTTATATCAAACAAAGCTCCGGCACTGGCGAGGAAGTTGACATTCCTTTGTGGCGTGATACAATAATCCTTAAACTGGAAGATAACGTATGAGGTACTTCATTAACTTCGATAAGACAATAAATCAGCTTGTGCCCTACTACATGGGAGGGCGCAGACTGATTCTGTACTTACAGGCCCTCATGTATCCGTTACGACAGGTTAATGATGAGTTTGTAGAGTACGCTAAGGAAACCCGTATTGAGGCAGCTATGACCTCTCAGATATTCAAGTTTGAGTGGTATCTCAATCGAAAATTCAGTAAGTACTTCGCTAACGGTGGTCGTATAGCAATCACCAGCTCCGAGACTCTTGGCGTTCCTTTCTATCTGGAGTCTGCCAATATTGCTAATAGTGAAAACCCGGTTGTCCGCTTTAAGTCGGAAAACAATAATGCCAATCAGCTAATTCTCTATCGGAGCGATGAGCAAACCGGCAAAAGTAGTGTGAGCTTCATCGTCACTACTCCCAAAATTGATACGAAACTCATTAGTGAGCAAAAATATACCGCAATGCTGAAATATGTCATCGACAAGTATCGGCTTGCTAACAAAACATATATCATCAAATACGAATCGTAATGAAAGAATTTAGCGCAGAAACTGGTGGTCGCTATACTTACGCCGATGACATTGAGAACCTTCAGGAGCTGTCATTGGCTTTCGCCCAGATTTTCGATGATTGTGACAACTTCATAGTTAGCGGCTGTGAAGTTTCTTCCGGCTCGATCAGCGCCGGCTATGTGTACCTTAACGGAAGGCTGCGCAAGTTCTCAGGCGCAACCGGTATCTCGTCATGGCCTCAGTACATATATGAACTCAATTCAACTGAGAGCGTGCCGTATGAAAGTGGCACGACTAAGGTCGGTCGTAACGTATATGGCTGTGCGGTTGCCAAGTCCGTTCCTGTTACTAAAGACCCTCTTACCTCTAAAGTTCCTCAATCTATCTCTATTGCATCGACTGGTGGCAAGCGAATGAAGGATGCGTTCATTGGTAAATATGCGCTTCTGCTTAATCCTGCCAGTGACACTCAGACCGTAAACAGCGCTGTGAACTTTTCTAAGACGTTGCAAGCACTGGGCAGCTTGGTGGCTAACAAGGATGTGAAGATTGTCAGTGGTTCTCTGACCACTACACTGAGTTATGACAGTTCAGCCTTCAATGTAATACTGTCAGGTGGCACGAATACATACAAATTCTCGTTGATTGACGGCACCGGTTTTGGTTTTTATGTAAACGGTAACTTGGTTGCAAAAATCAATGCGTCAGCCATCACTTTTAATCAGCCGGTTACAGCTTCCAAGGGTACTTTCGGTGGGCTTGTGATGCACGATAATTACCTGTATCAAGGCACTGCCAACGCCGAGAGCTCGTTGTACATCAACTACTATGGTTACGGCAATAGTTCTTCATATTACCGCAACACTTATATTGGCAATGGCAAAGGCTCAATCCTGCTTGCTATCAATGGCGCATCAGGTTCTATCAGCGCAAATGGGCAAACTACTATAACCACAAATGAGGTAGATGCGCTCATTCTCAAGAATAAGACTTATTCTAAGAATAACGCAAGCCTTGTCAACGCTATCTCTTGGAAAGACAGCGCCGGTAGTGTTATGGCTCGTGCCGGTTTTACCAGCACCGCCGACCAGATTTTCCGTATCATTTGTTCTTCATACGATATTGAGGTTACAGCTGGTACGGCGGTCAACATTGGTCCGGCTATTAAAGAAGGCGGCGTTCTATTGTCTGAGAAGTATGTGCTTGTTTCAGATTTGGAAAGTGCTCTTGGCGGTAAAATCAATGTGTCAGACGTGTACTCCACTACACAAGCCGATGCAAAGTTTGCGACCAAGGCCGGCGGTCTCTCTCAGTTTGTAAACAGTACAAATACCGCTGCCGTGTGTCGCACTCAAATTGGAGCGGTCGGTTCATCAGAGCTTAGCAGTTATGCCAAACTGAGCAACTTCCTCTCTGATATGGCTACGTCAGATGCCAACAAGAAGAAAATCCGCGATAACATTGGAGCTGCTGCTGTTGATGAGTTCCAGACTAAGCTAACAGACTCTGGTTGGATTCTCGTTAAGGATTCTCTTTATGTGCGTCAGATTGGTAATATCGTCAGCGTACAGGGTACAGTAAAGACGGTTCACTCAGGTACAGTATTCACGATACCGAACTCTATCCAAGCTCCTACACACGCTGTTAAACATTGTATCTCTTTTGCCAACAACCGTAACTGGGTGTGCAAGATTGACGCAGGACAGAGAGCTTGTACGGTTGTCTATTGTGACAGCAGTTGTAGCCGCAATACAGAATTTTCACTCTCATATATGATATAGCAATGAAAAAGTACAATTCACCAGCGCAGGCCCGTAGCCTTCGCGAAATCGAAGCTGCTGCTTATGCGCCGGCTATCGAAAACATTCAAAACGTTACTTGCGATGTTCAACCCGTATGTACCGCCGAAGCGACAGAAGAAGCGGGGGCCGAAGCCCAAGCCGAAACCAAAGCCAAAAAAGCGCGGAGCAAAAAGAATACCGAGACGGTTTGATGAAGTTCCGCTGGGCTATAATTTACGCTTAAAGGCACCATTAGAGTACGACCTCATATTACAAGTGGTCGGCCCTAATGGGAAGCCTGAAGCGGACTTAGTGGAAGCCATCAGTTATTGCTCAGCCAACCCATACTTCCGAACCGAACAATTCCGAAAGGCTCTGATAAAGTATCGTGAAAGGGGCTGTACGACAGACCATGTAAAGAAGCCGCCATCCCCAGCGACCATCGCCAGAGCCATCACAATAAGAAAAAATGGTCTAAAAAGACAGTTTTCAAATGAGTGCGAATGATTAAAAATTATTCGCACTTTTCTTTATAATTTTGAAAATTATTTGTACCTTTACACCGTTTTTCAAATTGATATAGTACAGAATCCAGTAATAAACATTATGCAAATCCCTATAAATGAAGGACTTTACTGTGTCTGTACGCAAGCTTACAGACATTGAACTTTTAAGGGAAGCGTGCGAAACGACTTTCTTGGGAACGAGTCATGCGTCGTTAAGTTCTCTTTACAAGTCTGAACACTCCCCGGTGAGGACCCAACTCTTCTGGATCAGCCTTAAAAACATCCCGCTCTTTGTGAGCACTCATCTCCTTCGGCATCACGTTGGTTCTGTTCCATTCCAGCTATCTTGCCGAGATGACCGCAAAGGTGGCAACCCAGGTTTGCCCGGTCGAGTAGAGGAAATCAAAACACAGTTGCAATCTATTTTGGACCATTTTTCAAAAGGAGGCAGCTACCACAACGGTATTCATACCGAAGCCGAAAACATTATCACAGAATTAGATTGGATTGCAGAAAACACAGACCGTCAAACTCCGGTGAACCTCAGTCTGTGTATCAATGCCCAATCCCTTATTGACATGGCGAAACTCCGTCTTTGTACTGGGTGCGCTTCAAAAGAAACAGTGATTGTCTTCCGCGCCATTAAAAATGAAATCGCAAAAATTGACCCTGAGTTAGCTGCTATGATGGTTCGCAAGTGTGTGTACCGCAATGGCCTGTGCGGAGAACCACGCTGTTGTGGATTTAATCACACTTCAGAGTTCCAAGCTGAACTTGGAGATTACGTTTCTCACTTCTCAGAGAAACAAATAGGAATAAACCTCAAATCCGATACAACAAAATGACCATACAAGAATGGCTTAACAACGAGGATTTGCCTATCACCATTTGGAAGAAGAAATACCAGCAAAACGGAGAAGACTTCGAGCAATGGCTTGATAGAGTTTCAGGACAGGACGAAGAAGTAAAAGCTCTAATTCGTGATCAAAAATTTATCTTCGCCGGTCGAATTTTATCTAATCGTGGCGTAACTGGAAGGCACTTAACTTTAAGCAACTGTTACGTGTGTACACCGCCTGAAGACAACTTGGAATCAATTTTTGAGGCCGGCGCAAAAATGGCGCGTACCTTTAGTTATGGCGGTGGATGTGGACTTGATGTAAGCAAACTGCGTCCGAAAGATGCGCCTGTAAACAATGCCGCAAAGACCACTTCAGGTACTGTCAGTTTTATGGACTTCTACAGTTACATAACTGGATTAGTGTGTCAGCAGGGCCGACGTGGAGCAACAATGCTCAGCATTTCTTGCGAGCACCCAGACCTTATTGACTTCATTAATCTCAAGTCAAATCTGGACGTATGCACCAAAGCAAACATCTCAGTGCGCGTAACCGATGCCTTTATGAAGGCGGTAGAAAACAACGCTGACTTCACACTACATTTCACATTGGAAGATGGTTCAGAAATCAAAAAGGTTATCAACGCTAAAGAAGTATTCATGCTCTTGGCGAAACGTAATTGGGAGATGGCTGAACCCGGTATCCTTTATTGGGACCGAATTGCTAACTACAATTTGCTCCAGAATACAGGATTTCAATATGCTGGTGTGAATCCATGCGCCGAAGAACCTCTGCCGCCCGGCGGGAGCTGCCTACTTGGTAGCATCAACCTCAGCAAGTTCGTCGTGCATCCATTTACCAACGTTGCTTTCATTGATACTGACCGTTTGGCTGAGACGGTGGAGGTAGCTGTAAGGGCTTTAAATGATGTGCTTATGGAAGGCTTACCGCTTCATCCGCTTCAGGAGCAACGTGACGCTGTGAGGGACTGGCGACAAATCGGTCTTGGCACTCTTGGTCTTGGTGATATGCTTATTATGTGCGGATTGAAATATGGCTCTCGTGAATCATTAGAGACAATCCGCTCAATCTATCATATTATCGCTGCTTCAGCAGTTCACGCCTCGCTTCAGATGGCAAAACAGTATGGGGCGTTCCCTAAATGTTCATCAGAAATCAAAGAAGCAATCGTTAAGTCTGATTTCGTTCAGTACTTAAATTTGCCGGATTCAATTCTGGATGAAATTAAGGAGTACGGTCTTTACAACTCTCAGCTTTTGACTTGCGCCCCGACCGGAACAATCGGCACAATGCTTCAGGTGAGCACCGGCGTTGAACCAAACTTCGCTTTCTCTTATAATCGACGCACCGTTTCTTTGAACTCTGAAGAAACAACATATAAAGTAGATACCAAAATCGTATCTGACTTCAGAAAGGCGACCGGCATGACGGAGCTTCCAGACTATTTTGTATCCTCTGCTGATATTGATTACCATGATCGTGTTCGCGTTCAGGCAATGCTTCAGAAATACATCGACGCATCAATTAGCTCTACCGTTAATCTGCCTAACAGTGCCACTATTGAAGATGTCGCCGACCTTTATATGGAAGCCTGGATAAATGGTTTGAAGGGTATCACAATATGGCGTGACGGTTGTCAACGTCAAGCTATCCTCTCAACCGATAAAAAGGAAGAGCCTAAAAAAGAATCTGAGCCTGTTGACGAAAACGCTCCGACAAAAGTTAAGAAGGCTTCAGACGACTGTATCGGTCGTAAACGCACTCTTGTTACCGGTTGTGGCACTTTGCATCTCACAGCGTTCTTTGACCGTCACACTGGGCAATTACTGGAGACATACTTCAGCAAGGGCTCACAAGGTGGCTGTGCATTGTTTATGGTTGGCTTGTCGCGCATGGTCTCTTTGGCTGCTCGTGGTAACATTTCAATCCATGACATTGTTGACCAGCTAAAGAGTGCTGGCACGTGTCCGTCTTACGCTGTTAGAAAAGCCACTCGCAAAGACACTTCAATCGGTTCGAGCTGCCCGGTGGCAATCGGCTATGCTTTGATTGATATGTATAACGAGTTGCAAAAGGAGCTTCATGGTGAGCAACATCAGGAAGAAAATAAGCAACCCAGTGTGGACTCTCCAAAGTGTCCTAAATGCGGTGAGCCTATCCAGATGGTAGAAGGTTGTATGACCTGTGCATCGTGTGGATACTCCAAATGTAGCTAAATAAATCTATCTATACCCCTTCTGCCTTCGGGAACAACGGAAGGGGTATAGCTTTAGACAAAACAGTTTCATTATTAATCCTTTTGACATAAATGAAACTTTTTTCTTTCTGTTTTTCAATTACTTAGATAATTTTTCATTTAACTTCTTGAAAATTTTTTCCAAAATATTTTGTTAAGTTAAAAATTCATCTTATCTTTGCAACGTATTAATAAACCAAAGTTATCAAAAATGAAAGAAATGACATGATTAGAAGTAAGGGCATAGTCGAAGTCCATGAGGGCTATGCCGACTCCAGCGAGCTAAAAGAGGCTGTGGACATTTTGCCGGACGGAGAGTATGGTTATCTCCTTTTCGACAAAAAGAAAAACCGCTCGCTACCTCAGTTGAAGTTTCTATTCGGCTACCTACTCAAAACTCTCAGCGAGGAGTTAGAAGGAAACCCGGACGTGGAAGCACTATACAGTTATTTTGAAGAGCTATACGCACCGATTCATCACTGTAAAATCCCAGGAGAAAAGGAAGAGTTTGAATACTTTGACCTTAAAAACGAACCAGCAACTGAGATGGATTATGTCATCAACAAGATTATCCATCATGCCAAGACAGAATGGGACATCGACCTGTTAACCCGTGAACGGCTCAAAGCCGCTGAAGCAAGCGAACTCTACGCAGGTGCCTACGCTGATACTTGGAAAAATTACCAAAGAAAAATATGATAGACCAATTTTATCATTATGATGGATCAAGACAACGCACGTTCAATCTTCAGCGTGTTTGCCGCCTCTCAAGAAACATTCGAGGAAGCAAAAAAGAAGAGCAGTGAAGAAAGTAGAAAGAAAGCCTCATTCTTCCGTTTTGCCAAAGATGGCACTTACAGTATTCGTATTCTCCCCCTTGCACCGGTTATGGACAAGGATGGCAATTTCCTTCCTTTGGACCGTAAGGGCTACGAATATCCCCTCCGTTCTCTGATGCTCAAGATTGAGAACAACAAGAAGCTCATCAAGGGCAAACCCGAAATCCACTACGTTACAGTCTGCAACGCTAAGTACGCCTTCAAAGACATTGAAGCAGACCTTATCGACACCTATGTATCAACCGCATGTGAGCAATACGCCGACGATGAAGCTCTTTGCAAAAAACTCCGCGAGGGCAGTTTCTCAGGTGGCCTCAAATGGGATTCACGTCGCTGCATGTACATTATTGACCTCGACAATGTAGGTGACGGTATCCAAATCCTTCAACTTTCCTACTCTCAGTACAAGGACCTGGAAGAACGCAAGCTCAACCTTTGGGGCAAGCTCAACAAGAATGGCAAAAACGTCCCCTGTCCTATCTCGTCAATCGACGCTGCTTATCCGGTCGAAATTATCCGCAAGACTGAAAATGGCAAAGCAAGCTACAGCTTTAACATTGACACTGTAGCCGACAAGCATATCCTCGAAGAAACAACCCTTCAGAACCTGCTTGACATGCCTCGCCTGCCGGAGCAAATCTATCGCTACACTCGCTATCACCTCGAAGCTACTGTTGCATATCTCACCCAGTTGGATGAGAAATTCGACATCGACGTTGTAAACACTGACGCGGTTCAGAATTGCATCGCTCAAATCAAGCTTCTTCTCCCTGCTGACGACCAATCTCACTTCACTCTTGGCGACAAGGATGGTGACGACTCAGACGCAAATGCCAACGACATCGACTCGCTCTGGAAACGTTACGATGAACTCGTAGCTGCTGACCTCGATGACCAGACCGCAGAAGGTCAGGAACTCCGCACTGCAATCTTGGCGTTCATCGACGCTAACGGTCTTGAGGTTAAGGTTGGTCGCAAGAAAACCAATGAGGACATCCTCAACGAAATCGAAGACGAGTTGGCTGCTATTGCCGATGAAGCAGATGAGGACGAGGAACCCGCTAAGCCTGCTTCAAAGCGCAAGCCTGAGCCCGAACCTGAAGCTGATGATGATGAAGACGATGACGAGCCTGAAACACCAGCTGACGAACCAGAAGACGATGAAGATGATGAGCCGGAGGAACAACCGGAACACACATCTCGCCGTCGCAGCCGCAACGATGACACTAACGAACCTGCTGTTCGTGGAAGCCGCCGTGGAGCTCGTCCTCCTCGCCGCCGTGACTAATCTCAACATCACTAATTAAAATGTTCGCCCAGTATTGTCTGGGCGGGCATTTTCCTAACATCCTCTACATTATGTTGAAATGCTTTCCATGTGCGTTGTTGATAAATGACATTCACGTCAGCAAGGACAATATCGCAGAGTTCCATAAAAACTGGGATGAAGCACTTGAGATTTGCAAGGCTAATAAAATCCAATACTTGATTGTTGGTGGCGATATGTGGCTCTCACGTAGTGCGCAAACATTGGCAACGCTTATTGCCGTCAGAGATGCAATCCTGAAGGCAACCAAAATATATGACTTGTATGTGGTTATTGCAAATGGCAATCACTGCAAGGTTAATCAGGAAGATATTGCAGGCTATAGTCATATCTTCTCAGACTACGAATCGGTCGAAGTGGTAAACGAGTTTACTTCGATTGAACTTTCGGACTCTACTTCAATATGGATTATGAGCTACTTCCCTGAGAATGGTTCGTTCATCCAGCATTATGAAGCGGTTAAAGCCCATCTTGAAGGACACCGCAGCGCTTATAATGTCTTATATATCCATGAAGGCATTAGAGGTGGCTTAGCAACACCCAGTGATGATGAGCTACCGGCTAATTTGTTTAGCGATTTTGATGCTACTTTTGTAGGCCATTACCACAATCGTAAACGAGTACCAGGCACCAACATCGAATATATTGGCGCTTCTCGTCAGCACAATTTTGGCGAAGATGAGGAAAAAGGCTACACCATACTTAATTCAGACGGTTCGATTAAGTTTATCAAGAACGAGGTCAACCAGCGCTATCTCGTTCTTGAGGTCGATATTGCAGATATGGACGATGACTTTATGGCTCGTTTAGCAGAAATCAAAGCAGACAGCCGATACAAGGTCAAAGTACGTATCAAATGTGACTCAGCTCAGTCATCTTCTGTCAATAAGCAAAAGCTGGCAGAATGTGGCGCAAATAAAATTGAGCTTGTGACAGAGCAAACCGAAGTGATGAACGCAAATCATCAAGCCATCACTCAGAAGTTTGACAAGTCCGGCATTAAAGAGGAGTACACTAATTTTTGTGCTCAGAAATCAATCGACAATCAACTGGGACTCCATTATCTCGAAAAACTGAATTAAGTATGTGGCACTTGAAATCCATTCACGCTAACAATCTGTGCTCTTTCCTGGAGATGGATTATACTCTCAAGCAAGGAGAGGCAACACTTATCTTTGGTAACAACTTGGATAGCGATTCCCAGAACTCTAATGGCTCTGGTAAATCAGCCCTTATTGAAGCCATCGCTATCGCATTGACCGGTGAGCCTTTGCGCAAGGTCAATGTCGATGAAATTATTAACGATACACAGGACGAAGCAGCGATTTCTGCCGTTCTGACCAATGACATACTGGGAGAGCAAATGACTATCAATCGCAAGCTCTCTCGTAAACAGCCTCAACTCATCCAAATTCTCAAGCAAACCGGAGAATTTGATAGCGAGGTTGAAGAAATTAGTCAAGCTACTGTTGCGGACTACAACAAGTATATTCTCGATCAACTTGGTTTGACTAAAGACGATATATTTGCGAACTTCATCCTGACTGCTCGCAAATACAAATCTTTTCTCTCCAGCTCTGACAAGGAGAAGAAAGAGATTATCAACCGCTTCAGCAACGGCGTATTGGTAGATGAGTCTATCGAAGAACTTCATACCGATATGGCGCCGGTCCAAGAGGAATTGAACAAAGCTGAAAAAGAGGTAGCCACATGCACAGGTAGAGTTGAGGCTCTTGCAGGTGAGATTGAAAAGACTATCAACGAGTCAGCGGAACGTAAAGCTACTAACGCTTCCAGAATCAAAAACTGGGAGGACGCTATTGTTGCAAAGCGTTCAGAAATTCGCTCTGTATCGGACAATATCGCTAAGGTCGAAGATAGTTTAGATTTGCTCGACGCTCTTGATAAAGCCATGCAAAAATTAGAGAAAGGCAAATCTGATGCTAACGAGGCTCTTGAAACAATCAACGAGCAATTCAAAGCAAATGATTTGGCTTTGACTACCGATTATGCTCGTGAAATTGTTGTTCTCCACTCTCAGTACGAGCAAGCTCAAAAGACTGTTGAAGAAGCCAACCAAGAGGTTGAAAAGCTTCAAACTGCTTTGAAAGACGCTGAGAAGGAGCGTGACCAAGCTCTTAAAACTCTCAACGCAAAGTTCAATAAGAACAAAAAAGACAGTGAAGATTGTGCCAGCAGTCTATCTAAGCTTTCTACTGAGGTGCGTGAGCTTCAGAAAAAAGCGGATGATTTAACTGCTGAGCGCACATCTACAAAAAATCTGTGCATGACGCTTTCAAACCAATTAGCCGGCGTTATTGAGTGTCCGAAATGTAAGCATGAGTTTATACTCAACTCTCAGCTTGATGTTACAGACGCTCGCCATAAACTCGACACTCTCCAAGAAGCCTTGCGTCAAATCGCAAACAAGATTGAAGAGAATGAGGCAAAGTATAACAAAGTTGTGGCTGATGGCAAGAAACAACGTGAAGCAGAAGTTACTCTTGACGAAGAACGTCGCGCTCTTAACCAAGAAAGTCGCGACATCGCTGCTAAATATGAGGCTGCTGCTAACAAATGCGATGATTGTTCCAAGAAGGTTGAGCAGATCAGCGCAAGCTTGAAAGACGTTCAAAACAAGATTTCGAGAATCCGCAAACGTATTTTTGACGATGTGTTTGAAGTGATTGACGAAGCTTACAAACGTCGTGAGGCTGCTATCAAATCGTATGAGGAAGACATTGAAACTCTAAAAGGCTCTATCTCATCGTTTGAGAACGCCATCCAGCAAGCTAAGAGTGCATCTGAAGAAGATATGCTCATCTCTCTCAAAGAAAGTCAAGAACAATACCAAAAGGAGCTTCAGACCGCTATCCAAGTTAAGAATGAGGTAGAAGGTCGCTTGAGTGAATTGCAAGCTCAGGAAGCCACTTTTGTAGAGTTCAAAACTTATCTTGCAAATACAAAAATCAATGCCATCTCCCAGATAACCAACGAGTTCCTGGAGACCATTGGCAGCGACATACGAGTTGCGTTGTCCGGATACACAGTGCTTAAATCCGGCAAAGTGCGTGACAAAATTTCCGTATCACTTTTACGTGACGGTGTGGACTGCGGTTCATTTGAAAAGTTCTCAGCTGGAGAACGAGTACGAGTTGAACTTGCAAGTATCCTAAGCATGAACCAGTTGACGAATATGAACTGCGAAGATGGGAAGGGCTTGGACCTTCTTATCGCTGATGAAGTTCTTGATAGTGCCGACGAGCAAGGTCTCGCCAGTGTATTCAAAGCACTTAATAAAACACAGCTCACTTCATTAGTGGTTAGCCACGGTTTGACAAACGAAGGCTACCCCAACAAAATTACTGTAGTTAAAAGTAATGGGGTATCCTCTATTTATGAAACCAATCACATCATCTGAACGATTAAATCGAAACCAAGTTGCAGCCCTGGACATCGCAACTCACACAGGATTTTTCTGCTTAAATGAGCGAGGTACTTGGGATTTCACCGAGTCCATGCGTCGCAACAACAATAAGCAACACAAAGCCTTTCGTGACACCTTAATTGATTTTATTCAACGCAATGACATCAAACAAATAGTCGCCGAAGACGTTAGTGTAAACAATCATTTCACAGACACCAGAAAACTGTCTGAATTTCGTGGAATTTTATTCGAGGTGTGCGACACTCTCGATCTTCCGGAGCCTGTCTTTATTAATCCTATGACTGTCAAAAAGTTTGCCACTGGAGATGGTCACGCTAAGAAGGACAAGATGATTCAATTCTGTAAGCTCCGATGGCAAATTGAGCCCGGCGACGACAACGAGGCCGACGCAATACACATATTCTTTTGTTACATCAAGCGTTTTAACCTCTGAAATCATGCAACGACCAATCACGAATCACAGTGTTTCACCGGTACCATCGAAAGAAGTAAAGAAGCATAAGAAAGCTCTAAATGCTCATCTGAAGGAATTTTTTAAGCTACTTGACTCTCGTCCCAAACCGACCACAGAGACAATCCGAGCTGAGTTCATAAGACATGAAGCGGAGTGGCATCTCTACTGCGCTAAGCATCGTCTTGGGGCACGTTTAGCAGAGTTGTTCAACGCTAACGTGTCGCTCGAATGGGAACGAAAGTACACTGCCCAACAGAACCAGTAACTGATCCGGAGAGTGACCCCGAAGTAATTGCTCGCAGGACAGCGCTATTTAACAAGTACATCACGCCATTCATCAACATGATATTTAAGCTTGTTGTGCGATATTCAAATAGCCCTGATAACGTTGAAGAAAACTATTCTGAGGTGTTGGTAAATTTCTATCGTTACATTGAAACTTACGACCCCAGTCGTCCGATTAGAACGTGGATTCACATTTGCGTTAAACGACAGGTTTTTGCCTGTGAACGCCAGCGTCAAGCCCACAATAATAAGGACTACGACAACGACATTGAGGATTACGAGGAAGAACTCTTTGCTGATGACCACATCAGCAGTAATATGCTTGGTGTGGATAACTGGAGAGAGCTATACAGTGCAGACATAGTTTCAGTGCTGGATGAACTCAAACCACGTCATCGGGATGCTCTAATTCTGCAAGAAGCAGGATACTCTCTAAAGGAAATTGCGGAGATTGAATATGCTAAAGGTTCACTAAAAACTCCGAACATCGAAACGATTAAAAGCCGACTTAGATTGGCCCGACAACACTTAAAAAACAATATCACAAGAGATGGTAAACGAATACCTCGTCAAGCAGACGCTGAAGATGTTCCATGAGATTGCGTCTAAGCTTATCCACCCAGGTTACAAGCTCCCCCAAGGCGGGGAGCCAACCAGGGTGATACGCACGGCATTGCAACGATTGGAAAAACAATATGGGGCGCTTACAGGACAGCGTATCGTGGACTACGTGATATGTTCGGCTCATGCTTTCAAAGACCGTGGGTCTAATTGGAAGCTGAACCAAGTGTTCGGACCGAAATCTATGGAACGGTTCAACACCGATAAGGGGCGTGTCTATTACGAGAATAAATGGCTGAGCGGCGCAGATTTGAGCCGCAACGATTTATTGTCGATGATAGTGGACCGCAGCGAACATCCGAAAGCAAAGTACGTCTTGGTTCCCAGTGAAGAAGGGACAAAGATGAGATTGCTCAACCGCGAAGTAGGATTTGTCATTTGCCAGACTTCTACTTTAGGTTGGTCTCCGCTTTCTGAGGCTTGTTCCCAGTGCAATTTTATAGAAAAATGTAAAGAAGAAACGCAAAAAAAATTCCCGGAGATATACCGGTTAAGAACAGAATATGTCAGCAAGTAATAAAACAAACGTACTATCAGAGGCTTTCATCGAAGACTTGTTCATCACATGTATCGAGGATAGCTACATTCTTTCAATGGTATGTGAGTATCTGGAGGAGGAACATCTTCCTGACAGAAATACAGCTGCTGTTTTGAAGGCTTTTAAGGACTACTATAGGGAGTATCGCCGTGTTCCCAACTACTCTATCATCCAGCAAAAACTGGCTGGTAAGAATGGTGCTCTCAGGTTCTGGAAGGAAGCGTATGATGATGGAGAAGCGTTTGATACCGATGAATGTCTTGGATTGCTGGAAGAATATTTGAAACGAGTTGAATTTCAGAAGGTATATAAGAAAGCCGGCGAAATTTACAACCGTGACGGACTTGAAAATGCTCAGACAGAACTATCTAAATACATTGATTGGGTTCGCACATTTTCATTAACAGAATCGACATTTACCGATGTGATTAACACGTTTACATCACGTCACATTCAAAATAGAGCTAAGAATAATGCTCGCGGTGCAATCAGGGCAATTACCAGATTCTACATCGACGAGCTCGATCATCTCAATCAAGACCGTGACTTGCGTGGTCAGCTCTCTTGCATACTTGCCCCGACCGGCGTAGGTAAGAGTCACGCATCACGATGGATTGGGTCTCAGGCATGTATCGACGGATTTAACGTACTGCATTTCCAGCTGGAAGGTAGCCGTGAGGAAGTTGAAAATGCCTACTCCGCAGCGCTCGTAGCCTGTAACGCTTATAGTTATGAGAAAGGCTTTATCAAGGATAAGGATATGGACGAGTTCGCTAAGGAGATTGAAGATATTGCCGGCAAGTTGTTCGTGCGCAGTTATCCTAAATTTAACCAGCATGTATCGACTATCAATATCAAGGAAGCCATTGCAGAGTTCCGCAAGAACTACAATGTGAAGCCCGACATCATTATCATAGACTCGATGGACCTGCTTACGGACTCATCAGGTCGCAAATATGGTGATAGCGGTGAGCGTTTGAAACGTATTGCAGTTGCCAATGACCTTAAAGATATTGCCAGCGAGGAAGAAGTCTGGGTGGTGACAACATATCAGGCCCGTATCGAAAATCCTGATTGGGTTAATGATGAGAAAAATGTATTGACTGAGTATTCTTCATCAGAGGCAAAAGGTATTGCTCAGCCGATGACTCACCTCATCACGCTTAACCAGTCAGCTAACGAGCGCAGAGAAAAGACCATGCGTATTCACATAGCAAAGAGCCGTTTCTTCACGAAAGGAGATACGTTCAAAATTGCTACCGATTACGACCACGAGAGATTTTTTGACCGTCAACGAACCGCTAACTTATAAAGACAAGGCTTATGTACATTAGTAAGGAAGAAAAGGATTACTTAATACGTGAGCTCCAAGTAGAGCTTCACGCAAGGTTAGATGGCGGTCGTAAGAACCTTATTGTGCCTGAGTGTCCTTATTGTGGCAAATCAGGAGGCAAGTTCGGCATCTACGTCGGTCCTGAAAAAAACAACAAGATATTCGGCATGGGGCATTGCTTTTCATGCGGTCATACTTGCAAAGACCTCAATCGTTTACTTGAGGATATTGGTCGCCCGGATTTGCAAATCAAGGAAACCGCTCAGTTTACACCGATAGAAGTACCGGAGTTTTTCGGACTGGAAGAAGATGAGATTGACGATGAGCTTGCAGTGATAGAAATGCCTGAGTCATGGAAACGCTGCTATAAAAATCCATATCTTAAATCTCGTGGCTTTACGGTTGATGATTACGCTTACTTCCCAGTTGGCACTACTCGTGGACTGAACTTCAAATTTGACAATTATGTGATATTCCCTATCTATGACAACAACGACATTGTAGGCTATGTTGCACGCCATACTTGGAGCAAGGATGAGATTGATGCCCATAACGTGAAAGCAAAACTGAACGGTAAGTATCAAATTCGTCGCTATAATAACAGTATTGAGAACGATTTCGTCAAGCTACTCTACAATTATGACGCGGTTATCGAAGATGAAACCGACACCGTAATCTTGGTAGAAGGTGTGTTCGATGTTATCGCTCTCACACGAAAACTGGAGTTGTACGACAATCATCGAATTGTTCCGGTATGCACATTCGGAAAGAAGATTAGTGACACCCAGATTTATAAATTGCAATCTAAGGGTGTGCGAGATATAATAGTTGGCTACGATACTGATGCTTCAGATGCAATTAACGTAGCCGCTGACAAATTGAACGAGTACTTTGAGAACGTATTAATCGCAAAGCTCGTAGGCGAAGGTAAAGACTGGGATGAGGCTTCATTCTGGGATATTTATGACACCTTTTCAGAATCACTTTATACTCCAATCGAATATAAATTGAGCAACGTCGATGGCAAAATCTAATCGCATTAATGAGTTATACGATTGGCTGGAGCATAACAAAATCCAGTACTCGCAAGTAGATGCCGATGTCATAGAGATACCGGGACTTGGTAAGGCGTATTTCCAAGACACCCAGCGATCAACCTACAATTCAATATTCAGAAAGGATCAAGCAGGAGAGCTGATATTTAATAGCCTCGTGCGCCCTGAAGAATTGCTAAATGACGGCATCGAATACATAATATTCAAGTTTGGTGACAACTTCTACTATCACAACGTTAACAAGGAGTTTGCACTGAATATTCTCAAGTATGTTGGCGAGCGCACGCCGCTCCAGCACAACGTTCCATTCGTTCATCTGGGCGTACATACTCCGTTTGAATTACTGAACGGTAGCTTTATGCCTGAAGAATGGATACGCAAAGCTAAATATCTTGGTCACACCGCATTAGGCGTGTGTGATTACAACACTATGGCTGCTTGCTTCATATTCCAGAAAGAATGTGACGCAGCTGGCATTAAGCCCGTGTTCGGCTATTCTTTGACAGTTGATTGCGGGGATTATAAGTTTGACGCAAAAGTATATGTGCAAACCCAACGAGGATTCCGCAATCTTCTCAGGATACAGAAGGCTATCATGGTTGACAACGTAGAAGAAAAGACTATCAGCATTGAGGAGTTGCTTAACCGTGCTGAAGGAAACGCTCTTGTGCTTGACAAATATACGCCTACTTCGCTGAGAGATAACCTTGACCTGATTCCAACGCTAACAGAAGCGTTTGACTCTATCTTCTATCAAGTGGACCTCTCAGAATACAAAGCTGAGCGCATTGACATCAGAGTGCTTGAGGCTACCAAAACTTATTTCCACGAATGGTATAAGAACGCAAATATGCCACGTCCTATCTTACTTAGCGATAGCTACTACCTTGATAAGGACGATGCTAAGAACAAGATTATTCTTAACAAGGTAGCTGATGGTGCAGCGCATGAGCAATCGGATGACCAGTATTTCAAAGATGCTGACGAGCATTTCGCTTTGTTCGAGGCTCTGTTTAGTGACGCCTGGGATGAGGTTGCAATTTTTAGGGAGTGCGCTCAAAACACATTTAAGATTGCTGACAATGCCGTTGGTCGCATGGATACCACCAGGAACTATATGCCGAAGTACGACTTAACTCCTGAAGAAGTGGAGAAGTATGGCACAGCGCATAACATGTTCACACAACTGTTGGAAGAAGGCTTACAAAAGCTTGCTCCTAAAGACCAGATGGATAAGTATCGTAAGCAGATGGAATACGAGAAGTATATCATTGAGTCAACTGACAATGTGGATTATCTTCTTGTCCAGTACGACACCTGTAACTGGGCCCGCAGCAACAACATTTTCGTAGGTTGTGGTCGTGGTTCAGCAGCCGGTTCTCTGCTACTTTACCTACTGGGCATAACGCTTATTGACCCTATCAAGTATGACCTCATCTTTGAGCGATTCTTGCTTCCTGAACGTGCCGGTTTACAGCCAGCAGATACTACGGTTATCGGAAATGACATCGACTCTAAAAAGTTCTTTGCTCTGACGCTTGAAAACGGCAAAACTATCAATGTTGATTTTGATGCCGAGTTCATGGTAAAGCGTGGCGACGAAATTGTCAGGGTGTACGCCGACGAGTTAGAAAAAGGCGATGACATCATCTTCGATAACAAAGATATTCTTTTTACAATCAACGAGTTATAATTATGATACTTACAGACGAAATGAGTCGTGCCTTCCAGATGATTGAAGAAACGACAGACAGCCTTTTCATAACCGGTAAGGCTGGCACCGGGAAAACCACATTCCTGAAGTACATAGTTGAACACACCCACAAAAACATTGTCGTAGCTGCTTCAACTGGGATTGCAGCTATCAATGCCGGCGGTGTGACTTTGCATAGACTTTTTAATATCCCATTTGAACCGCAAGGCCCATACTCTACAATCAAAGGGCATTTGTATCCGGACAAATTCAAGCTCTTCAAAATGCTCGATACCCTTATCATTGATGAGGTTAGTATGGTGCGCCCTGACGTATTGGATTACGTTGACCGTAAGCTCCGTTTGTATCGCATGAACCAGCTTCCCTTTGGTGGCGTGCAGATTGTCATGTTTGGAGACTTGTTCCAACTTCCTCCGGTTATGACTAAGAAAGAGGCTGAAGTGCTTCAGCAGTTCTATCGTGGAAACTATTTCTTCCACTCTTTCGCTCTTAGACAAGCTGGCTTCCAGATTATCGAATTGACACAGGTGTTCCGTCAACAAGACACTCGCTTTGTCAATATCCTTAATCGTATCAGAGAGTATCAGCTGCTCCCTATGGACATAGATGACTTGAGCGAACTGAGAGACAGTCGTAAGAGCAAGGATTTTACTTCACAACATATCCATATCTGTTCATTACGCAAAGATGCTGATGAGATTAACCAGCAGATGTTGGGGGAAGCTACGGATGTGTTCCATGCGGAGTTTAAGGATGACTTCAGCTCTAAGAACGCTCCATGTGATGTCGAGCTGAGATTACGTGAAGGGGCTCGTGTTATGACATTGACCAATAATGCAAGCCTTGGTTATTACAACGGTTCAATGGGCACAGTTACCAGTATCGCTTCAGATAAAATAGGCGTTCATCTTGATTCCGGACTTGACGTTATGATCGAGCCTTACACATGGGTAAACCGCGAGTTCAAAGTGCAAGGCAACGAAATCAAGACTATTCAAAAAGGAAGTTGCACTCAGTTTCCTCTCGCTTTAGGCTGGGCGATAACTATCCATAAAAGTCAGGGATTGACGTTTGACAATATCATCATTCATTGCCCCTATGCGTTTGCACCGGGTATGCTCTACGTTGCCCTTAGTAGATGTACTTCTATGGACGGTATCATTACTGACTTTTTCATCAGTCGCAGAGCAATCAAAGTTGACAACGAGCTGCTGGCTTTCAATAAAGCTTGTCAAGCTAATAATAACAAGTTCAATCTGGACGTATATCGCGCCCTTTGTAGATATATGGGTTATGAAGACGACTCAGATTGAAGCCCAAGAAGAATGGCGAGACATACATGGCTTTGAGGGCTATTATCAAGCCAGCAGCCTTGGAAGGATAAGAAGCGTAGATAAGATAATCACACGCAAAAACGGTGCTTCATATTTCCGAGCAGGACGTGTGCTTATTCCGTTCAAAGGAAAGACATGCAATTATCTGAGCGTACAATTCTCAGTTAATAGCGTTCCATCTAAGCATCTTATTCATAGACTAATAGCTTATACATTTTTAGGACTTGAGCCGGATTCGATTTTGGAAGTTAACCATAAAGACGGCAATAGATTTAATAATGCGGTAAGCAATTTAGAACTGGTAACGCATCAAGAAAACATCGACCACTCTGTCAGAACAGGGTTAAAGCATGATTATGGCGAATGTCACGTACACGCCATACTAACTAATGCACAGGCAGCAGAGATCCGAGAAATATGTGGTCGTGGCGTGAAGCAAAAAGACGTAGCCAAACTCTTTGGTGTGTCAAAGCAATGTGTCAACAATGTAGTAAACTATAAAACTTACTTCAGATGAAAATTTTAAAGGTTCAACTAATTAAAAGCACAAAAGCTGTCAAAGTTATTGACACTTTTGTAGATGGAGGATATGTGCAGGGAGCTTCGGGCTCCCTGCCGTAAGTCGGATGTCGATAACGATTTTCAGTCAGATAAGCGTCAAGATGTAAAGGAATATATCGAGAGACGCTACAACCACGACGGCAAGCAACGTGTGTTCTCAGCCGGCACATTCACAACTCTGAAGGCAAAGGCAGTGATTAAAGATGTGGCTCGTACTATGCGTATTAGCCCATCATTAGTCAACTACCTCACAGCTATCTTTGAAGATGACAATGCTACTTACACTGATATTTTCAAGCTGGCTGCAACCAACCGCAAGGTGGCTAAATTCGTGCATGATTATCCTCAGCTGTTTGAGAGTATCCGCACGTTAATGTTCCAGCCTCGTTCAAGTTCTGTTCACGCTTCAGCACTTCTCGTTACTCCTGACGAAATGGACGGCGAAGATGTTGAGTGCTTTGATTTCGTGCCTATTAAAAAAGTCGATGACATTCTTGTCAGCGAAAACAGTGGTTATGACTTGGATGAGCTTGGACTGCTGAAGAATGACTGCTTGGCTACCAAGGAATTATCTAAGCTTCACCAGACATTTGACTTGGTTAACGAACACTACGGCGCAAATCTCACAATGGAAGCAGTAGTGGAAAGCGACCTTTCAGATGAGCGCACCTATGAGCTGCTTCGACAAGGCTATACGCAAAACGTCTTCCAGCTTTCTTCAAAAGGCATGACAAAGTTCCTTATTGAAATGCAGCCGACTTGTATCCATGACCTGATTGCCGCCAACGCATTGTTCCGTCCGGCAACATTGGAAAATGGTTCTACTGAAGCGTATGTGGACCGCAAAAAAGGATTAGTAGCACCGACCTACATGTGGGGAACTTATAATGCTCTGAAGGATACGTTTGGACTAATTTCATTCCAGGAACAAGTAGCCCAGATTGCTCGTGAGGTTGGCAACTTCTCGTTAGGCGAAGGTGTGAAACTCGTCAAATTCATTTCCAAAAAGAAGACTGAGAAAATCCAAGCTATGCGTGAGAAGTTCTTAAAAGGAGCTGAAATAAACGGATGCCCGATTGACGACGCTATTGCAATCTGGCAGCAGATCGAGGCATGTGGTTCGTATCTGTTCAACAAATCTCATGCTACTGCCTACGCCGTGACCTCATATATAGGCGCATATCTGAAAGCTCAATATCCAACCGCTTTCTATACGGTTGCGCTTGAGTGGGCAGACGATAAGGAACTTATTCCTATCATGTCAGAAATGGAAGCTTGTAGTGAGGCAAAAGTGGTTGCACCTGATATTAACAAGAGCGCAATGAACTTCTATACTGATTACGCTACCAATCAAATCTTCTGGTCTCTTTCCAGAATTAAAATGGTTGGTACGAAAGCCGTTGACTGGATTATCAACGAGCGAGAAAAGAACGGCGAGTTCACCAGCATTATCAACTTTATTGAGCGCGTTTTCAAATACAAACTCAAGAAGTACCAATACTGGGATGACCCGGACAATGAGGATGAAGTTCAACGCTGCCCGGTTAATGCCCGTCACGTCCTTAATCTCATTCTTGCCGGATGTTTCGACAAGGTTGAAAATGCGTTCTCAGTTGTAGAACGATTTGCTATCGTTGAGAAAGCCGCTGAAGCACTTGGTTTTGAAATCAAACAAAAGGATTTTCCTGACGACCTGAGAAACAAGCATTACTTCTGGTCTCAGCAACAAATCAAAGTTTCAGGACTTGGCGCCATTGACTACAAGCGTATTTATGACAACAGTGAGATAAAGGCTCAAATTAAGGGACGTGCGTCTTACACAACTCTGAAGGAAACCCTCAACGATGATAAGGACGGTCGCAAAGCCGCCATTGCTGCTACTATCGTTGAGATTGAAGAAAAGAAGTTCACCAGCAAAAAGACCGGTGAGCAAGAAACATTCGCAAAGGTCACTCTCCAGCAAAACAACGACATGGCAGAGCTGGTGATATGGCCCGAAGAATACCGTAACGTCCGTGCCATATTGACCGGAATGAAGAACAAGTTGATAATCTGCATGGCTCAAATCAAGTACAGCGAGTACGTGGGTCATAATAATCTCATGCTGACACGTAACCAATTAGTTGAAATAATATGACAAAGACAATAGTTTTCCGACCCACAATCGTATGCGTTGTAGGCCCTTCAGGAGCAGGCAAAACAACAATGGCTCGCTTCATCGAAAAGACTTTAGGCGTTCAAATGCTCGTTTCATATACAACTCGCCCAAGGAGAGTAAACGAGATAGATGGTGTAGATCATGTTTTCGTAACCGAAGCGGACATGCCATCTCAGGACCAAATGCTCGCTTACACCGAGTTTGGCGGCTATCATTACTGGATGCCAATCAAAGATGAAATGTTCACAGGTCTTGGTGTACTTACTTATGTCATTGACGAGAAAGGTATGCAGACACTGAAAGAGCGTTTCTCAGAGGATTTTGAAATCGTCAGCCTGCTCATCAAACGAGACGCTGACCTGCTCGTGCAACAAGTAGGTGAGGAGCGTGTAAGACGTGACCTTGACCGTATCAGCATACCTGAGAGCGAATATGATTATGTCATCACAAACAACGCTCGTATCGAGGATTTCCTCGCAGATTCATTTCTAACATTCCAAAAAATCATAAAGTAATGGCAGCACCTAAAGAAGAATCACCCGTATTGGTGGCATTTACACTTGACTTTGAAACCGGTAGTCTGGATTGCCAAACCGGAGCTTGCACCCAGATTGCCATTCACGCCACCCGTCTTGACACATTTGAAAAGATTGGCTCATACGTCAGCTATATCTTACCCTACAATCGCAAGGAAGTAGCCGGCGCAACTAAGAAACGTAAAGTGCTTAAATCGGTGTACGACAATGAGCCTGAATCAATGGACTACACCGCTGATGCGCTCAAATACTCAGCTATTACGATGGAAATGCTGGAGACACAAGGCAAACCGATTGAAGTCGTTGCTCAGGAAGTCTATCAGTTCATCGTTGACAACACTCCGAAAGTTCCGCGTAACTTCAAGCCGTTTCTTATCGGTCAGCACGTGTACTTCGATGAGGGCTTCTTCTGTCAAATGATGGAGTACACCGGCATGATGGAGAAGGTCAAAAAAGTCCTCCGTGGCGATAAAGACTTCTACGGAAACTGGCACCCGCTCTGTCTCGACACGATTGCACTCGGTCAGCTTGCGCTTTGCCACAACCCTAACGTAGGCTCATACAAGCTGGAAATCATGTGCGAAAACCTTGGCATTGAACTGGATGACGCTCACGATGCCGATGCTGACGTATCCGCAACTACCAATGTGGTTGCAGTTCTCACCCAGCGCATGAGAAGCGTAGGTGGTGAATATGAAGGTGATGACCTCGCTATGTCTAAAGCAGAAAAGTCACGTAAACATTTCAAAATATAACGCTATGGCAGAAGAAGAACAAACCCAAGAAGGAGTTTACTCCAAGGTTAATGAACCGACGGTCAAGTTCAAATTAATCTCTGACCGTATCATCCGTGAAGTTATCAATGCCGAAACCAAGCAAACGCTGGTTCACATCTCAGGTTATGACCTACAAATCAACTTCAACATGCAGTTCCTGAAGTCGGTTGAGGACGTAGAAGCCGCCTGTGAGGGCATAGCACAGCTTTTTAGGGATATGATTATGACCCAATTACTCAAAGGTAATAAACAATCCGAGTAAAAATCCACTATTCGTTAATGAAAAGGATGTGTGCTTGATGCGTCCTTTTCATTAACTTAAATAGTGAATTACAATGGAAGCTAAAAATACTCAACTCACTGAACAAGAAATACTGTTCTGTGACCTCTACGCAAACGGCGAGGCTCCCTTTGGTGGCAACGCTGCAAGATGTTATCAGGAAGTATTCAACGACCATACAAACAGAGCTAAAAGCCATGCTACGACAATGTTATCCCGCCAAGAGATTCAGGACTACCTGAAATCTCTTGACGAGTTAACTTATGAAGAAGCCAAGTACATGAAGACTTTTCTTCGTGAGAACCTGATGGGCATTATCAAAGAGTGCTCAACTGCGGAATATCGTGACCGTCGAGGCACGCTTCTCTCCCCAGCCGCTCTCCGTAGTGTAGCCGTCAGTGGTATTAAAGCTCTGATGGACCTCTACCCGGTTAAGGAAGCATCGGTAAGCAAACTGAGCATTGACGGCGCCGGTGAAGGAGGCATTACTTTCAACGTGATTATGCCAGAGCAGTCTAAATCAGAAGCAACGGAGAAATAAGCCATGTTGGAAACCATCTTAGCAATAATCGGAAGTTTGGGTGGCGTTACAGGCGTAGTGTCGTTGCTTTATGTAAAGCAAGAGCGCAAATCTAAGGAGCTTGACAACCAAACAAAAGACCTTGACAATGAAGCCAAGCAATCTGAGGAGTGGAAGAAGCTCTATGATGAAGAACGCGCTTGCTTACAGAAAGCCAGACAAGACTACGACAGTACCATCAAAGAAAAGGATACAAAAATTGATGAGCTGTTTGACGAAATATCAAATCAGCGCAATCAGAAGGTAGAACTACATAATCAAATTGCATCAATGACGGTCGAGCTAACCAAACTAAAGATGCTTAAATGCGAAGTAGCTAATTGCCCGAACCGTAAACCGCCCACAGGGTATTAATATGAAACCAGGGGACACTATTCTCATTCTGCCTTCCGTGTCTCTAACAAATTTGAGACTGGAAGCATTAGTTGGGTTGAACGCAACAATCGTTGAGATTAATGGCAACTTTGACGACATCAAAGGCTGCTGGGTAGAACTCCCAGGCACATATCTTGGAGAACGAGAATGGTACATTCCCTATAATTCCATAGGTATATGAAATTCAACTCATTCCTGGGCGGTTGCTTAACCACTATCGCTGTGGTTGGAGCAACCGCTTTCTTTTACAACCAATGTCACCAATCGTCAGTAACAACTCAGGTCGAGAAAACTACTGACGTAAAAGTTGACACCGTTATCAGATTCATTGACGCACCCATACCGAAAGATAGTTTAGTCCTTCGGTATGAAACTGTCAAAGTGCCTGTTAACGACACTACGTACATATCTGCTGAACACGCTTTCCCTGATACGCTAACTGTTTCAATTCCAATCACCCAGAAAATCTATCAAGACTCTACGTATCAGGCTTGGGTAAGTGGATATAAATCTTCACTTGATAGCATCAAAATCTATCAACCGGTGACAACGATAACCAACACAGTCACAAACACTGCCGTCCAGTATAAGACGAAACGCTGGGGTGTTGGTGTGCAGGTTGGGCTTGGAGTAACGCCTTCTAAGATTGAACCGTACATTGGCGTCGGCGTTACATACAATATTTTTTCGTGGTAAACTAACCCACGTAAATAAATTACTTTCTATTCTTTAACGAAAACAACATTCAAATATATGAAGATACTCATCGACAACGGACACGGAGCTGAAACAAAAGGAAAATCATCTCCCGATGGCAAGCTTAGAGAATATGCGTGGGCACGTGAAATTGCCAAGCGCGTAGAGGCTAAGTTGGTCGCATTGGGCTATGATGCTCAGCGTATCGTCACTGAGGAAAACGACATCTCCATAAATACCCGTATTAATCGCGTCAATGCTATCTGTAAGACCACTGGCGCTAAGAATGTGCTTCTCCTTTCCATTCATAACAATGCAGCCGGTAGTGGTCAATGGATGACCGCTCGTGGTTTCAGTGCTTTTGTATCTAAGAACTCTTCCAGCAACTCTAAGAAATTTGCCGCGCTTCTCACTGATGAGGCTATTGCTCGTGACCTTATGGGCAATCGCTCAATCCCATCCGGCAAATATTGGACTTGGAGCTGGACTACTTCAGACATCGGTATCTTGAAGGGTACTAACTGTCCTGCGGTACTTACTGAGAACCTGTTTATGGATAACCAAGAAGATTGCGCTTATCTGCTTTCTGAAGCCGGCAAGGAAACTCTCGCCGACCTCCACGTACAGGCAATCGTGAAATACGTCAAATCACTTTAATTAATAACAATATGGAACTCAACGTTATTGACCGCATTTACATTCCCACTATTCTCCCAACAGAGAATACATTCATGGACTTCAACATGAAGCGGGAAATCATCAAGAAAGTTGCGCTTACCGCCGAGGACGCAAAAACTTATAACATCCAGGAAGACGTGGAAAACAAGCGTACAACCTGGGACATCAACAAGGACCGCGAAAATCCGCTCGTTGTTGACTTCTCAAAGCAGGAGTTGGAATACCTCAAAGCAGCTTGTGAAAAACTTGCTGACAAGCCCGCTCCAGACAATCTTTGGGCTACCGTAGAAAAAATTTACGCTGCTGTGCAAGCCTCTGCATAAAGGCATACCTTGATCCTTTTATTTCCATAAGCCGAAACCGTGTTCAATTCAATTTGGGCACGGTTTCATTCATTTTCATAGTTCCATGCCAGCCCCTGATTATAGCCGTCATGGTAGCCATCTTCATAGCCTTCCATATAAGCCGCTGCAAATCCTGGGTATGTTGGCTCATCATTATAGTAGTAGCCAAATTCCAGATGATGAGTAGCGTCAGTATAGCCTTCTTGTTCGCCGTTAATATAGCCCTCGTCATACGCTTCTTGCTCTGAGGTGAAACGATTATCATCTGAAGATTTTGCTGGCGTTGCAGGGGCTTCTACGGGCTTCTGGACGGTATCTACAACTACGACGCTATCTGCCGGCTCGCTGATGGAGTCGGAAACCTGCGTCTGTTCTGTCTTTACGCTCCCAGTACAAGCGGTTAGCACGAGAGACAATGTGGTGAGATAGAGAGTTTTCATATCGCAAATATAATAATTTTTTCTGGATTTTCACCCATTTGAAGATTGTCATCTCTATTCTTCAATGTAATAAACCAAACTCTATATGAATAAGAAGAAACGAGAATTTGACAACACTACCCCTACAAGAGCGGTAGGTTTCCTGGTTTGGTTCAGAAACCAATACCAGCTATGGACCAACGACACCTTTTACAAGATGGCTGAGAAGTATGGTCAGGGCAATTACGGTACATGCCGCAACATGATTTTGGAATTGGCAAAAGCCGGTTACATCAAAATCTGGACGGATGGTGGTCGCCGCCGTCGCTACTATCTCGACCTCAAAAAGTACAATGAATTAGTTCACCCTCATGTTTTCCAACGTTATGATCCCAGGACTAAAACCACCTACGAATCTTAAAATTGACTTCGCGCCTTCGCCTCGTCAATACTCCGTCTGGAAGAACCTGCAACCGGAGTGCCCGGTTTGCGGCGGTACGGTACGTCAAGTACAAAACGGAGTCGATAGAAATGGCAATCCAACATACATATCTGTATGCCAAGATTGCGGCAATGACAACATTCCCCAAATAATTTTATGTGGAGGAGCTGCCGGCGGCGGGAAAATGACCTCACTTAACAGCCTGATTTGCACGCCGTTTGGCTTTAGACCGCTGAAAGATTTAAAAGTTGGTGACATTATCACCAACCCAACTACAGGCGGTCAACAACGAGTTCTTTGGATACACCCAAAAGGTAAACATCCATTTTACCGTGTACATTTTGTTGACCAAACATACACTGAATGTTCAGAAGGTCATTTATGGAGAGCGCATCAGAGTCGCAAAAAGTCAAAATTAGCCAAGCGCTATCCAGAACATTACGCTGAATATGGAGACGATAAAATTTGGTCCACAAAGCAAATGTATGAATGGTACCAGCGAAAAAAGAATGGTGTGAATGAAAGCAACAATCTAATCATTCCGCTCACTAAACCTGTGCAGTTTACTCTTGGCAATAACGATCCTCTATTGATTGAGCCGTATATATTAGGCGCAATTATTGGTGATGGGTGTATCGCAAATAGCTGTATATCCCAAGGTGTTGTTGAAATGATTACAATGGACGAAGAAATCAAAGCCCGTTTTATCAATGCTGGATACGATATGTCTAATTATTACATGAAGCCGAATAACAAGGCTGCGCATTATCGTATTCGCGACGCTAAACTCATTGATTCACTACGTCAGCTTGGCATCGCTGGAAATACCTCCATAAATCACATGATTCCTAAAAGGTATTTATACGCTTCTATCGAAGACCGATTAGAACTTATGAAAGGGCTTATGGATACTGATGGATATGTTGATAACAGAGGGCACATGAGCTATACATCAATCAGCAAGCAATTAGCTGAAGATGTGGCGTTTGTTGTACGCTCTTTAGGCGGTGTCGCAACCATTACAACCAATCCTGCTGGTTATAAAAATGAGAATGGCGAATATATCAAATGTAATGATACATGGGACGTACAAATTCGCATTGAAGAACTGGCACCAGAATTTGTCGGCTTAACGCGCAAAAAAGAGCGTACCAGATTAACTTTCAACGGTGGCGCTTCCAAACTCGGTAAACGCATTACAGATGTCGAGTATATTGGCGAGCAAGAGAGCTTCTGTATCACCGTTGACGACCCGTCAGGACTTTACATCACCGACAACTTCACTGTCACTCACAACTCGTACCTCGGTTCATGCTGGCTCATCAGTAGCTGCTTGCGTTGGTCCGATATGCGTATGGTTGTCGCTCGTAAAACTCTCAAGAGCTTGCGCGAGTCAACTTGGAACACTATCCAGAGCGTAGCGAAATCCTGGGGACTTGAGGAACAGGTTCACTACAAAATCAATAACCTCTCAGGGGAAATGATATTCTGGAACGGTTCCAAAATCATTATGAAGGAAATGGCATATTCGCCATCAGACCCGGACTATTTGCGCTTCGGTTCATCGGAGTTCTCAGGAGGTTTCATTGATGAGGTCGGCGAAGTTGACCAGCGAGGCGTTGACGTTTTGTTCTCCCGTCTCCGTTGGCGAGTTGCCGACACGACCAAAGTGCCCAAGCTCCTGATGTCAACCAACCCGTGTATGGGATGGGTACGTGATAGGTTTGTGCTGGATGAGAACGCAGAGCCGGTGGTTTGCCGCCCCAACGAAATATACATCCCCTTCAGCGTTTACGACAACCCAGACAAGAACTTTGTCAACGCTTACGTTTCCTCGCTGTATAAGATTTCCGACCCCAGCGTAAGAGAACGTCTGCTCTTTGGTAACTGGCTGTATGTTGATGTCAACGATGCTGCCTGCTATTGGAAGTTTGACGGAGCAAAGCACTTGGTTGACGGATTGAAAGAGTCTAAATACGACCCTCTGAAGCCGTTAATCCTCAGCTTTGACTTCAACGTTGCGCCTTACATGAGTTGTTTGGTAGCTCAGATTGATTACGACAACAAGGTTGTTTACATCCTGGAAGAAATTCTCGGAAGACCTGAGCAAAAGGAGAATAACACACCCAAGTTCGCCGAAAAAATCCGAAACCATCTGCTTAATGCCGGTCATGCGGGAGGCGTGGTGGTTACAGGCGACCCGGCAGGATTGTCACGCACAACGACAACTGAAGATGGCGTGAACAACTACACCATTCTGCTTTCAATCCTTGACAGCCCTCTACTTAGACCGAAGAAGAAGCTGCTCAATAAACAACCATCCCAGATTACCCGCTTGGAATTTGTCAACAATATCTTCGATGGGTATCAAGGCTGGAGCATACAAATTGACCTCAAATGCCGTAAGTTGATTGAAGACCTCATCAACCAGCGCAAAGAAATGGACGGTTCCAAGAGCAAGGCGAAAATCATGGATGCCAAGCTTGGAATAAAATATGAACGATACGGCCACTTCTCTGACACCTTAGACTACCTTCTTGTACTATTCTTAAATGAACCGTGGAAGAAGTTTAATTCCAGCGGAAGTTCCGGAATAACGACATTCAATGGGACTCCGATATACGGGTCATTTGAATATTAAACGTGATTGATATGTCTCAAAGATTTCTCAATAACAACGACTATATGAGTCAGATTTCGGATGAGTTGTTTAACCAGCTTATCCGAGGTCAGCAAATACGTGTTGAGCAAGCTGAGGAAGCCGCAGAAGCATCAATCGTCGAGTACCTGACGGATAACTATGAGGTGGAAAAGGCACTTCAGGTTGGCAAAAATCTTCGCGAGTATAATTCACGCATCACCTATCCGGTAGGCGTTCATTTCTACTACGAAGGGAAAATTGTAGAGGCGCTTCGGTCCATTAACGGTATTAAGGCACCGGCTTCCAAAGAGTACTGGCGAGAATATGAAGATTTTGACGGCGCACAAGGCAAGTCTGTTTCCCCATACTCTCAGCTGATGAATTACCGACCGGGAGATCTCGTTTTCTTCAACGGTACGATTTACGAGTGCATGGAATATAACGGACTGGATTACGCCGACATTCGCATCCCAGGCATTATCGCATGGGAAACGGTTGAAGTATCCACTTGGGAACCTAATTTGGAGTATGAACTTTGGAACGTAGTAGAGTGGGAAGGTCAGTTCTTCGCTTTGATTAGCCTGGATAACATTGACCTTACCGTTAACCCGATGGACTCTGATAATTGGGGTCTTATCGGCAAGTACGACCCAGAATACGAATACGAGTTCAAAGATACAGAATACGTGGAGTTCGACGGTAAAGTTTGGATTCCTACAATGACACCCACCGCCGATAAACTCGTCGAGGGGTATAACTTCAGATACAATGACCCCAGAAATACCAACCTCAAAAAACACATGGTCAAAATCGCGCTATACGAACTGCATAAACTTATCTCGCCGAACAACGTTAGCTCGGCTCGCATCACAGACTATGAGGCGACTATGCAGTGGCTACATGACGCGAACCGTTGCAAAATCAATCCGCAAATCCCAAGAAAGATGGATGAGGAGAAGAAACCGGTCAGCGAAATAGCGATAGCAACTTTTCAGAGCGATTACGACCCAAGAAAAAATCCGTGGCAGATATAGTGCGACCGCCCGGAGCTAACCCGACAAGGTGCGAATCCCGACTATTATGGCCGGGATTCGTTTTGTCTATAGGCGTTTACTCAGCAGCCATCATAAAGGCTTCAGTAAGCTTATCGCGGTTTTGCTGACACTCTCCATTATAATAATGTTGCTGTATCATTTCTATGCTGGTGCCGGCGGCATTAGCAACGTATGATACTGAGAGCCCGTGGTCGATAGCAACGGTTATGGCAGTGTGGCGAAACACGTAGGCATAAAGGTCGAAATGCAACCCAAGTTCTTTGCCGACAACTTTCAGCCATTTGTTCAGAAACTCACGGAATTTTTTGAAAGTGTAATCCTTGGTCGTGTACTTCTTTTCCTTCTCATCGTCCATGATAGGAAAGATGTAGCCGTCCTTTGATTGGCCTTTATACTTATCTATAATCGCACGCATAGCAGGAGTCACCGGAACTTCAACGGGACGGTGCGTTTTCTTGCGTCTAACGGCGATTGTCCCTTTTCTGGTAATGTCCCTCCACTTTGCTTTTATCACATCACAGGGAGCAAAAAACGAGTGAAACATGAACACGCAAAAGTCGTAATAGATTTCCACCATTTTGCGGTCCTTATACTTCGGTGTCAAATCCTGAACACTGAGGTTGAGGAACATTCTCAGCTCGTCGGCAGAAAGCACATCAGGCTCTCGCATTTCCACAGCGTATCTGTCAGGGTTGTAATCTACGAACTTGAAATCGCCAATCTGAGTTAGCTGGAAGGAGACATCTCGATCCTTGCTTGCTTTCCCCAGCAAGGCACGAAAACGTTTTGAGTGGTGCACGTATGCCTTACCTTTGGCGAAGATATTGGCAATCTGCACCATCTTATTGTAATCAAGGGTTGAGAACGGCATTGCTTCAAAGCCCGGAATTTCTTTGCGGCATTTCTGAAGGAGCTTGTAATATCCCTCAAAATTGCAACCGGCTTTCGCCTTTTCTCTAAGTGTGATTACCTCCAGATATTTGGCTACAGAATTAGAATACTGCTCAACGGTCCAGTCAGCAAGCTCAACAGGCTCGCTTCCGGTGTGGCGGCTTTCATTCTTGTAGTAGTCGGAGATTTGCCTTGCGGTCAATTCCGGGTGTTCGGTCACGAGCTTCCAGTACACCTGCTTGAACTCGGAAAGGGCTTGGTTGTTTTCTACGTGGCAAGGGGAGTAACCTGAGAACTGTTCCTTGTCAGCTTTCCAGTGTTTGAGGTCAGGAGAACCTTTAAGAAGATACTCCACGTTCTTGTAAAACCGGTCTTTGTTTTCGGAAATTCTCAGGACAAGTGAGCCGGACCGGATAATGATTTTTAGTTTCACCATGACTATTCATGCTTTTATGAAAATGATTATGATGAACCAATGAGTCGAGGTGAATCCGGCGTCACAAATTTTGCACACTCGAAGTCAAGATTTCGGCGATTGCACACCATTTTTGCCTCAAAAATGCACACTCGGAAAATTCGACTTAACAGTTTCCGCGTCCTTTTGGACTCAATTAGATGTCTTGATTTTCAAAGAGTTACCAATGAAATTCGTCTTAACGAAAAACGGTCAAACTTTTCTGTTTGACCGTCGATTGTGGTGCCACCAGGACACGTATTTTTAGACGACGCAAACATCTAATTTCCAAACTATTAGCCTTTGATTTCCTCGCTCAAATGCACAAATTTTGCACACTCGGCTTCAGCAGGACTCTCAGTTGCTGCTGCAAAGATATAACATAAATCTCGTTTTTCCAAATCCGTATAACAAGGTTCATGTCAGCGAAATAATCAAAAATCTCCCGTATTTTCATCTTAACATAAATTATTTGCGATATTGTTGCACATCACACCTCTCAAAAATAGAAAACCCTCTCGTTTCACAACGAAAGGGAAAACCACGTGTAATTAACAACAAACAAGAAAAGAAACAACCTAAAAATCACCCAATACCTTAAAAACTGCCTTGATGTTTCCGGACTGACAATAACGAACAGCGTCATCGTAGTCCAAGTCAACAAACGCAATCATGCCATCAGGTTTTACGCAAAGAAAACGATAGCCAAAGAGATTAGATTCGAGGAGCTTTCCAACTACGATTTCCGTATGAGAAACGGAGTACGTACCGCCCAGTTTCAAATCAGTTAGTCCTTCAATGCTGGTGGAATAAGTTCCATGTTCCAGTCGAACAGCCTCTTTGCGTTTATATCTGCAAGAAGCGAGATTGCCATATTTGTCAACCGTATATATTCGACGACCCGATTTGATTACCAAGCCGTCGCCTTTACCTTCTCCAGTCCACTCCAATATTTCAGGAGCGTCTGTTAATCGTTTGTCTTGTCCCATGTTAGAAGATGATTAGATGGATACCATAGCCCACTGCGCCACCCAAAACGGTAGCAGCCAGATCGAGCCAGTCAAATCCGTTTCCAACGACCCATCCAAAGATACCGCCCTTCTTACCGTTCCACAACCAGTCTTTAACCTCTGCGGTACAAGCAGCGGAGATAACGGCGATGTAGCCAAGCGTTAAACCAAGAAGAAAACCGACCACGATATGCTGAGGACGATTGCTTTCAGTAAGCCATTTTAAGTACTTCTTCATAATCTTTTTATTTATGAATAGCTTGTGGGCGCACGCGATGGGGCATAAAAAGAGGGATATAGCGCTTTCGAGCCATACCCCTCTCCAATCTCAAAAATTAGCGCACGGTTATTTATTGCCAAAGTCAGCCGGGGTCTCTCCCCAGCGCTTGTTATCCCAATGAATTACTTGGATTGTATCTACGTCCGCTGAGAGAGCCCGTAAGAACATCTCAGCGCGTTGAAGGTCACGACATGGTTTCACAGAAGACGTTTTCTTACTGTCGAACCATGTGATTGCAGTAGTGGAGTCTGTAAATATGATACGAGGCTGGAAGTCGTTTTCGATAATGTATTTGACTGCTTCTATCACGGCAAGGAACTCACCTATATTGGTAGTTTGATTGCCCAGATCACGGTAAAAGATACGCTCCTTTGTTGCGAGGTTTATGCCTTGGTATTCCGTTTTCCCATTCTTCATGGAATGGGCGGCATCAGTGGCGATTCCCTCTGTTGGTCTTGTGAGTCTTTTTGTTGCCATTAATCTGCATCATGTCTTGTTTCATCAGCTCGATAAGGTTGGTGGCAGCAGTAGTGAAATCGTCAACCACATCCATCAGGTCTTTAACGTCGCAACGCCTTTCCAAAATAGCTCGGCACGCCGGTAAAGATTTGACAGATTCCTTTTGACCACGGAACGGGTCGAAGCGGATGATTTTGTTGCCGAAGCTAACTTCGACATTATACTTAATACCACGAATGTATTTAGTAGAGATAGTCGCTTTGAACTGTACCGGGTTAGCCTCGATAGCAATATAGCCTGGAACATGCTCCTCACCAGTCTTTTCGTTGAGCGTTTTGCCCATCGGAATCAGCGTACAGTCGTATAGCACGTTGATGAGGATGTTATTGGACATCTCACGGTCAATGATGACGATTTTCTTCGGGTACGGTGAATCCTGACGAACACCGCAAACGACATCATTAACTGGGTTTTGAGATACGAAGCTAATGAGCGCTCCGTTCTTGTCAGATTTGATGAACTTGAGCTTTGTGTGGATTTTCTCCACGCCTGCCCCAGTAGATTCGATTTTATTAGTCTCTTTTTCCATTATGGCATTGTTTCTATTGATTATTCAAAATAAATGTACCGCCAGGAGCATATATGTAATGACTGGTGGTACAAAGTTAACTTATAAAAGCCAAAAATCCTCAAGAAAATCGAAGAAAATTTCGTCTAAATATCTGATTTACAAGATATTATCATTTAGACGATTTTTGCATACAATTTGCTTGCGGAAGATTGGCTCTCAGCTGCTTAGATTCGATTTAACGAACCTATTTATTGTTAAGACGAAAAATTTTTAGTAGTCCATATCTTTTTCTGCTTTAATGCGTTTCACATCCGGAAAATCGAGGATGCCATCGCGGTTTCTGTACGTGATGAGCTGTATTTCGATGCCAAGGTTGCTCAGCGTCGATAAAATAGAAATGTCGTTGGGCAAAAGTCCAACGCCGGGCTCTGAAACATAAATTGTCGGGATTAATTTTGACACCATTTCCACGTTGTCACCAAGAACTGCATAATGATTGGTAAGCTGGTAGAGAATGAGTGCTTCGGGATACATGGCTTTATAGTAGTCATGCACTTCAATTTGTCTTGCGTTCATACTCGTATTGTTATAATTGGATATTGTCTATCACACATTGGTCACACAAGCCATCGTTCCTCTTGTGCTCAAGTTTAGTGATTTCCTTATTGCAGTTTGTGCAATAATACACAGGCCGCTCTCTGGCATACAAATACTTGCGCACTTTTGCGACAGGCATACCGTACTTGTTTGCAATAGCCTGGACAATGAGCTTGGGTAAGACCTTATTCTTGCGTTGAAGTTTATACTCATACTCAAAAACAATACGCACCGCAACTTCGTTCACCAGCAATCCCATAGCATCGAGTTTCTGGAGTTCCATAGCCGTCAACCCGACTACGGCAGAGAGCTTATTATACTCTTCCTCGGAAAACTGGTAACGTCTCATGCTTTCTTCTTTTTCTTCGGCTTCGCGTACTCTTCTATCTTGTTGCGAATGTCAATGATGGATTGCTCGAAGCCGTCCAGCACATCCAAAGCATCTTCCATCGCAGCACCCCTGGAAGACATCTGTAATCCTTCAGGCAGTGCGTCGTAAGCGTCTTGTTCTTCGTCGCGTATATCGTTGAGACAGTCAACCGCTTCATCGAGCAGTTGAGTTACGTCGTATAATTCTTCACGTCTTTCTTTATTCATATTATAAAATTATGTCAGCGTCCAAAGCAGCGACAATGCTGAGGAATGAGTCCAGCTTCAAATCGCCGCGACCGCTTTCAAACGCTGTGATTACATTACCGGGGACGCTTGAACGTCTTGATAGTTCAGGCGTGCTCCATTCTATTGATTTTCTCTCGGTTATCAATGCCGTTCTCAGGTCCGATATATCCATGACGCTGGAATATTCATACCCCACAATTTCAAATGAGGCGTGACACATACCCATATAGTTCAGCGCATCGCTCATGTTGATATTGTCGGCGGCATTGTCGATAGCTTCAATCTTTTGCTTAGTCAGCTGAAGCATAAAAGGAAGCGACTCTACAATGCGCACAGTCGCCAGTTCCTTTCTTAGTGTTAGCCATTTACAAAACTCTTGGCGTGTCATTTGCCGTCAGATTTATGCTCTTGATAATACGTCCATCCAAACCATATTAAGCCCACTAAAAAAATTATGCCAAATATGGCAGGAACGATAACATCAATCCATTCAGTGCAGAACGTATAATACAAGCCAACAATTAATAAAACAACTAAAGCAAATCCTCCGATGATAGTTAAACACCATAGCGCAACTTTGAATAGATATGCGCTAAGCGAATGGCTAAACTTTTCATCTGAATTATCAAAATTATCAGGAGTATAATGTGCAGCTACACACATGATAATACCCAACGCCATCACTCCAAGCAAAATCCACCAGTAATCATCGCTATACAACTCAGGCATCTTGATTTGATAGCGTACTGGATATAGCGCATACCATAGTGGTATGGGCCAAAGCATACTTAATATGATAAGCAGCTTTCCGATTGTTAATAGACACTTTCGCATAGCTTACAGAAATGACGTTAGTTTTATAGCCACAATGCCGGCAGATAGAAATGCCAGCACTCCAAGTAGTATTCCAAAGCCATTTAGTGCTGGCTTGAGAACACCAGATTTCCGTGGAACAAGCCACCAATAAAGAGCCGCAATAGCGTTTATCGCAGCCCCAATGCCGATGTATATTATGCCCTCCCAGATCATTGACCATTGCCATGCTTTGTGGTCTGCGGATTCGCTAATAAGCCCTACGGTTCCGACCAAAACACCGGAAGCCAAGAAGCCTAAAGTTGCTCCAGCAAATACCATAGTAGGTATGTCTGTCAGCGCAAATTTCTTAGTTTTCTTTTCTTTATCTTGCTTATTCATTATGTACTTATCAGTTTGATTTAGTGCAAAGATACAAATAAATAACGGAAATGGTTTTGCAACTATTTGGGTATGCGCAAATTAATTTGTATATTTACAGAAGAAAAGGGAGATGCCGAAGTGTTGCGCATCCCAGCATCTCCCACACAGATAGCATGATTTGAGCCTATTTACGCCGGCTTCAAATCGGACTCACGGGCGATTCCTTTTAGAACGGCATTGTCAACTTCAACGCGATAGAAGAAGTCGCGTTCTTCCGCATCGTTCTCGCTGAAAGCGGCATAAACCTTCTTTACTTTACCAACCTTCCCCTTAAACTGAGGCTGAAGGCTGTTGCTCGTGATGATCACCTTGTCGTCTGTCTTAAACTTACTTGATGCCATAACGTTTTATGCGTTAAATTTTTCTTTCCAAGCCAGATAATCGACACGCGATTGTGCCAGCAACTCAGGCGCTTTGACCTTCAAATCGTCAACGCGCACAATGGGCACGCCTTTGTACGAGATGTAAAGACGACCGTTAAACTCGGTTACGTTAATGTTCTCGCAGCTCAGATTTTCAAGGTCGCGAACCTGCTGTTGCTGCTTGGCTTCTTGTGACTGGGTGCGATACTTCTTCAGCCACTCGCGAATAGCATTTAAAAAATTCATTTACATAGCTATATAAATTTAAGAAAGAATTATTGCGACCGAAGCCGCCGTATCAATTTGACGATATTATAATTGCCAACAATTATTAGCCATTTTCCCAGCGTTCCTGAGTATAGTAGAAGCCGACACCGCAGGTATATCCCTCATATACGAGTGGGCGAGCAATGAGGCCTTGGTCCGCAGAATCGCGATTAACAAGAGCGCAATACTGCTCCACAATATTGCGAGTGTTCTGCATTTCATACCCGCTTTTATAAAGAGGCTTCAAATAGAACGAGTTGTCGCCAAACGACCAATTCAACATGTATGGGCGGTCATCAATGCCACCCAGTACGCAGCCATGACCGACTTCAACATAACTGCTGAAATCGAAAATCTCCTCGAAAATGACGTCAGACATGACATCTTTTTCGTTTATCGGAGCTTTGTACAATTTGCCGTATTCAATGTCTATCATAACGCTTACTTTGAGGGGAATATTGCCTGGAGCTTTACGACAAGACTTTGCGTTTCCTTATCATAAAGCTCAATGGTCTTTTCATCAAAATCTACCTGAACGTCATAGTCTGTGACGATACGCTCAGGCTCTATGTACATCGTATTGTGAGCCAATACGTCAAAGATGTTAGAGAGCAGGTCTTTTTCATTTACGTCGATTGTGCCATTGATGAACTCCAGCTCGTCTTCATTATAGCTGATGTCTTCATCGTTGACGCATACGTAATCGACCATTTCTATCTCACCTTTTGGCGAATAGACGCTTCGAGGTTGAACCTCGACAACCTTTCCGTTATCTTTTACTCTTGCTTTCATAACCTTGTCAGATAAATCGTTTGACATAATCGTATGGTCCTGAGAGCGAGAAAACGTGCTCCCCATGTACCGATACGCATTTCAGGAGACAACAGCGCTTAGTTCCGGTAATCGTATAGTTGTCTCCGTTCCTATCTTTACCGGATTTGAGAATGTTTGTTTTCATACGAGTTTGTATTTTTTGCGGTAATTCTTCATGCACTTACGCGCTTCTTGCTTAGTGCGGAACGGACCTGCAATCTGGAAGGATTCATCCCAGTGGATAAACCATAGCAATGTTCGTTCAATCGTGATACTCACGCCATAACTGTCACAGCCCCAGAGAGGATCAGTGCTCCATACACGGGTGACGTTGATGGATTTAATTTTCTTTTGAAAGAGTGACATGTGATAATGAGGTTTGATATTGGGTTAGTTAGTGTAGATTGGTATCAGTTCGCACACCGGCACTTCCGCTTCAGAATGGTCGTTTCCGATTAAAACAACCGTATCCAACGAGAAATCGTCCGGGTCAATAGGTTCACCATGTTCGTTAAATTCAAAAGGTACTTCAAATACAGTGTACTCTCCAGAAGTAAGTTCCTCCGGGTCGTTCCACCATACCTTTGCCCCTTTCTTGAGGAAACGGTAGAAGTAGCCGATGTCCTCGTCCTCGAACTCGTTGATGTATGTCTCAGGACATGCCCACTCAAGTCTGTGGAATAAATAGTCACACCACTCACGATTGCCAAAGCATAAGTCAAGCAAGTCGTTATGAGTGTATCCTTCGATGGCGAAAAACCCGTCTTCATCGGGCTTAACGTCGTCAAAGTCGTGCTCTGGAATGTAACAAACTGCATCCCAGTCTTTCTCATAGGCATCTACGTCCTTGTAGATATTGCCAAACGCAAGCCCATTGTCAAAATAGCCCGGTGCAAATCGGTATGCGCCATCGACTATCTTCAGCTCGCCGCATGAAACTTTTTTGATTTCCATTGTCAATTTAGTTTAGGTGGAAGTTCGCTTCCATTGCAGAGATGACTTGATTGCCAATCGTGGCAAAATAATGTTCACGAGGCCCGTTTCCGGTCTGGATGAGGCTACGTATATTGCCGTTAGCCATATCTTCAACTTTGAAATGATATGGAGCTTCCACAATCATTTTACAAATGGCATTAAATAGCACATCCTTGGGGTTGGAACTGGTGACAGAGCCGATACTAATCTGCTCTCCGTCATCAGCCAACCACACAAGGCGATACTCTTTAGCTGGTTTTCTTATTTGCGCCATTCAGCAATCTTACGGTTAATGTTAATGCCGTTGTCTTTGATGAGCTGCTTCATCACGCCGAACAAGCGCCAACCCTCATCAGAGTAGAGGTTAGCCTTCTCATCCAGCTTAGTGAGAGAAGCTGACTGCGACAAGAAGCGACCAGCGTCTGAACGGAACTTAGCGCTGTGGAACAGGATGAGGTTGCGCATAGTGAAGTATGCACCGGCACCCTTGTAAGCATCCTTGAACTCGTTAGCCATCGGGATTGTGTAAGATACCCAGGTTTTCTTCACGAGAGCGTAGAAGGAAACGGTGTTGACGTACAGCTCAGTGGCGTTCTTAGACGCTTTGATTTTGAGCGCAAGGTTGAGAAGCGGCTGAGTGACCTTTGCCGGAACGTCCTCGACAAAGATATTCTGACCCTTCAGACGGATGTACGGAACTCGCTTGCAGCGTTTCTTCGGCATGACGCGAATGTGGTCACGGAGCTTTTCGATGTAATCCATAGCAATGAGATATACACGCTCCTTGTTGAAGTAGAGGTTACGCTGGGCGAAATTCTCAGCGTCACCACGGGTTTCCATCTTCGACTGAGCCAACAGTTCCTCCACGATCATCTTCCACTGGTAGGCATAGCCCTTGTTCTGGAGTGCTTGGAGGAAGTTGCCATCAGCAAGCATGTGGAAGACCTGTGCCATCACCCAGCGACGGAACAGCTGAGGATTGCGAACCGTTCCGCCTCCGAGAATAGAGGCGAAGATTGGGTCGTCATCAGGAACGACGGTGAGTTGTCCGTTGGTCAGACGGGCTACGATTTCTTGACCGGTGGCACCCTTCATGCTGAAAAGGTTGTCCACGTTCACACCGGCTTTGCGGAGTGCTTCGATTTTAGCTTCTGCTTTCATATCCTTACGATTGGGTTTTGATTGACCTACGACGGTCGGGTGAATTGTTCCGAGATTACTGTCAGCGCCAATTACTACGCCAACTGCTACATGGGTTGTTTCCGGGATTGCGAACTCTGCGCCACATTTAGGGCATACGATTTTAGTCTTGCTCATTGTTATAAGATTTATTTGTTGTTATTAATTTGTTTATCCTTGTTGTTTTCAATCCATTTCTTCAGGATGATAAGAGATGGATGTGTACTTGATTGCCAGAACCATAATCCGCTGGCAAAACTATTCCAATCTAACGCGCTTTGAATTAGTTGGCAGAGTATGAAAAGCTCCAACTCTACCTGCGCTTCCTCACGACGAATACCGTATAGCATATCCTCGTCAGCAAGCTTCTTCTCTGGGAGGGCTCGGAAATAGCTGCGAGTCTTCTGCTCACTGCGCTGAGAAGGTACGCTGTGATAGAAGCGTTCATACAACCTCTCAATCTCTTTCAGAGGTTCATTAGACGGAGCGCATCCGAGATTGCCCTCATACTTTCCGTCTTTGATGACATATCTGCCATCAACTCTCAGGCTTCGATGCTCGAAACTAACTGAGAAGCGAGCGCCTTTAGCGACGCGACCAAGTGTTTCCTTATAGATGTTACTCATATAAATTAAAATTGTGCAACTCAAGTCAGTGACGTATAGCTTTATTCAAACTGATCGGGTCAGGTTTGTTGCCTCCTGAGCTTGGACTGTGTGTCTCAAGCTCGGAGGTCATACAAGTCCTGAGTAAGTGAATTTTTGACTCCTTGTTGCGAAATGTTACGTTACATATCCACGTCCTCATCAGCGTGGCGCATTACTGTAATCACCATGATTAAGGAGCTGGTGATTGAAGGCGGGCGCCTGCAAGTAGGCAAGGCGCCCGCCTCTCTTTGAACCAGCTACGATGAAGTGGCTGACCTCGGACGAAACCTTTGCGCTTAGTAATGTATAGCTATCAAACTCACGATGCGTTGCTTTACAGGGGCGATTTGAAACAGTATTGGCTTCCTGGGCACCGGCGTGAAGCGGGTGACAACCGGAAGCACGCCGGTTCCCAGCGATGATTAAATACTGTTCACAATAAATTTGAGTTTCTTTAGCTACGGGCTGACGCATTTCAGTGATGATGTGGATGGCGTTGTATGTATCTGCATCAAGGCGATAATAAAGAGTAAGAGCCTTGTACGCGACGATCGAGGTGTTGATCGTCGCGAACAGGTTAACGTCCTCTTTAATTAAAGTTGCCATCATCATTCATCGACCGCATACACGGTTGTTCAAAATTGTTAGCTGAGTGATTATCCGTATGTTGCTATATCACGTTGATCCGATTGCGGATATGTGACGTTGAGACTGTCCAGCCTGGACGTCGAAAACGTCATCCCAGCCGCATAAGGTGAATGTGACAATCGTTCAACTAACTGCTGCATACCCAGCTTATTGATTGGCGTATAGAGTGCCATGTTTCTGTACCGTTTTGATGTGAGTCATCAGTGGATACGGGTACCTGGAAGGCTTGATATTGGCATGTAAGGTACCCGTATAAACCGATGAATCCTGAAATATTCTATTCTTCCAATCAAACCCGCATGTCCGGGTTTTCCAGTAGAAGTCATATCGCATTGTATGTTTCTATATCAATTTGATGTAAACTCGAATTGCCAGATCGGTGAAGCACTGGGACAGATAGTCAGCCGTCCCAGGGCTCTCACCGATCTGGTTAAGACTCGATGTTACTGAATTGTGCAATCATTCTTCTACTCCTTCATACTAAGGTTTCGGGAATTACAACGACTCTACCAAAGTTAAGTACGCTTCACGATTAGTAACCATAGCGTTCTGCATACAACTGATAGTGAGATAGCCCTCGATTTCTTGCGGAGTTTTCTCGCGGTTAGCCTTCACATTGCGACCGAGGCCACGCTGGATACAACCGCCAGACTTGCTTGCTACATAGCCGAGACCGCCAATCTTCGTCTTACCGGTCATCACTGCCCTCAAGCAATCCATCACAAACTTATCCAGTTCGTGAATATCACTTTTGACGTTGCATATCGGTAAAATCTGAGTAGCCCAACTAAACTCACCATCGCCTTTGTAGAGATAACGGTTCACTGCATTGACAGCCTTACGTAGAGTTACGTCAGGCTTGCGAATTGTCCGGGATAAAATTTCCTTCTGGAAGGTTTTGAGACGAGTGCTACTGAGTGATATGTCAGAGCCTTTGATTGAATATCCCAGAAATTTAAACCAGTGAGTCGGTGTGAGATATTCAACTTTCTTCGGATTTAGTGACATGTTCATTTGTTCAAGCTCAGCCCTCAAAATGAACATTGCCTCCTCGTAATCCGGTCCGACAAACAGCATGTCGTCGGAGTAGCGTATATACTCACCGTTCAGCTCGTCTATCCTTGAATCAATGTGGTAGAGGAGCACGTCAGCGAGCCAGGAAGCAACGGCACAACCCTGCTTTAGTGATTGGTAAGCCTCATGCAGTTCTCCGTCCGGCGAGAAGTACCAATCACTGTTGTAATACTTTCTCAGAACGTCGATTAACGCAGAATGTCCATATTTGTTTTCAACCTTATGGAACGCTTGCTCAATGAAGCAGAGAGGAACGCTGTCGAAGTATTTGCTGAGGTCCGACTTCCAGCCGATAACCTCATCCTTCGCTTTGCAAATCTCTTTGGAAATCTCCTTCACAATTTTTCCACAGCCCATACCTTTTTGATAAGAGCGGCATTTCGGATGAACCATCTCAGGCATCAACTCAAACAGCAGGTCGTTAGCGATACTGAGAAGTACGCGGTCAATCGGCTCGTTGATATAGACGGTTCGGAAATCGCCGTTGTCCTTGGGGATTTGAGCGGTGTGCGGCGGCGCTATTTGATAGCGACCATCGCGAATAGCCTCATACATCTCAAGCCTCACTTCAGGCTTAGTGAGCTGGTAGAGGTCTCGTTTCGGGATGTGCTTTCCAACGCCTTTCTCGATGGCATATTCCCAGCGAGGAAGCTCGAAAAACTTTTCTAATATTATGTCGCTCATATTAATACATTCTAATTAAAACCATCGAAGAACTTTTGGTGTTTCCCAGTAAAAGCTGCAACCTGGACAAGCTCTCTGAATAATTGAAAGAACTTTGTCGCGGATCGAGCTCTGGAAAATTCGTAGTTGATTGCGCTTCAAGGTAAAATCCTTGCCACGCTTCATTCCATTAAGAGTGAGCACCGCTTGAATAGCCTTGTGACTTTCTACGGGCTGATTTTCGTTTATTGATGTCATTAATTTTCCCTGATTTGAAAAGAAGTTGTTTACGCTGTCGGTACTCTCTCTTCTTCTCAGCCCAGTAAGCAGGAGACCGCTTCTTAGGTATGCTCCTAACTGGAGGATGAGCAATGTTTTGAATCGTCCATTTGCTACAATGAAACATTGCAGCCAGTTGACGATAGCTGTATCCCTCGGAAATCAATATCTTGATTGCGCTTACCGAGTCTTGGCTGAGCTTTCTTCGTTTATCATATCGAGTGCCGGCAATTAATATTTTCTCACTTTTGTATGGCATTTATGAGTTCGGTTTGTTCCCCATCAAGTCCACTGCCAGACCATTGGGGCATCTCTCGTCAAACCAATGCCAAATGCTATATCGGTCAGTTCCTTTCTCGAAGAATAGAAAATCTTCTTCAATACATTCATCCTTGTCAATCGGAACATCTTCCAGCAACTCCCACATTTCAGGCAACGTCATCAGCTTAACGTGACTGTTACATGAATTGCAGTAATTGTTGTCTTCATCGTAGAAAGAGCCTACATACTCCTCTATTTCTCCGGTTGCATCGTTAACCCAAGCCAATGAACTTACATTACTTGAGCCGCATTGAGGGCAGTAACGAGTAAATAAGAATTTGTCCATTATCATTTGCATTTAACGCCGGGGCAGAAAACTGCCCCGGCAGGAAGATTAAAGATTAAACCTTACATGCTACAGCAGGGCGAACAACGTAAGTGTTGTACTTGTTGTAGTAGCCGCCGCTATAACCATTGCCGAAATTGACGTACCACGAGTTGTAGGATGAGTTCTCGGTGGATGACCAATGGTATTCCTTGCGAAGAGGAGAACCACCTACCGCTTCCAGTGCGGCATTGACAGCTTTGACATTTAGGAGAATGAGATATAATTGGGCGAGGGATGGGATGTATTGATTAGGCTGGAGATCAATCTCTGGATTGAGCGCTTCACCGTAATCAGCGGTGTTATCTTCGCCTCTCCAGTCTGAGATAGCATCGAAGAAATCGCTGTGGAAGAACTCAGGCGTACCACATTCTTCAACGGTAGTAAGAGCTACTTCTTCACCATCGCAAGCATCGTGAAGCGCAACGGTAGCGATTTTGTCACCCATCCTGACAGCCACTCCGACCACAGAATCCTTAATAGCTTCCACGTTTTCAAGGACCGTCAGTGAGCCATTGTTGAGTACGTAATAAACACCGTCAGTGTTGTTGAGCTGAGAGGGAGCCACTTGAGAAACGGGTGTCTTACCATTGCCTATAATAAAATCAAAGCACTCTTTTGCTTTGGCGACATCATAATTGAGTCGTTCTACGAGTGTAGCCCTGAAAGACTGCACCGGATTAAGTTTTATTTCCATTGTTGTAATCAGTTTGATTGTTTATTTACGAATAGATTTGTTGTTCGTTTTAGGGGTGAAAAGATGTACACTTTAACACGGGATTATAAAAAAGACCGAGCGTTTCCACTCGGTCTTCCAAACCTCAGAAAATGTACTTATCACTCTTCAAACTCTATTTGGTAAAGAGCATAGTCTTCAACATCAGAAGCGTTAACATATTGCTCAAGAACATCTTGCACGTCCTCGAATGTCTTAGCTCCTTTGATTCCGGTGGCACGCTCAACCGCTTTGATGAGTTCTTTCAGCGATGAATAATAATTTCCATCATCGCCGTCAAATCCTTCCATATAGAAGTAGTAGCGTTCATCGAAATACACACTGTTAACATCGTTAGTCACCCAATACTCACACCCGAACTCCTCAGATATGTAGTAAAGCTTCACACCTGGGAATTTCTCTTCAATCAGGTGTCTTGTTCCATCAGCCTCTGCCCATGCGGTTTCCGTAAAGAACGAGAGGTGAGTTTCGTCGTCACGAGTCACTTCGGTATAATATCCTCGGCATCGCACCTCATTGTAGTCTCCACCAAGAGCGGCTACGATATTGCCAAGCCAATTAGCACCGAAATCGTTTTCTATTAGCCCTGAGCCCGGCATTGCATCCAAGCACACCATCATATCTTCCAGTCGCTGTATTTGTTCTTTCGGGCCTTCAGCGACGTATGATGAAAAACACCAATTAGGCATCGTCTTCAGTATTTAAGCGTTCAAGTCCAACATATTCACAAGTATAGATGAGGGAGAGACGGAAATCGTCGTAGTCCAAGTGCTTTCCCAGAGCGTTAGCTACATGCTTCAACTCTTCATCTGAGATGTTTGAATTAAAGCCGACAGCTTCAATGTCATCACGGGTTAAGTACTTCACAGGAACACCGTCTTCAGTCTCGGAAACATCTTTAACATCGTCCGTTTCCGGAATTAAACTGGTGATGAAACTGATGTGGCTAAACTCAACCGAATCAAGCGATTGTTCATCAGCAGGAGTATCGCCAGATTTGCGGAAGCCGTATATCTCAGGGGTGCCATACTCATTGACTCTGACACGTGAGATATAATAATCTTCGCTTTCATCGTTGTAGCGGTTAGAACCGAGAATGATAGGAGCGTTTTCGTCTTCGTCATTCTCAAACCATTTATCTTCAGCGTCATCACTATCGCAGTCGATGAAGATAAATTCGCCGCCATGAGCATTTACGGCGGCAGCAAGCTCACGACGCTCCTGGGCGTCAAGCTCTTTGTATTTCTTGTATAAATCAGTACATTTCATTTGTTTGTAAATTTTGAGAGTAAACATCTGCCCAGATTTCGTAAATATCCGCACCCTTCATTTCACAAAGCTCTTGCGCTTCTTCCATGAGGCTATTGAAATAGTCACATTCTTCAGGGGCGAATACTGGGAAACCGGTGTTAAGGTCAACGTATTCTTCAAACGGGTCATCCGGGTGAGAATTTGTTTTTCGAGTGTATAGGAGATATTCAGCAAAATTCCGAACATCTCCTATGTTACGCATTTTAGTCGGGAACTTCGGGCTCATTCGTCTTGATAGGTTGTGTCGAGCTCCCACTCACCAGCCTCAAAAGAACTGAGAGGAATCTCGCGGTTTTTCATCATTTCTTCCACGATGTCTTCAGCCTCGTACTTGTCCTTGGCAATCACCTTTATGGAGCGCTGGAAGGTCCAGTAAATGTCCACGTTAAAAGATGACGGAGGCAGCGGGCTTTCATCAACAAAGCAGCCGTACCATTCTTTAAGCGTTTTCTCGTTGTCATAGTACTCGTGGCATAGCTCCAGATAAGCAGTTTCGCAATCGCGATCGTATTGAGCAGGATTAGCTTCGTCCTTTGTAACCGAAGCACAAGCCTTTTCCCAAAGATGATCTTCCTTGGCAAGCTCCTCAGTGTAAGAGTCCCAGAAACTTGTGAAAAAATCACATACAGCTTGCTCAGCGATGCCGAACTTGTTGTAATAATCGGAAACATACATGCTTCCGAGAACTATTTGTTGACGTAACGGCCAGAGATATTCTTCTTTTAGCCAGCCGTTTTCAAAATAATCAGCCGTTTTCATTGTTGTGCATACTTTAAGAGAGATTGATAAAATTCTTCACCAAGGGCATCCCAGCTAATCATTTGCTGGAGGCCCTCATCAAACGCTCCGATTTGACCGGCGAAATAATACGCTTGGTCACGGATTTCATCAGAGATTTGCAAGCGTCGTTGCTTGTTTGTCTCACGCTTGTAATCCTCAAGGAGATCAGAAATAGGAGTCTCGTATTCACCGCAAACGCAGCAAACATACTCCATTCCATTAATGCTGTCGTCTAACAGGTCAATCTGTTCCCCATTAGGCATTGTAACGATTGGTTTCATTCTAATCCTGGTATTTTAGGTAAGCTCCTTTCAAAGGCAATGCGGCGCTGTTCTGCATCGTAAGCCTCTGCATATTCAGACCACATTTCATTGTATTCATCCCAGTCAAGAACGATGAACTTCGGTCCCCAGCTCTTGTTGGGATTTTCATATCGGTGAGGGTGCTCATTTGCCCAGTCCGTATAGACTTTGCCATACTTCTGGTACACTTCCCATTCAGCCTTAGCGTCATCGCTTTCAGGGCGTGGATAGTGTAGGTCTGTCTCTGTGCTAACGTAGGAATAAATATCCCAGTTGAGCTGCTTGAGACATCCGGGGCAAACAGCGTTAGCGAGGTAGCCAATCATGCAGGAAATATAGCGGTCATCGTCCTCTTTCTCCAGCATGTTGTCGCACCATTCTTCCATGTCATTCGTCATAAACGAAATGAAGCCGTCATAGCTGGTGTGATTACGACGAATCGTTTCGGCTACGGCATCGTGATAACGAGGGTTGTTTGCCAGGCTTATCAATCGCTTAGCAAACGCTTTGTAGTCACCTATTTCCACCTTGCAATAGATTTCGTCAGTGGAATAGTTATAGTACTGAGGAGAGCGTAATCTCCAGCTTACCAACTTCATGTCGGTGTCAAGCACTTCATTGAGCATGTCAATGTATTGATGAGCGTAAATTTTCGTAACCTCGTCACGATAGTCTTCATCAAAGCCCCAATCATCAAGGAACTGGAGGCTTTCAAAATCTTCGTGCTCACCATATTGTTGCTCGTGAATCTCTGTGTATTCATTTTCGCCTTGGTCCCAGATACCTTGGTAAAATCCGGTAAAGCCAAGCGCTTCAAGTTCAATAGTCATAGCAGTACGATTAAAAGGTTTCAGGAAAAAGGTCTCTTGCGATATTGTAGCCAAGCTCCTCATAACAGAGCCAGCACATAAAGGTGTAGTGGGGAGCGCCTGTGCGGTTCTTAATAGGCTCGCCCATGCCGTCCTCTAACTGTGACTTGTATTCTTCCATATCGTCGATATGCTTGATATAGATTTCTTTACAGTCAGCGTTGTAGATGAGGATGCCAATCATGCCGGATTGACAACCGTTCTGGAGGTCTTCAAAGAAGCCAAGCGGGTTGCTGTACCCGGCAGCGTGATAAGCCATGTCTTTCACGAACTCCTCAGCAAAGCTGGGCATTTCGCCGGAAGGACCGGCATACCATCCCGCGTTTTCCATGAACATCTGCTCAAGGAAATCTTCAGTGGAAGCAGCACTGTAATCTGAGGTGCTGTCGTATCCAAAGAAGATGCTGTAAATCTGGTTGGCATCGTCTTGCAGACCGAGCCATTCACGGCAAGTTTGTGCTTCGCAATCCTCAGTGATTCCGATGTAGTCATCTACCGTTTCTTCTTCGCCAATGAACTCATTTTCCATGATTCTTTTGGCGGTTTCTTCCGTGGTATTGTCGAGAAAGTTGTTCCACCACGATAGAACAAATTCATCAAATGTCGTCATATTTCTGAGAGTTTGATAGATTATGAAAATTACAACTTGTACAGAGCATCTGATAGGGTTTCCATCATTTGTTCGCACTCTTCCATATCATCAAGAATATCTCTCAGACGGTAGGGAGCGCCATTTTTACCATGTCCAAATGAGTCAACCCACAGCAGCGCTTCTTCATCAGGGTCATAGCCGTCAACGTAGCGTTCAACGGCCTCAGCGTAGTCACTTACATCAGCGTCAAGTGGAACAGTGATGTCAAATGAGAAGTCCTGTCCTAACGAGGAAAACTGAGAAAATGTCACGTCTATTCCACGGTAGGACTCGTAAGTTTGCACGGACCAACCAAGTCCTTCAGCGGTTTCAATAACCTGCTTGAGCGTTTCGTCAGCTTCCATGTTGGTCCATCATTAATTCACGGAAATCTTCCTTAGAAGGAATTTCTCCGTCGGTTTCATACTCGCCTCGATCATCTTCAAAAAGAGCGTCGTAGATGTCTTGGTCATCCGTCTGCTGAACGAGGTAATCATAAGCCTGTTTCCATCGGGGCTCCGGATAATTTTCGTCCGGTTCGTCAAGCTCCAATCCAAATAGGTTTTCTGAGATGTTTTCCATAAGTGCTTGAGCGTCCTCCTGCTCATCTCCTGGCAGTTGACACTTAGCATACAAGCCACTTAGGAAACCTTGGAACCAGTCAGCGCAATAGTCAACCAGTTCGTCATCGTCGATATAGCCCTCGGCTCGTTTCTTGTCCATATCTTCCTCGCTGTCATAGCCAAGCATCTCAGCGATATGGTCAAAATCGAACCAAAATAGGTCGTTTAGTTCACCGTCGGACATGCCGTCGGGATATTCCATCTCAAGCTCGCTTTCGATTATATCCCAATCGTCATTCGTTAGGACTTCAATCCTATCTCTCGCACCACTCCAGAATTGGAAGTTGCGGATTTCAATGTCTTCGTATATTCGCATGATTTTACTTTTTTAATTCGTACACTTTTCCCACCACCTTAACCGTTGAACGGACTTCAGAAAGGAACTGGGAATCATCGTTGAAGTAGAGCATAGGCTCAATCTCGTTTTGATGCTTGAGCCATAGTCCCATGTTGTACTTGCGTAGGATTTCGCGGATTTCGTTTGCAGCCGCTTTCTTCATGGCTTTCTTGCGTTCACGGAGATTTGTGATAGCGTCCATTGTACATTCGCACTCCAGCTTTGAGCGTCCCGGAGGATTATTCAACTGGTAAATCGTTGAGCCATCATCGCTTGTAAATCGCAAATCGCTGATGAAAACGTTGGGCTGCTTGTCGGTATTAAAGTAGTTCTCACGATGAATGATGAGGTCGCCCGTTTTCTTATCAAAAACGTCGATATAAGCGTGATATATCTTACTCATAAGGCATTAGTTTTGGATAGTCAGATACTTCAAGGTATTCGCCATGAAACTCAACGCCGGTACACAGACTCCACTGGCAGTTGTTGAACTCAATGTCGAACTTCTCACAAATTACTTCAGCAAGATACACTTCGTAATCATTCTCAAATTGCTCAGCGATTACTTGCTTAATTGCCGGCGTGATTTCCACGATGATTGGGAAGCCATCGCCAGTCAGGATGATAAAGTATTCTCGCGGTTCCATAGTCAAGCTTCATAAGTTTCATATCGAACCGTAAGGGTCACGGTATCAATGTCGGTGTGATAGAAAAGCTCGCGATCGAGCTTGATGTTATACAGATTAGCACCGGTTACGTGAGCGCCCCACTTCGCCAGTTCATCTACAAGCTCTTTGCGTTTAGCATTATAACTCCAGTGGTCAAACCAACGAAATACGCTTTGGCACTGAACCGTCACGGGACCATTGGAAAGGTCAATCTCAGGGTGTTGCAGCTGAGCCATAGAGCTGCCACATTTACGGGTGTACTTCAGTGAGTTCGCACGAATAATCAAGTTGTCGGCGCTTCTGAATACATAACTGCGGTCTTCACGGGCTGGGCGGCTGTGTACTGTGTCTTCAACCTCCCAAATAATGCGGATATATTTTTTCATCGCTTACAATAATTAAAAAGACGGAGCTGTGGTCTGAGATGTGCCACAAAAACAGAGAACAATAACAATATCAAGAACCACACAACGGCACAAGAACAAGAACAGGGCTCCAGAATCAACCTTCTCAGCCAACGTTTTCGCCATCGTGTGCGATGTTTGTTAATATTGATTTCTATTTTTAATGGTTAGACACTCTCAGACTCACACTCACAAAAGTTTCATGCAGGCAATCAGTCTTTTGTTACTCGCGTCTATTATTTCTTACCTAAAGCTGAAACTATCTCATAAATCCCCTTCAGCTCATTGGGGATTGCAATACGGAGCTGGCGCAGATTATTTAAGTGCCCCAGTTTCGCCTCCTCTACAAGACCGGTTAACTCGGTCATCTTCTGGCGGTACTCAGCCATCGCCTTGTTGTACTCCTTCACCTTGCTGTCGTTGTCTTCTATAACGGCAATGCTAACCTTGTGAAGGTATCCGTTAAGCTCTGCCTGGACTGAGCGGTGAGCCTGTTGCAGCTCGTAGAAAACTTTCTCAGTCTCCGCGCTTTCGACGGTTGGAGTGTAGTGGTAGATGAGGGTGTCACGACCGTTGCCCTTAACCTCAGTGGGGTTAGACGCTTTGTTGAACGCATCTTTACGGGCATCGGCAAATGTACCGTCCGGGTGAATATACTTGCCTATCACTGAGGCGTATGACTGGAGCGACAAGATTTTGTTGCGCTCTTTGATAGGCAGAGATTCGATGTACTCGTCCTCGGTGATAGTTCTCTTACGGACGGGCTGCTCAGGAACGGTATAGCCCAATAGCTGAGCGTATTCCTCGAACTGTAAGCCTTCCACACGTTTCATCTCAGCGGCGTGCGCTTTGATAGCCTCTCGCAACCAAGCGATGAGGGCGTGCGCTTCGGCAATCTGATTGAGGTTAGCCGGGATAGACTCAAGCTGGCTCTTTTGCCAACCTGTGTGAATTGTCTGGGTATCGGGGTTGCCGATGATTGAAAGCTCTGTTGAATAGAAGCTTACACTCTCCAATACTTGCTCGTTGGATTTAACGAACTCCTTTGCAAGATTGGCAATATGATTTGCGGATGTCAAGGTCAAGCCTTGCTCAGAAAAGAATGATGTAGTCATTTTCTTCAGTTTGTTGTTGAGGTTGTTTGTTACGAATAGAAAATCTCGGTGTCCAAAGATGTACACTTTGAGCCACTTTAACTTTTGTTAATTACATCAGGCCATTCCACCAATTTTCGCAAGCGGCTTCCTCGGCACGCTTTTTAGCCTGTTTCTCAAGAGAGTAGTCAATCTCAGCTTTCGCCTCGCTGACAAGTTCTTCAATTCCTTCTTGACCGTAGAAACCACCGCAGGAATCAATGATTTCCTCCAGCGTTTCATCTTCGTCAAGCTCGTCTTCATCTATGGAAATGTTATACCAATAGACGTCTCCGTGATAGTATTGGTTGAGTAGGTCGATTTCGCCTTGCAGCCATGACTCAACTTGTTCACGGCGCTCCTTTGTCAACAGCTTCCAGTTCTGCTGTTTCTTCACTTCTTCAACCGACACGGCGATGATGCCAAACCATCCCGAATCCCAGGGGTCTCCAAAAGGAGTAGTGCTTACTGCCTGACCTGAGTGGTCATACAGATAGATGTTCAAAGCGACGTAATCTTTCAGGAACGACTCTTTGAACTTTCCAAGCTTGTGGTCGAATACTTCGTTGATGTCGAAGTTCGAGTCAAAATCTTTTTCGGGCTGATACCGGCGGTGTGCGGTGTAGATTGTGCCCAGGTTGTCCCAATCACGAGGGCTGTCAGCGTCTTCATCGTAATAGACGTTGATGTTGTAGCCACGGTAGGGTATTGTATCACGTTTCATTTGTCTTACAATTTAGAGTTTTATTGAGTGGTGTTCGGAGAGATAAAAAGAGCTACGCAACCACTGAGGATTGCGTAGCCTATCAAACTCCAAACTGAAATAATATCTTATCGCTCGTTTTCATCGTCGGGGAAGAGGAACATAAAGCCTTTCGGATTACCCTCACGAAAAACGGCAATCATCAGCGTTTCCCCAGTTTTTGCATCTGCGACTTCCATGAACTGAGCTTCTTTCTCTGCTAAGGCACATGCAGCTGCTTGACGGAGGTGCATCGGATTGCAATATGCCTCAAACTCGCCCTTCTCAGAACGAAATTTGTACTTAGTTTTCCACATAGCTTACAAGATTAAGTGTGAGTTGACCATCCGTAGCAAGGCTCGATCTGGACGGAAAAATTCTGTTGATACCCGGTTTCAGGCCAACCGTGAAACACGATTGCGCCGGCGAGTCTATCATCGCCATTGATACGCTCCACAAAGCTAAATTCATGCCATGCAGAGTTCCAATAAACGTCGATGTAGTGGTTCTTAGCTCGTTGCTGATAGCGCTTGAACCCTTTGAGACACTGGAACAACGAGTCATTGTTGTGTTGACGGCACTCCTCGATAAGTCCCTTCAGCTCTGAGAAGGTGATGCCGTGGAGCTTAACGGTCATTTTGGGTTTCGGAAGCGGACCGTTCAGCTTGATCCACTCGCTGACCGTCGGGATAACGTAGTTCTTTATCGCGTTTAGACCGTTCTCTCGTGTGATGGGCTGGATGTCATCTTCAGTGATGAGGAACACCTTATCTTTGGCGAAGTTCGGGCTTGTCAGATAGAACGTCATATAGTCATCTCCGTTGGCATAAGCGTAACGAGCATACTCGTTGCCAAAGAAGATGTCGTGGTAGTCACCAACATTGATGAGGTGAGTGTGGGTCTTGCCGACAATCCAGATAACCGGAAAGATTATGCCGGTGCTTTCAATACGCGGTTTATCGTACTTGAAGAAATCGCTTTGGAAACTCGTCATGGTTTCATTTACGATTTCGGTCATGCGTTCAATAATTGCTTCTCTCATGGCTTCAAAAATTAAATGCTTCAATACTTTGGATTTTACACTGAACCGCCTGGAGTTCTTCAAGGCGACCGGCGAGTTCTGCAACTCTGCCACCCCAGGATTCATGCTTAGTTTTACGGAACGATTCTCTTGCGCTTTCGAGTTGTTTCTCTACACGGTCGATACGACCTTGTACGTAGGCTGCTAACTGTTTCATATTGCTGGCGCTTTAGAGATTAGAACGAGGGGTAAGCTGAGTGTTCGATGTCGAGCGCTGCCTGTATCTTGGCGACACGGCGGCTATGCCACTTGAGGTAGGCACGTGTTTCGATGTTGAAATAGCGCTTGAGGATGAAGCGACTAACCTTTAGCCACATACGACGGGCTAAACGGATTGCGATTGCGATGATGCTGACGATGAGCATCAGTGTGGCTTCGATGAAGCCCAAAATAATTTCTTTCATTTCAGTGGGAGTTTTGATTGTTGTTTGATTTATTTTTCGGAGTTTGCGCTTGAATAAGCCATTTCAAATTCAGGGTCGGACATGAACGAGAACACTTCCAGACTATCATCGGAAAGTTCTTCATTACGTACCAAAGAACCAACGAGTTCCGAGCCACGTTTAATGCTTTCAATCACGCGCTTATAGGTTTCAAGGTCAACGCAGATTTCTACGTCGAACATGTTTGCGTCGGGGTCATCATAGACGATGCAATAGGCATCATCATATTCGTACTCCTCAGTGACATACTCAGAGCTGAAGAACATACCCGATAGGGGCTTGCCTTCTTCTACAAATTCATTGTCTTCCTCCTCGATTACAACATAGTCCTGAGTATCTTCAGGAGCATTGTAAGAGGCATAGATGAATTGCGCCCCCAAAACTATCGTAATGAGAGCGCTTACGGCGAACAGTTTTTTCATTGTCTTGCTTTGCTTTGATTTACATAGTTGATGTACTCGCTTCCATTGCATGAAGCAACTCTAACGGCGGTGTGAGGACGACCGCAAATGATGAAAACTTTTCTTCTCATTTTGTCTGAATTTTTATGATTAAACTTTGTCAACGGAAAGCCCCTTGTCGGTCATGCTTACCATGAAGCCCGCTTTCACGAGGCGTTGTATGACGGTTGAATTACTCTTGTGGATGAGGATAGGATAAGTGTGCATATAATTGTTATCCACCGGAACATTAAATGACACTGTGATAGCGTAGTTATTCGTCAGAATCTCCAGCGCTTTAGCAAAATTCTCTGGTGACATTTGCGTATGATTTATAAGTAAAAGAACTGCTTGTTATTGTCTTGGTCGTAAGCTCCACCGCAAACAAAGATGCCCATAGCGGCGAGGGCGTCACGAAACTGCACGGAAAGTTCCGCGTCTATGGCGCAAGCGTTATTTCTCTGAAGCTCGGCAATCGCGCTTGCAAGTTTGCCTAATATTTCACTTGTTTTCATTTTCGTTGGGGTATAAAAATAGCCGCATCCAGATTGCTCCAGATGCGGCTTTCAACATTATGACTAATTGCTTACATCGCTTTCAATATCTTTGACGCTACGGAAACGACCTTTGTTTCATAGTCGATACGCTCTTGCTTAATGCGTTGCGCCCTTGCCTCCTCGAAGCTGATGCGCATACGCCCGCCCTTTTTGCTGCGGATAGGTTTAGCAAGCTCGTAAAACTCACGTTCTTTATCGCGTTTACGACGCTCCACGAGCAATTCCGCACGTGATAGCTGGGTGTCGTACTTGCGATTATCCACTTGAGGCATGAACACGTTGTAGGTATATTTCCAGTTTTCCCAATCCACTTGCCAAGCCTCACCATCGGCGAAACAAACCACTGAGTAACCGCGCTTTAGCATTTCTCCCATGTGTTGCATCCAACGCTTGTCACGTATAATGGACGCGATTTCACACTCACGCTTGCCCTTGAGGAACACGACCACATCGGGCGATTGTGCGAGTGCATTGTCAAGTTGCTCCCAGAAGTGCTTGCCAAGTTGTTGCCCAAGTGCGGCGGCAATATCGTAGAGCAATTCCCACGCTTTTTCGCTAACGTGGGCAGCGTATATCTGCGCATCTGTCTGAGCGGTTGCAACCGCTTTGAGTGCGTCTATCTGTTTTGCTGAAAGAAAATTTCCAAGTTCCATTTTTTCTGAGGTTGACCGGCTCCTTGCGACCGGGGGAAAATTTTTGACCTTTGCGCGTTTTGTCTTGTGGCGACGCAACGCAATGTGTATATGTGGGCACGTATGTATCGTGCGATTGAGTGGACGCGAGTGTTAAGGTGGACGCGATACGTAACGTGGACACGTACATTATGCGTGTGGGTGCGCTCGTGTAATACAAGCGAGCCACCCACCCCACAGAGGGGCGAGTGGCTCGGAAGTGCGTATGTTGGTGAGTTAGAGTGCTGCGAGTTTTGCGGTGTACTCGTCAATCTCGCCTTGCAGTGCGCCGATGTGTTCTTGCGCCATCCTGATGCGTTCACCCCAAAGGTTGAACCGCACGTTGTCGGGTTGCTCGGCTCTGAGCGTGTTCATTCTCTCAATCAAACTCTTGTCGGCAGCGATGCAACCGCGAACTTTGCGAATTGCATCTTCAAGCAGCAGTCGGAGCTGTTCTGCTTGTGCGTATTGCTCAAGCTTGAGTGCTTGCAAGAGCGAGTATGCGGTGGCAGGTGATATGTACCTCATGCCTGTGCTCCTTCCTCGTCGCTTGTGACGTTGCCCTCGGTGGCGTCGAAGATATTCTTCGCGGACTTGAGTATGAGCGAGCGGAGCGTTGCTTGCTTGGCGATTGCCTTGGCGGTTGTTTTGAGCAGCTCGGTCAGCACCTCGCCCTCGGCTGCAAGCAGAGGCGACGTCTTGCGGACGTTGAGCGCCGTGTGCTTGAGCAACAAGCCATCGTCAACGACAAGCTCGTTTTTCATCACTCCGTCGGCATCGGTCTTGTACACCGCGCTACCTGAGAGCCAACGTGTGAATGTGCTCTTGGCGGTGAGTTTCGTGTCGATTTTCTCGCCGTTGACGGTGACGGTTGCGAACTCGGCAGCGAAGCCGTTACGCACTTTCCCGTCTGCAACCATGAGGGCGAGTAGCGGGAGCATCACGCTGTCCGCCTTGGTGCGACGTACACCGGTGACAGCCATGAACTCGATTGCGTCAACGAGTTCGCCGTTGATGCGTTTGCGACAGTTACGCAGGAGCACCGCAGCGTTTGCGGGCATGTTGGCGTTTGTGTGTTCGCCAGCGACCATGTAGTCACCGAAGGTTACGTTGAACACGATTGCGTTGCTGTTTGCGTTGTTGGTTTTGTTGGTCTTAGCCATAATGTTTTCGGCTCGGTCCTTGTGCCTATGTGTAGCCCACACACCGCCTTCCGTGTGTCGGGTATTAAAAATTACGCTTGACTCTGCCTCGACTTGCTACAAAAGTCGGTACTCTCGCCTTGTCACGAGCGAGCATAGGTAGTGCCTATGTTCGGGGGCATTAAGCGTGTCAGCATGATATGCAGTTTGGCTCTGTTACCCTATGCGTACTCGCAACGTCAGACGTTGTTTTCGGCTACTCTCCGAGAGCCATCTTGTGCTCACGACACACGCCATACGGCTCATGTGTCGCTTGTCGCATACCAATCATGTCAAAGTGCTCGTTGTCGCCATTGCCTCGGCTCGCAACCTCAGCGGCGACATTTGCAATATATGTGCAATTCGCTGTTTGTCAAGCTTTTGCCGAAACTTTTTTCTGTTAAAAACAAGTTAAACAAGTTTAACTTTTTTCGTGGACACGGATACGCAAAAATGGTCACGCCCAGACTCGTGGACTGGGCACGCGACCGTGGGTACGCCCAATTTACGCGCCCATGCCCAGATGTCTGCACACCCACCATTCACGCAGGAAACGTGCGCCCACTCTTGCTACGTAGCCACGTCAAACGCGGGCGTCCAACATGTACGCAAATTGGGCGCCCAAAGAGGCTGCGATATTGGACGTGCACTCATGCGAACTGGGCATCCACGCTCGTACACGAATTGGTCGCCAACCATCGCCCACTCGCAGCATGTATCGGACGCCCAAACACGCGGCTGGACTTCCGCGATTACGAGCTGCCACAAAAATTTCTGGGCGTCCACGAAACTTTGGGCGAAGTTGCGCGTCCACAAAGTTTTCTGGGTGTCCGTGTAAGCCCACGAGGTTTTTGGATGCCCACACGCACGGATGCGCTCCCAGGAATCTTCCTGCACGTCCACATATACGTCCGGATACCCACGAAGTCTTCCTGGGCTGGCACGTATGCGTATGGACTCCCACGAAGACTTTGGGCGGTCACGCACATAGTTGGGCGTCCGCAAAGTTCTTGTGCGCAGCCACACGTAAGCCTGGGTGTACACGAAGTCTTCCTGCACGCCCACACAAGCGCATGGATCTCCACGCACAAGTCTGCACGCCCAGGAAGTCTTATGGGCGACCACACATATAGGTGCGCTCCCACGAAGAGTTCCTGGACGCTCACGCACATAGTTGCACGTCCACGAGGATTTTGTGCGCATCCACCTGTGAACATGGGCAGGCACGAGGACTTCCTGGGCGTCCATGTGAGTGTCGTGGGCGCTCATCCTCAGCGTCATGGGCTACCACACGCTCGTCATGGGCCCCCAAACATGTGGTAAAATTCTCGCGTTTTGGACGACCATAGCGCAGGCTGGAGTCCCATGTGACGCCTCATGGACTCCCACGTATATATCTGGAGCTCCACGCATGATTGTGTGAGCCTCCACGAAACCTTGTGCGCGTCCAATGTCGGCACTCCTTGCACGTCCACGATGTCTTGTGGGCACACACGAGGCTTTCCTGGGCGGTCACACGTTATAGGTGGACACGCACAAAGCTTCATGCACGACCACATAATCACACATGCACTCCCAGTCGCGAACAAATGGGCGACCATCACGCATTAATGTGGGCACGCACGAGGTTGTCGTGGTCAGCCACGCGCTATATCTGGGAGCGCACAAAGTCTTGTGGGCGTCAACGTATTGCAGGTGGTGGCGCACGAGACAACCGAGCCGACTCCTGGGTGTCCACATGCGCGATGTGAGCATCCACGCGAAGTCTTGCGCAACCACACGAAACCACCTGCGTATTGTGTGTGCCCATCATGTGTCACCTGCCAGCCCACGGAACGCATGTGGAGAGTCACGCGCATTTAGTGCATACCCACGTACTGAGGTGGCTGTCAACGTGTTGCGTCATGGTCACGCATGAGGCTTCATGGTCGCCCAAGTATGCGAGTGGAGTCACACGTTTAGCCGTGGATGCTCACGAGGTCTTGTGGCTGCGCACGAGGTTGGCGGTTGGGTCGGCATGAAACGTTGTGGGCGCTCAACCGCCGGCGCTTGCCTCGGCCTGGGCGCCCACGAAAAATTTGAAGCTTCACGCGGTTTGTTCTTGGGCTGCTGGAGGGGACTGGCTGCTCACGCGATTGTGCATGGGTGCGTATGTACGTATGTGCGCCGCCAGCAGGCACAGGTACGCTCAGGTGGCCACGTGTGCGTATGCGAGCGGCTGGGCATGAGCCAGCGTGTATGTGAGTGGGCCCGCCCGCGCGAAGTGGTGGACTCCCGCGCATATACGCGAGGGCGCGAGTGCGAGCGCATACGGAGGTGGGCGCTTATATGTGTGCGTGCGCATACGTACCTGCCTGCGTCTGCGTGTGTGAGCGCGAGGGCAGGCGTATGTGCGTACACGTATGCGAGTGTGTGAGCACGTGTGAGTGCGCATGAGGGCACGTGAGGGGCGTGCGCAAGTGTGTGAGGGCACATGGGGCGCTGGGTGAGCACGTTATGCGTTGGGTGCGCACGATGAGCAATCCTGCGCGTACATGGGCGTACACGAGGGGTCGGCAACAAAAAACCCCCACCCCAAAGGGGTGAGGGCGAGCGATGTTGGCTGTTGGCGAGGGGTTTATAGCTTCGCTATAACTGCCTCAACGAGCGACTTGGCTTGTTTTGGCTCGGCTTTGCCGACCTTGGCGTCATAGTCGAACTTAGACCAAAGGTCTAAGCAGACCTTGCGACCGACCTCTTCGAGGTTGTGCTCTTCGAGCACAGTGCCCTTGGAGTGCTTGATTGCCTTGCGGCTGCCGAAGGCAGCGATGAGCGAGTAGAAATACCCACGGATGTTCGGTTGCTGCTTTGCAGCAAGTCGGACGGACTTGCCGTCCTTGCCTGTCGTTTTGCCGAAGGCAAAGCCAGCGGTTGCGTCTTCGGGAAGGGCTTCGCCCTTGATTGCGAGGGCAAGCAGCGTTGCGGTGTGGTCGAAGACCACAGCCCACATTTCGCGGTTTTCAACTACCCTTTGGGTAGTTGCGCTCTTTGCGTTGGTTGCTGACTTGGGTTGGTTGCTAACTTCGTTAGCAGTTGCGGCGATGTTTGCGTTTTGTGCCATGATGCTGAAATTTTGAGTTTGCCGAAACCCGTCGGCGGCGGTTTGTCGATGTTGACGCTGCAAAGTTAGCCTCCCTCTGGCGGCGCAGGTGCAGGAAGGTTTTTAATACTTTTTTAACTTCGAAGAAGTTAAAACAAGTATCAAAAACCCGCAGGCGTCCGTGTGAGAGTTGCGCAGCCACACGCGCAATTTACAACCCCGCAGCCACGCACCCGATATAACAACCGCGCAATTTAACAATCGGGCGAGCTAAAATCGTGTGCGCTCAGGCGCAATTAGACAATCCCGCACTTGGGCGCACACCAGCGCACACTTGGGCAGGCTTGGGCGTATGTGGGCACGCACTCAGGCACACTTGGGCGCACCTGGGCATACGTGAGGGCGCACGCTTGCGTACATGGGCGTGTGTGCCGGCACACACGTAAGCATGTGGGCGCATACGGGCAGACACATGCGTAAGCGTGTACGGGCAGGCGACGCAAGTGGGCGAGCAGGCACATGAGCGTAGGCGTACACATCCGCGCACGCACAAGCATGTGGGCAGGCATGTGGGTGCGCTCACGAGAATATCCGTGCGCGATTGTTACCGCGCAGGTACATGACGCAAGCTCACACGCTGACGTGCAACCCGCGCAGGTCTTGCGCACACCACATTGCGCACAGGGCTAAGCCCCACGCACGATGTCACGAGCACACGTCAATGCGAGCGCAGGTCTTGCGCACACCACATTGCGCACAGGGCTAAGCCCCACGCACGATGTCACGAGCACACGTCAATGCGAGCGCAGGTCTTGCGCACA